ATACTGCTAGCTTTACTTAAAGAAAAAGAAAGCGTTGCAATTCAAATCCTAACTAACTTTGGGCTTAATATTGAACAAATAAGGAAAGAAACTTTAAGTTTGTTAGGATATTATGACAAAGATTACCAATTCGATCCTACCACCGATGAAAAAATTAAATCAGTAGTTATTGTAGAAAATGAAATGAAAGATATAATTGGTCGTTATGATACAAGTAATGACGAATTGTTCTTCAACCGCCCTCTTTCTGTTGAAGAAATACAGAGAATTATCAGCGTCCTTAGAAGGATACAAAATGACCAAAAAGATCGGTGACGCACCTGCTTAACCACCCGTAAATCTCGTTGGACCACCACGAACAGTCAACCATTTGTTTAGGTCACTAGCATAGAACGACATAAACCCGCCAGGAGTAAATGTCATTGGACCAGGCAATACTCCAAGTCGGTCCCACGGACAAGGACTGCCAGGTATAAACCAGGAAGGGTATACAAAATTAGAAAGCTTATTAGATTGATAGCTAATTTCACTAACAGGATCACACACTTCTACTATAAAAACTCCTGGCTCGCCCATAAATGTTACTGTTGGTCCGTATCTCCCGTTGGCAGTTGGCTGTGGGTCGGCAAGTATTTCTAATACTTCATGGTCTAACAAGAATATTGTTTTCTAAAAATTCAGGATTAAACGGAGCCGCTGGTTGCGCCAGCTTCCCGTTACAATGACAATATTGTAGTCCACGCTCAAGTAATGTTTGACTTCTACTAATTACCTGCCCTGTTCCAGTGAAAGACTGTTGAACTCTTACTTTATATCTACCAATACATACAACACACCCTGTTGTTGGCGTAATAGGCGTAATTGCTGCCAATCCTGCCGCCCGCAATGTCATTCTTAAGTATTTCTTGGCCGTAAATGGCTCTGGTGGAGGCGTTGGCTGACTTAATCCTGCCGCCCGTAGGGTCGCCCTTCTATATTTAGGTGCCGCAAACTTTTTTGGTCCAGGTGGAGCTTCCATTACCTCAAAATAAACCTGAGTAACTCTAATCTTTGGTGTTGATGGCGCAGGATCAACATTAAATACTTCTGCATACTGCTGAGTTATTCTTAAATCAGAAGGGTCTGCATACTTTATCCTTCTTATACTGATGCCCTTGGTGGTTGTATATTTGTTTATTGGCGTACAATGCATTATGGAATAATTGGTTTGACCCGTATTGTGGAACTGGTGAATATCACCGCGTAAACCATAAGTGCTTGGATAAGTGATTTTCATTAAGCCATCTGCACCACCGCCGCCGCCGCCAACACCAAATGTACTACCACCACCACCTGCGCCAGCACCTGGATAACCGCCTGGATTACCAGCAGTATTTGGAGCGCCACCAGCACCACCTAAACCACCACCTGGCGCAGAACCACCAGCGGCCCCACCAACTGGTGGCACCGAACCTGTCGTTCCATTAAACCCATCAATACCATCAAGTGTTACATTGCCAACACTGCTTGCAGCTAATCCACCAGTGCCAGCCGTACTACCAGTAGCACCAACACCGAAATCTGCTAGAACTTGACCGCTGTTAAAATCAGTTGCTGTGCCATCAACGCCATCGCCAGTACCACCAGTGCCAATTTGAATTGGATATATAGTAGCAGGTATTACATTTAGAAAAGATGCTGCATAAGCACCCGCTCCACCACCGCCGCCACCATTTTCGCCTGCACCGCCGTCTCCACCACCACCGCCACCAGAAACACATTCAACATATATTTCTGTAACTTTAACAGGGATTATCCAGCTTGTAGTTTCAGTGAAAGTAGCTTGAACCACTCTTCCACAGAATGGAGGAATTGGGGGTACTTCTGGAATAAATGCAGTTGCTAATGCAGCAGCATAATAAGTGTATTTTGTATACAATGGTGCCGTAAATGGTACAAGAGGAATTGGCGATTCAAGAGGCAACTTCCTTCTCATACCGATGCCTTTGGTCGTAGTCCATCTATTAAGCGGCTGACAATGCAGTATGCTTAAATTGGTTTGACCAGTAGTATGAGTCTGATGAGCAAACATATTATAAACCTATTTACGAACAAGGAATCTTTAATCCGAAAAGATTACCCCAGCTAATGCTTACAAAAGCCCCACCGCCAGCGCCAGGAGTGCCACCTGGACCTACGCTTCCACCGCCTCCACCACCGCCTCCACCGCCATAATTACTGCCAGGATCACCGCTTCCCCCAGCACCAGAGTTGGAAGCAGCACCAGTACCGCCGCCGCCGCCTACACCATTATAAGAGTTACCCCCTTGACCACCAGAGCCGCCATCGCCAAATCCAGCATCAAAACAACCACCTGGGTTTCCTAAATTACCATACCAACCTGGATAACCATAGAAAACAAAATCACCTGTTGCTGTACCGCCTATTTGACCACTACTTGCCTGAAGAATAGGACCAGTGCCAAATTCAGTTACAACTCCAATATAAATGTTTACAGGATAAACTTGACCTGGAATTACATTTATAATAGACGCTGCATAGCCACCACCTCCACCGCCATCGCCACCAGTTCCACCAGGACATGGAAAACTGTCACCCGCAATGCCACCATCAAAACCATTTCCACCATCTGCTTGACATTCAACTAATATCTGACAAACGCCTTCAGGCACGGTCCAAGTTGTGTTTAAATCTCCACCACCAGTTGGAACATCAAAGCTTACTGTTGGCATATTTCTAGTTCTGACACAAGGTAATGATAATCCAGGCGGAAGTGGAGGAAGTAATAAAGCAGCACCAAGAATATACTTCCTTCTCATGCCAATACCTTTAGTGGCTGTAAATTGATTTAATGGAAGATCGTGTGGTATTGTATTAGTTGTTGGACCTGTATTAATGAATTGATGGAAATTAAGCGCATACCCATAACCTGGGCCGATCTTAACTATACGGGGCTTTGTATTAATGTTGACAGGAAGTATAAAGCTTATTGTTTCAGGATTGTAACCATTTTTGAGGTACAATGTAGGAGTCATCCCAGCTTTCCAAGCTAACCCATAAGGGGTATTGGTAGGCAAGGACATCACCCCCGTCAAAACGCCGCTAGTGGTGTTAATTGTATTTAGTTCGAAGTCAGGACTTGCTACAGCCCCGTATAATGTATTATTGGTTGGATGAAAAGATATATCAGGAACCTGTTTACTGAAACCTGATCCAACAGGAGTTGCGGCACCAGTAATTTTACTAATAGTTACTAAACCTTCCGTGGCACTGCCGCTTACATACCCAAACAAAACAGAGTCAGAAGGTCTAATAGCAAGAGCAGTAACATGACTATATCCAGTCGCACCAATAGTTGATATTACTGCACCGTTAGCAGGATTAAGTTCATAAAGGGTAGATGGATTATTGCCTGCACCACTCACTGCATAAAGGGTTGCCCCGTCAAAGGCCAATGCCGAAATATTGGCGATACCTATATTGCCTAGTTCAGTTGTAGCACCCGTAGAAACATCAACAGTAAGTAAATAAGTAGTGCCTGGTGTCGTAGTACGATCAATAGTATAACATATACCGCTACCATCAAAAGCTAATGAATTGTCAGTAGTTCTAGTAATTGTAACTGAAGCTGCTACCGCGTTTTGTCCTACAAACAAAAACCCACTGGTACTATCCCAGGACATTGCATTAGCTGATTGATATATTCCACCACCAGTATCTAACTTGATTACAAGATTTGATGTAAAGGTAGAATAAATTAATTCATATATTTCTGTACCAGTTACGCTTGTCAAGCCATAATACAAGCGGTCGCCAGCATCAATAGCACTTAAAACTGTACCGCCAGGGCTAAAAGAATTAGATGTAGTTAATGTAGATTTAGAAACTTGACGGAGGACATTATCTGTCCCCGTCATTAAGTATAAGTTTCCATCCCCGCCATTTTCAATCCAATATGTATATCCAATAGCGGCATTGCTGGTAACAATGCTGTTTAGATTGCTATTTGCTACTTTGAATAGAGCATCAAGGGCTGGGACAGCGAAAGTAGGATTTGCGGTTACATAGAAATGGCTTCCGTCATTAGTCATCCATTGACCAGCCGCCAACAAACCAACCGCTTCACTGTTTCTTGTTCCGCCACCAGAAGTCGTTGCTGAAGTAAAACTAAAGCTGGATTCTGTAAGGGTAGAAAGCCAGCTATTTTTACCTCCATCAAATCTCAAGCCATAGACTTTGCCGCCAAGAATTCTAGAATCATACCAATCACCAGATATATCATCGCCGTCGTCACCAGGCGAATAAACAAATGGAGTGCCTGGTTCTGTAAATGTAGAAATAGTTAATCTTCTAATTCCGTTTTGGTTAAAAAATGATGTTGGATTAGCCCAAATACATGTTATGTAAATGGTATCATTGGTAGGGTCGGCGTTATAAGTAGTTAAGTAGTAATAATCGCCGTTATCAAACGTCGGGCCTGGTCCCGTAAAATGTTTATACGCAGTAATGCTCATGGATGATTGGTTGATCCTCAATAATCTAAATCCACCATATCCATTACCACCAACTGTATTAATAGACGCAAAAACATTGGTTCCATCTACAGATAGCCGTGGCCAACCACTGTACGGATTAATCCCATTGGCTGCGTCAGTTAAAATTACAGAACCGAGTACGCTCCACATTAAATTTCCTTATACAGCATTAAGTTATACAGTTGAAAGCTTCTTGCCCTCGAAGATAACGCTGAAGTTAGCGCCAGATGCATCCAAAGCATCACCTGTGCTATTAACAACCATTAGCTTCCATCTTGAAGGTAATACTTCAATGCTCATGCTTACAACCTGAGTTGTAGCTGATACTGTAGCTGGGAAATTGTCGATCAAGGTGGCTGTTGCAGCAACACCATCATCATACAAAGTGCCAGTACCATCAAGACTTCGCACCATGTAAACATCCAAGGTGCCGCTGCCTGAAACCGCTGCTCCTGTCTTGAACTTAATCTGAACATCAGCACCAATGTACAAAGTGGTGGAGTTGTCGATTGCGCTGGATAAAACGGTTGCTGCGTTTGCCAAGCTAGCTAGAGTAATCGTGATTGATTGATTACTCGTTAAATTCTGCTGAATTGTTGCCATATATCTCCTTATTAATACTGTTGGCTTAACCTATATATCTACTTCTTATTCTATTTTTAATCAAATTGACAATTACATGATCGTTTATTTATATAAATAGGTATAGGAATAATAGGTGGAGCGGGCAACATAGCCGCTGCCAAAATATACTTCCTTCTTAAACCTATACCCTTAGTAGTTGTATATTGGTTTAATGGTGTGCAATGTAATAAACTAAAGTTAGTTTGAGTAGTTGTATGAGTCTGGTGAGTATCTCCCTCAAATCCGAAGAAACTTCTCCAGCTAATACGAATAAAAGCTGCACCACCAAGACCCCCAAAGCCAGGAGTTTCCATACTGCCACTACCGCCGCCGCCACCACCACCACCAGCACCCCAATTGCTACCATTTGTACCATTGGTAGCTGGTGGACCTGGAAATGTTATTGAGCCAGCACCGCCACTGCCGCCAGCACTAGCATAACCACTATCACCACCCGCACCACCATTACCACCATTGCCAATTGGCGTAGGGATACCTGGCTGGCCTGACCAACCAGGAGTGCCTGGAATTGCAAGATCGCCACTAGCACCACCACCAAGTCCACCACTACTTGCCTGGACAAGTGGAGAAGGACCAAATTCTGTTGTAACCCCAATATTACTGGTTAAGGTATAAGTAACACCAGGAATAACATTTATAATAGAAGATGCATACCCGCCACCAGTACCACCAGTACCACCCTGACCACCATTGCCATCACTGCCCAAATCACCATTATTGCCGTTTGCCCCGTCTGCTTGACATTCAACCAATATTTGGTAAACGCCAAATGGAACAGTCCAAGTGGTTTCTCCCTCTACAAAATCTTCAAATGATGAGTAAAGTCTAGTGCAAAGCAAAGTAAGATGAGGTGGGAATGGAGGAGGCAGCATCGCCGCCCCCAAGATTGCTTTCCTTCTCATACCAATGCCTTTAGTGGTTGTATATTGGTTTAATGGCGTGCAATTAGATACGGTAAAATTAGTTTGAGTGGTTGTGTGAGTCTGGTGAGCAAATCCATTTAATCCAAAAGGATTACCCCAACTAATCTCAATAAAACCAGCACCACCAACGCCGCCAACACCACCGCCAGAACCACCACCGCCACCACCACCGCCTGACCCTAATGTACCAGGCAAACCAGGATTACCTGGAGTACAGGAACCAGCACCACCAGTAATTGTGGCAGATGCGCCACCAGCACCATATAATATGATATTACCGCAAGTGTTACCCCCATCTGGTATTAAATAAAATATAGGAGCTTCAAATTCTATAGTTATCATACCCCAGCCGCCGCAACAACTACCACCACCCCATGAAGTAGCATCTTTTGGGCAAGTACCATAATCTCCATCTCCAACAAATTCACTACCATTCCAGGTTAAAGTCTTTGTAAATGGACCGCCACAACCAGCTAAGTCGCCCGCATCATTAAAGACAACTGTTACTGTCGCGCCGAAACTACAGCCTGGAAAGCCTATTCCACCAGCACCACCAAATGCTCCACTTCCAGCAAAACCACCAGCAGCGCCGTTATAAGGTGGTGGAACAAACGAATTACCGCCATTTGCCGTATATTGACCTAATGCACCACTACCTGGACCAAAATTAACACCTGCATAACCAATAACAGTACCGCCTGGACCGCTAAACAAAGTATCTGTGCCTGTTCCACCACTACCAACTGTAATATTATAAGTTTGTCCTGGCAGAACTGGTAAAAGGGAAACAGCATAACCACCGCCACCGCCACCAATAGTACCACCAGCACAACTACCAGCATCACCACCATTACCACCTTCACCTTGAGCTTTTACCAAGACATTATAAACTCCAGGTGGGACAGTCCATGTAGTTGTGGTGGTGGAAACATGACTAACTGTTTGGGTATTTATACACTCAGGTAAGCTAGGTGGTAAAGGTAATAACCCAACACTACCAAGGAACCACTTCCTTCTTAAACCAATACCTCTGGTTACTGTATATTGGTTTAATGGAACATCATGTGGTATAGGACCATAAGGGGAGGAAATCGGACCAGGATTAGGTCCGTGAGGAGAAGGTCCGCCATGTCGTTGATGTGGTGGATTAGTAGTAAATCCATAAACTGTATAATATGATATTTTAACCGCGCCATCTGCGCCAGTGCCGCCGAAACCATTGCCGCTTAACCCACCACCACCACCACCACCACCACCACCATAAGGATTACCAACGCTACCATTGCCAAAAATAGGTGCGCCGCCAGCACCACCTGTGCCACCTAATCCGCCTGCTGCTCCACCTACAGAGCCAGCGACAGAAACGCTTTGAACACCATCAATGCCATCAAAACCGTTAATTGTAATATCACCAACACTATTACTGGCAAGACCGCCAGCCCCACCTGTGCCACCTATATCGCCAGCACCTATGCCACCATAAACCCCAAAATCTGCTAAAATTAAACCAGAATCAAAGCTAGTTGATCCCGCATCGTTAAATGGTAGTCCACCAGCACCAATCTCTATAGTGTGTGTATTGCCAGGATATGTAACTATTGTTGATGCAGCATAAGCACCACCACCGCCACCTGCACCACCACCACCACTGTCATCATCAGTAGAATCATTGCCATCACCACCACCACCACCACCACCAACGCATTCTACAAAAAGTGAGAAAACGCCTGGAGGAACTGTAAATATCCCATTTGTTGTAAACAATACTTGCATAATTTACCTATATGTGGATTGATAGACTTAATGCTGAAATTATATATCTACCTCTGCACCTATTTGTAGGCTATTAACTAAAGTCTCATCCCAAGGATTATTAGTCACAGGTTCCCGCTCGAAAATATATTGATACTCTAAATAGCTACTGGTCACAGGGGTAGTTGTGCCAGACCCTAAATTTATGCCACTTTTAGCCAAAGGTATAAATCCTATAGAACCAGTATTATCTTTTCTGGCTACTGTATTAACCGCAATGCCTGGAATAACAATCGTTTGTCCAACAGGCATATCAGCTATTGTGTATAAATCCTGGTCAGTATCAACACCACTATAAACATAACTTGTATCACCATCAAAAGGTTGCTCAATAACTGCCTGCCAATTAGTAGCGGCTCCAAACAAACTAAAATCTGTTACGGCACCTGGGCCATCAGGGAATAAAGTTAATATCTCGCCATCTTCTATAAAGCTTGTATTATATGTTCCTGTGTTATCACAAATATATAAATCATCATAACCTATGGTATTGACTCCATCGCCATTTAGTACAAAACCACTTCCTGAACCCGAACCTAGTAATACAAAACCTGCTGGAGAAGAAAATATCTGTTCTCCGTTCATACGAACTAAAATATTTCCTGCTGCACTCGATGAAAAATTCAATATTGAGACTTCAAAATATATCCAGGTATTTAATGGAATAGGGGAACTTGAATAGGCGACGGTACTAGAGGTTATAAATAATAAGGAATTGGTAGGATTGGTTCCTATATCCATTATGTAACTATCGGTATTATCACGCCATTGCATGAAGGCTCCACCAGCTTCAGGCAATATTAATGAAAATCCAGCAGTCAAACCCGTTGATGCTCCTACTAATTTCTTAAGTGTGGTTGTACCAAGAAATGCCGCATTGCCACTAAACCTTCCACTTCCAAGTGTAACCACATTGGCGTTATCCCACTTATATGAAGATTGGAAACTTACAGCACCATATGAGTCGAATCCTTCTAAAAATTTCATCATGTTATTTTTACTCCAGCTTGCAAATTGTTTACATCAGTTTCGTTCCAAGGCATTGTGGTTATTGGGTTTACATCTAAAAGCCTTTGAAAAGTTTGATAGCCAGATGGAACATAATGGTTATTACCATCGCTATCAGTTGCGGCGACTCTTACAGGGAGTTTGACATGGCCATAGCCAGATTTATCTTTTCTGACTATTGCATTAATTACGACTGCTGCTACGGAGTCACCTGGGGTTAAAACTAAACCACCGCCTTTATACAAATCTTTATCTCCAAGTACATTTGATTCTACATAAGTGGCATCTGGTGTAAGTACAGGATTATTTACTGCTTGATAATTAGTTCCAGCACCGACAGGGGTAAATTGGGTTATAAATCCATTGGCTGTTGGGAAGAAGGTATTTATCTTAACCGCACCAAGAAAATTGTTATTATAAGAGCCAGTGGTATCGCAGATATAAACGTCGTCATATTGTTGATTACCACGGGCATAAAATACACAACTGCATACTTTATTGTTAGCTCCGCTATTAAAATTTCTGGTTCCAGGGCTGGTATAGAATGTAGAAACAAGCGGCCCAACAGTACCCCTTGCTAATAAACTGCCAGCAGGAGCCGCATTGATAGCATTAAGTAATTTTACTTCTAAGTAGCTCCATTGATTAAGTGGCAAAGTAAAAGTTGTAATATCAGTATTAGCGTTTAGGTAATCTGAAATATAAACAGTGTTATAGCCCATCATACCTATAGTGGCTACTGCTTCGTCTGCTTGGTTATTAAAAGTAGCTACCACGTAATTAAGGTCGCCAGTGTTGGTTGGTTTGATTGCAAAACCTAGAATTAGGCTTGTGGAATTTGTTATAGTTTTAGGGACAACATCGGCATAGGCGGGTTGCATACCATAGCCAGTTCTGCCTGTAATACGGGGTGCGGTTGTTTGACGATTCCATTTATACCAGAGGGGAATTGGGTTAGGATATGAGTCAAAACCTTCTGTAAATAATAAAGCCATACCTTATGTATGGTGAAAAATTCCTTTTTACAATTAGAGAATTTGTAGTATAATGGTGTAGGAGGACGACCATGAAAATTAAATTATCCAGCCGAGTTAGAAAATTAATCGAGAAGAACAGTCTGAGTGGTGTGATAGACGGGGTGCTACGGACTACTACGTTGGATAAGCTCCTTATGGAGTTTTCCAATCAGTGTATTTTTCGCGCCAATGCAGAAAAAGTTAAGAAACGGAAAGCCAGTTGGTATAAGATGGCCCGCGTTTTTCATCGAGCTTGCGACGAGATGACCCTTGAAAAGACGAAAAAACACGTCTTCAAGGTTGCACGGAGAGACATTTACTTGTGTCCGAAGTGCAAGAAGAAGTTCAAGGTGGATTACGCAAAAGAAGAGAATTGCAAATTTGAGTTGGATCGCGGCTTGATTGTGGTAAAATGCCCAAATTGTAGTTTCTGTGAATAGATAGAAACATGTGCTGTGGAAAACGAAAACCAAAAACTAGAGTAAAAATGACCAGAAGTGGATTAAAAAAGAGGTGGCAAAGTCAGTCGGATGACCTTACCACCCCTCATGGAGAACCGACAAGTAATACTACAATTACTTCATCTGAAAATCAAGAAATTAATTCTAATTTACCTAATCCTCCTCCATACGATGCGCAGTCATCCCAAGGTTAATAACCAAAAGGGTTTATGGCAGGTAAATCTCAAAGTTGTAGAAAGTTCTGGAATCCCGTATCATATTTAGATTCTAAGGATTAAGTTATGCGTGTGAAACCAGTCGAAACGGTTTGTGATGCTTTTGTTTGTGATGCTGTTCGCTACTACGATCACAGAGGTTCTTTTCAGGAATTATTCTCTCACAAAGACTTGCCTGCTTTCAGAGTGTCACAAATCAATTGTTCCATATCCAAAAAGAATGTTCTGCGTGGACTTCATGTTGTGCCTTTTGCAAAATTGGTATATTGTGTGAAGGGCAAAATATTCGATGTGGTAGCCGATGTGAGAAAAGGATCGAAAACCTATTTGAAATGGTACGGAGTTGAATTAAGTGGCGAAAATCAAAAATCACTTTTCATTCCACCTTTCTGTGGGCATGGCTTTCTAGCAATGGAAGACGACTCAATTGTAGTGTATGCACAGGATGCCGTCTATAATGCCCATGCCGAGAGCAGTGTGAACTATGCTGATCCTAAACTGAATATTAAATGGCCGAATGTAATTCTTTCTGATAAAGATGGTGCCGCGCCGTTCCTAGATAGTTGTGATGTTGAAAGTTAAAAAGCTAGTAATTAAAGATAAGATATATGGTTATTCAGAGTTGTGTGGATTCGGTGACATTTGGGCGATGACTAATTACCTTTTAAGGGTGTCACAAGAATTAGGTAAGCCAGCCAGGTTCTCTAGTAGAGCTAAACATATTGGCAATACAATTAAAACAATTGTTCCATTATTAAAGTCTAAATGGTCTGTGAACATAGTTGGCCATCCACATGAGAAGATACTTAGCTATTGCGAGCCGTTCTCAATTAAGTTTTTGCCGACGATTAAAGAGTGGAGTCCTACTAGCAATGTTGTAGCTTATCAATTTGATGGTCGGCATTTACAACATCAAAAGAATCTTCCTTGTATAAGATTGGCCTATTTGATTAATTCTTTAATGGACATGGGTTATGATCCAGTGGATGTGGGCGGCTATAAGCCTTTAGAGTATATCATTGACGTTCTCTCAAAATGTCAGTTTTTTGTAGGATGTCCAAGTGGTTTAAGTGTGGTATCTTTAAGCGTGGGTAATCCAGTTTTTTTGATAACTCGGCAGATGGACCCGCGTTTCCTATTGTTTATGCACCATTGTCAGTACCGCAATAAGGATGTTCAAATGTACACCACTGTTGACGAATTTTTGATTCAGATAAAAAGGATGCGAGGCAGCTTGTAATTGCGGTTGTACTAAACGGATCAACGTTTTCCAAAGTCGAATTTTGTAGTATAGTAGTAGATGCAACGTACACCGCAACCTGAACAGGAGTGAACCATGTCTGATGGGGAAGATGAACGCATTGAAGATGGGCCGCTCGAATGCCAGCTATTCAGTTGGGATGGATGGGATGGGGACCACGAATGTATGACTTATTATAACCCTGTTCTTAAAGTCCAAATTGGCAAACATCCCGTTGGCACAAAGTTCGATAGTGCCACTATTCTTTTTGATAAGGGTGTTCTACAACTAGCTAATCATGGACCAATGGTTAATGGGCATGGTGCCGTGATTCCTGCTGGCGAGTATAATCTAAAGCTGAGTGTTGCGGAAACGCTCACCGAATAATTGCGGTTGTACTAAACGGGGCAGACCCAAACTTAAACCAAGGAGATTAACATGGTTCCTTTCAGTTGTTTGATTAGTGACAGTGGCATTGTGACTGTGTATGTTAATGGCAAGCCGTATGTGTTTGCCACCGACTTTCCTCAGCTTGATAAGCTGAAGAAGGCTATCGCAGACAAGGACAGTGCTGAAATCGCCCGTCTTGGCAGTTTGCCAAAGGCTATTGAGTCTTATGCTGGCGAGCTTGTCAAGGTGGAGCATGGCGTTGTCAAGTATAAGAACAAGCCATTGCACAACAGCTTGACGAAGCGGATTCTCAAGTTGATGGCGGATGGTTTCCCGTTCACGTCTATGCTCAAGTTCCTTGAGAACTTGATGCAGAACAGCAATTACCATGCGGTAAACGAGTTGTATAACTTCCTCGTTCACCGTAACTTGCCGATCACTGAAAACGGCTGCTTCCTGGCTTATAAGGCCGTGCGACCTGATTACATGGATTGGCACGGCGGCACCGTCCGTAACATGGTTGGCGATACTCCGATTCGCCTGGAACGTAACGAAGTGGATGATAACCGCCGTATCGAATGTTCCAACGGTTATCATGTCGGCGCTATCGAATATGTTACGGATTTCCACCGTGGCGAGGGCCATGTTGTGATTGTGGAAGTCAATCCAGCCGACGTTATCTGCGTCCCAAGTGAAGAACGGTTTACGAAGTGCCGCGTGTGCTTCTATACCGTTGTCGGTGAAATGGACGGCGAATTGCTGGCGCAAGTCTATAAGACTACGCAAACCAGCTATACTCCGTCTGAGCCAACGGCAGTGGCCCCCGCGCCAAGTCCGATGGGTGCTATGTCCAGCGTCAGCGACGGTTATCCTAGTTTTCAGGAAGAACAGGATGACGACGATGATGAAGACTTGGAAGATGAAGACCTGGACGACGACGATGACGATGACGATGACGACGATGACGACGACGAATTCGGGCCTGCTGAACGTAACTAAACCCATTATGCGAGGGTTAGGAAACTAACCCTCGCATTCTTTATGATTAAACTCCTAATTGATGAAGAATATGGCTATCGCACCTGGATAGCCGAATTGACGCAAGATGAATACGCTCAACTACTTACGCGGTGGGAAACCATGCGGGGAATGTCTTGTTTGGTGGCGGTTCGTTTGGTAATCCCGCAGGCGGTAGAAATCTCTGATGAAGAGATATGCAAGATGTATGATAAGGGAGAGACTTTCTACCGTTGTCACATGCACGAAGATGACGACTCCTATTTGGAAGGGAGTAATTATACAATTCCAAAGGACACGCATTTCTGGATGGAAGGCCGCAAGTATGAAGAAAGTGAATATTGGCCAAACTAAGGAATTGCGGTTGTACTAATCAGTCTGTTGGCACAATGGAACAATAGAACTTTACTAATCCTATCAGGAGAACCAACATGAAGGTTGAAACCAAGGTTGGCAACGTTATTCTTTCCGAGGGCATGGTTACTCATAAGTTTCGCGTCAAGATTAACCGCCAGTCTTTCAAGTTGCTGTACGGCGACTTGTATTCCGATCCTATCTCTGCTTTCATTCGTGAATTGTCCACGAACGCACACGATAGTCACATCAAGGCAAAGACCGATAATCCGTTTGAAATTCACCTTCCGAATGATTTGGAGCCGTGGTTCTCCGTCAAGGATTTCGGCACGGGTCTTTCGCACGATCAGGTTTGCGGTGAAGATGGTATTTATATCACCTTTTGCGAATCTGATAAGGTGCATTCGGATGATTTCACGGGCTGTCTTGGCCTGGGTTCCAAGTCTCCGCTTGCTTATACGGACAATTTCATTGTCCAGAGCAATTATAACGGCACGCAGTATAGCTATGCGGTCCACATGGACGAGGAAGGCAACCCGTCGCTGGCGGAATTGGGCAGTGCGCCGACTGACGAACCGAACGGTATGAAGATTGAATTGCCCGTTCAGGAAAAGGATTTCGATACCATTCGCGGCAAGGTTGCTGAAGTTCTCAGTTGGTTCAAGGTCAAGCCGAACGTTGTTGGCGATGGTACGTTTGAATTCACCAACCGTGAATATCTTCGTAGGACGGATCGTTATGGTATCTGCAAGGAACGCGGTCAGTCTCACGTTGTCATGGGCAACGTGGCGTATCCGATTTGCGCCAGCGATTTTAGTTACAATAAGATTGATGACACTGAACGGGCAGTGCTGGAATATGGTGTCGATTTGTTCGTGGGCGTGGGGGACGTTGAATTCGTTCCGTCGCGTGAAAAGCTGCGTTACACCGATAAGACGATTGCAGGCGTTAAGAAGTTCCTGAAGGATGCAATTAAGTCTATTCAGGATGAATTGGAATCGCAAGTTCAGGCGCAGCCTTCGGTTTGGGCCGCTCGCCGTATGATGCACGATTTTAAGCATAGCATCTTGGGCAAGGTCCGCAGTCTTGGCACGGTCATGTATCATGGCAAGGAAATTGCTGAATACATCAATCTTCATAATACCATGAAGAAGGTGCATCCTGCCCTTGACCGTACTATGGTTGGCTATCCGAAGCTGGAAATCCTTTCCAAGAAAAAGGAAAATTATCGTCGTCACGATGAAGACGTGCTTCATTGCGATACGACGAAGATTTACCTGAACGATATGCAGCACGGCGGCTATGCTCGCATCAATAAGGATTTGCGGGAGAATGGTTACAGTAAGTCCGCTTACATGCTGTCTGGCGTAAGCGCTGAGTTTCTTGAAGAGACTGGTATCGCTGAGGTTGCTATCAAGGCGTCTACGCTACCCGCGCCTGAGCGTGTGAAGCGTGAAGTTGTCAATAGCGACGGCACGCGAACCTATGTCAAGCGCACCGTGTTGCAGCAGTATCGCGGTGAAGGCGGCAATTACATGACCGATTGGTGGCATGACGTGGAGGTTGACCCGCGTGCGGGCGGCATCTATGTTGTCTGCTCTTACGGTCAGATTATTGACGGTGAACGGAAGACTCTGCCTTCTGAGATTAAGAGGAAGTATAATGCTGTCAAGGCGCTTCGTCCCGATTTCAAGCTTATGGGTATCCGTCCTGCCCATATGGGTCGGATTGAGAAGTACAAGAGTCGGTGGATGAAGTTCGATGACTATGCGGATTTGGTTTTGAAGACCGAATTCCCGCTGGCGATTGACAAAATCAATCTGCTTCGGCAGCATGATAATGTCGATAACAGGGAACGTTATCACACCTTCCTCAATGAGGTGTTTGAGGAATATTCGGTTTTCGGTCAGTTTATCGCAAAGCTTCGTGAAGCTAAGGCGGTTGCTGATGACCTGAAAATCAAGGCGGTTCTGGCTCTTAATGACCATGTTAAGAGTCCGATGCCTTTGGATGGCGATGCGGGGGAATTGTGCGCCCTGGAGAATAAGTTGGATGAAGCGTATCCGATTCTCCAGTATATTGACTGGTATCGGTGCCATCGCGGTTGCGAATTCGCTCAGCACTTGGCAGAAGTCCTCCGTGGCCTTGATGATCGTAATTTCAAGGCCAGTCTTCAGCCTATCAAGGAGGCAGTGTAATCATGGATGGGAAGGAAATTGTTGCCTTTCGGTATGATGGTGAGAAGTATTGTCGAGCGTGCTTTCACCAGCTACCGCCGAAGGAAATTAAGTTCCTTCCCATCCCGTTTGCCTTGCAACGAACCAGTTGCGTAGAAAATTGTTCTAAATGTGGTAGGAATATAATCGAGGATTATAATGGCCAGAACAAAGCTGGAAATTAACAAGGTTGAATTTCAAAAGGTAGTCACCGACCTGGAAGCTGCCCAAACATTTGAGAATCCATCGGCGCTATGGAAAACAGTGGAAGCCAGCGATTGGGGTAAGAATTTGAAGCCGCGTGCCTTGACAGCGGCAGTTGCCTATGTCCGTGCCAAAGAGCTAGGCATTGTTTATAAAACTCCTGCTGGTAAGCGTGGTATCCAGGGTGGCCCTATCGGTGGCGGTGTTCCCCGCGTTCGCGTGCCGCGTGCTAAGAAGATGAAGGCGTTTGCTGATACCTTCGCCAGTTTACGGAAGTCAACCCCGCTGCGGCATCTGCCGTTGGTTGATAAGGCAGAGAAGGGCAGTAAAAACGCTTGCATTAAATTGAAGTGTCTTGAGTGTTCTAACTGGCAATCGACCGAAGTGAAGCATTGCGTTATCATTGGTTGCCCGATGTATCCTATTCGCCCATTCCAAGGAAAAGGCAAGGAAGGCGAACCAGAGTCAGACGGGGTGCCGAATGTTGATTGAAAAAGTTAGATAAAGGATTCTCAAAATGAACGAGAAATACCAGACTTTGGCTGATTTGCTGCGTGCTGATTCTAGTAAAATTACTGGTGGTATTAACAATGTATATTATTACAATGGTCAAGCCTATTGGGTAGTTAATGATTCGGAGAAAGGAAAAGGTCCAGGCACTCAATGGCGATGGATCGGTCAGTTAGGGAACACCCACGTTTTTAGAAAGAATTGAGATATATAAGCAAAAGGAAAATTATAGAGACATGCGCGGCAATCAGCGAAAGCTTATAAAGCGGCTTTAATGGAGCATGAACGGTTAAAGAAGAAGTAAGAAATCTTTTGACAATGGCGATTTTCGTCGTATTGTAGTGCAGTAGTCCACCAAAGGGCGAGCAAGTCTACCAAAGGGCGAGCAATGACTGAGTTAATGAAAATTGCGCGGAAGAATCGTCATTATTACTTGTCGGAGCATAAAGCGGACAATGCCGCTAATCCGTGGTATCGCTATGTAAAAACGATGGATTCGTACTCGGAAGCGGTGTTGCTTTCCCCGTCAATGGCACGGGTATTGCTAGACTCCGATACCGATTCGGCACTGAGGAAGCCGACGACTGCAAGGTTGGAGAATGTGCGACCTCTATCTATTAGTTTTTCTGGAAAATTGTTAAATGGTCATTCGACCTTACAAGCGGTCGCAATGGGTGAGAAATCGGCAATTGTTTATATTTCATTTAATATTTCAGACAAATTGAGTTTTTTGTTTGGATAGAGCATTAGTTTATTTCCCGCTAAATTAGTGCTTATTGAAATGCGGGTCTAAAAGGTGCCGAAATGGATAATGAAGAATTTAATGAGCAAGTAACTTTCGAGCAAGTAACTTTCGAGCCGAAGCCTGGTTTCGACCTAGTTAAGTATGGAAACGTTTTTACGTTTAATTTCAATCAGGAGTTTGCGCAACGACTCAATAACGTCTTGGCCGACTGCCATAGGAATGATCTTATTCAAAGCCAAGTCCTATGCTTCTTTAAGAGGCTTAGGAACGTGATGGACCTTCCGAACGAAGACCCTGGCTGGGCCACACAATTTATTCTGGAACGTTTTCAACACGTTTTCACCGTGGTCTGCGAGCGGGAGTTTGTTAAGACGCTTAATCAGCTTATGACTCAATTCCTAGTTCAGAAGCGGGTGTCTCCTGCGATGTTCAGTTTCATCAAACAGCTTGAAGGCGCTCTGTATCCTAAGCGGTTTGACCCGAAGACTAGCTACGCTGATGAATTCTAACCGTTAAGACCCCCGAAAGGGGGTCGAACTTTTTAGGACGTGATATGCGATCACCCCATGCCGAGAGTATTGAAGAAGCGGTTCAGCAATTGGCCGAAGCTGAAAGCACTTTCCTGTTTGCAAGGAAGGGCATGGGCATGTATCCCCCAAAAGATGCCTGGGATAATTTTAAGAAACACTGTCAGCAATTATCCCAATGGATTGAGCATGGTCGGGGCGTCACGGAAGAAATGAAGCCCGAATTGGTAAAAACACTTTTTGCGTCTGAGAAAATACTGCTAGACAACAAACAATATGGTGGAAAATGAACCTTGAATCAATCCGCAAAGAATGGGAACGAAAACAGACCACGATTTTGGTGGTCACAAAGAAAACTGGCGATTATTCTGCTGTGTTTATTGTCTTGAAAAACACGGACGAACAGTATAGACTACACCGATATTTCCCGACTGGAGAACAGTGGAATGTCAGCGTGGACAAGCAAAGCGTGTCTTTGGAAGACTGCCTTGCTCAACTGACGAAGGCTTTTAAGGAAGTTTATCCGAAGGTGTAGTATGTCTTCCAGAATTAACCGCATTGATTTTTGGAGCCATCCTCAGTGGTAGCGGAGCGTCTTGGCTAACAAACTTGTTGGTAACTGGTGATCCTAATGAAAGCTAAAGTATTGGCTAAATTCCTTGAGTGTTCAGTTGGCGACCTTGAGCAAGCCAATCATGACCAAAATCTATTTGAGCATGGAATGGAATCTTACCTTGTCTTGAGTGACGGCGAAGCGGATGAATATACGGCACAACGCATTTTAGACAGTCTATGGGCTTTTAATGCTGATTTCATTCTGTCTAATAGCCGTATTGAAGTGAAACCAATGCCCGATATTCTCAAGGCGTTAAAGCAAATGCAAGAAAAGCTTTGCGAAAACGCTAACCCGCTAGTTCGTGCGCTGCTTGAAAATGAAGAAGAATTCATTGAAGCGGCAGTGGAAGCTGACGGTCGCGGCCACTTTCTTAGCAGTTACGATGGCGAAGAACATGAGGTTACTCACGGCGAGGAACCCTTCTATATTTATAGACAAAACTAGGTGAAACATGAATCAAACAGTGCAATTCGTGAGTCCTACGTTCCCTGCTTCTTTCATGGTCGATGAAGCGGTGGTTAAAGACCTGTTTGCAAAGGCAAAGGAATCGGTGGATTCTGGCAAAACTAAGACGGCATCCGAGTATGTCAATCGCCTGGTTAGGTGGGCAGTGGATAATTACGAAGACAACGCGAAAAACTACAAGGAATGAAAATGCGGTATGAAACGATCTGGAGAAACAAGTTTCTAACCGTTAAATGTAAGAGCATTGATGAAATGGTTGAGAAGCTGATCTTACATGATTAAACTCGCCAACTATGAATGTAAATACTTTTGTGCGAGCGGAGCGTTGGGGTTTGATGGACGGGGTTATTGGTGGGAGCGACCATTCATTACCCCTGACTGCCTGGCAGTTATAACAAAAACCCTGACGTTTCTCCCAAGGAAAGGCAACTATCGCTGGTGGAAATTCTGGAAGACATTTAGAATTAACCGTAAGTATACGCTGAACGCTCTCGGATTGCCGAATCCAGGCTATGAATACTGGATTAAGAAGATATATCCGAGAATCCGACATAAGAATATTATACCATCCATCTGCCCATTCAATACGGACGAAGCAAGAGCGATGGTGTTAGCTCTGAATCCCCTTAGTATTCGGGCAATTGAAGTAAATATAAGTTGCCCGACCATAGAGACATTCGACCCAATCGAAATCATTCAGGCTGTATTGGTGGCTTCCAAACATCCAGTGATAGTCAAAATTGGCGTAAGTCATAACTATCTAAGGCTTTGCGAAGTGTTCCGCAACCGTATTATAATTGACGCAATCAATACAGTGCCGTGGGGAGCGGTTCATAAGATACAATCACCGCTTTACCCACTTGAAGGTGGTGTTTCAAATGCTGATACGGCAAAGACTGCACGATATGTTTTAACAGACATTAAGAAACGTTACCCTGGCATTCAGGTAATCAGTGGTAATGGTATCTTTGATTACGAAGAAGCGAAGTTAAGGTTTGATTTAGGTGCTAACGGAATTTCTTTTGGAACAGTATTTGTTCTGACTCCGTGGCGTCCTGAACAGATAATTAAAAGGTTAGAAAAATGAAAATAGGTGACGATGTTTATTATTGGGAAGCTTCCGAGGGGCTAAGACATTGCGATGTTTCCATAAAAAAAGGCAACGTTCTTAGCTTCGATGAGAATAGCGTTATGGTAATCACTACCAAATTCTTTTTCCTCCAAAGGATTGAATCCTATCCCATTAAGAACTTATTTTCTAATCCTTATGAAGTTATGGAAGAATTAATTACTAGGTTGAAGAAAGGCAGTATTAGAAATTTTAACATAGGCTTCCGAAAATGAGAACGCTCATTACAATGCAGATGTTTTTGCGAGTTAAAGACCTGGCTGGCGATGCTATTGAGTTGGGTGTCGCCAGGGGCGATACTACTTTCCCCTTAGCAAACTTAATGCGGGCGTTTTACAATGAAAAAATCCAAGAAAATGTATAGACTTGCTTTAGCCATTGGCTTATTGATCTGTCCTGTTATGATTATGACGGACAGAGAAAGTCTTAAAAACATCTGGCTTGTTGGCATTCTTGCCGCCGTCACATTGGTTATGGTAAGTATCGGTTTCTACGCAATTAAACTTGAAGAACGAGGTGAGTGATGGGCTGGTTATGCAAGAAAGGTGATACTGTACAGGCGTTGAAAGGCTGGGAAACATGGCTAGAGAAACCATAAGGGAACATGGAAGACCTTGGTACGCCCGTAGGCATAGACTAAAAAATAATGTCGAGCCTGGCGATCAACCACTGGTTGAGCCTGGCGATCAACCACTGGTTGCACCAAAATACAGTAGCCGTGATAAGGACATTGAGCGACTTCGCCAAATAGAAATGTTAAGTAGGCAGCATGAACAACATCGTCTCTTAAAAGAAGCGGGTAAGCCCCCACAACATTGTTTGTTGTTTAAGCAACCCAAACGACGGCAAGAATTAAATAAACCATTACCGCCGATTCCCACAGATAATAGGATATGTTGTAAATGCAAGGATCATTTTCCATTCCATTTGTTGTCGATTATAGAAGGAAGTCCTGTATGCGGCATATGCTTGTTAAGGGAGATTTATAAGGACTTTCATTTACTGTCTGTGCAACAATTAAAAATGTACGATGCTACTATCAAGTACAACAAACACAGAAACGATCTTTTTTAATGGAAATTTGGCACGGCTACCCCCGCAAGGTAGTCGGAAATAAACAAGCCTGTGTGTTCCCTATGACCTACGGCAAGGGCCGCGTCTGTATAGGTCCAAAGGATGCTCTAACCTACGATAAAGGTTACTGATATGAAGAACATGATGCTGCGGTCGCAGCACTAGAATCCTGGGATGGCAAAAGCGAACCTGATGGCTGGTTCAGGTGTCCCAATGATGGAAGACGTAGACCAGACGGCGATCCTACTAAAGAGTATTATGAACCATGAGCGCACTTTTGAAAATTCCATCGCTCGAAGACTCAGACAAAGAAATTTCTGTTGAGATTATGCAGGGCGATGGTTCTGGCGGTCTTTCTTATACGATCTTAACTATTGACGATGGTAAGAAAGAACATAAAATTGTTTTAGACCTTAAACAAACTGAGATATTAGGTTTGTTTTTGATAGATGGTGTGAGAACCGAACAGGAATTAGTAGACAAATAAGAGGCTACCAGATGACTCCCCAAGAGATATTTGAATTCATTCGGGATAATTTGAGCCTGGATTTGGCCGAAGATAGTGGGCGTGACTATGGGGGGCCAAACGGCATGTATAACTTCCGTAGTTTTAGGCTAAAGTTAAATTTAACTAACCCAGCCACGGGGAAAGTGGAAGTAATATCTGAACATCAGTTCAGTATCGACTCTAATTGAGGTTGTACTAGATCAGACATTGAGGTGTAACATGAAAGCACACGAACTAACTCGTCCTGGTCACGGCGTCAAGAAGTTTTGCCTAAAGAATGGGCGGGTCTTCTGGACTAAGGCACACATGAACGGCGACCGTCGCCGTGTTTGTATCTCCCGCAAGGAAAAGGGGCAAGAAATTAAGCGGTATATTGGACCGCACACTGAGGTAATTCCAGTATGACCAAAGAAGAATTAGATCGGCAAATAGCGCTAATTGTCACGCAAAAATTCATTGGGAAGAGAGACGGGAATATGATAAGGGAATTAGCGAAAAAGTTAGCAGAAAAAGCACACGAAGGACAGTTTCGGAAGTGGTCTAATCCGCCGCAACCATATATTGTTCATCCTATTAGGGTTGCGGACAAGGTTGCTTCTCTTAAAGGTACAAACGACATTGATGTATCGGCAGCTTACCTCCACGATGTTCTGGAAGATTGTGGGGAACAATACGCTCCGAAAATCTTGGAGTTATGTGGTGAAGAAGTCTTGAATTTAGTACGAGAATTGACCTTTGAAACGGAAGGTGCGGAGTGGGCGGGTAAGCCGCGAGCGGAAAAGAATAAGGTTCGCTTCGCTCACATGCGTTCGATGAGTCCCCGAAGCCAAGTCATTAAATTGGTTGACCGCTGGGACAATCTGCTTGATATGAAGAACGCGCCGCACAAGCTGATTCATAAGACCGTGGACGAATCTTATGTTCTCTTGGAAATCTGCGGTCCTGCGGACCCTGATATGGCAAAGGAATTAGAGACTGTTATCAAGAAGGTCGAGAAGGGGCGTGCATAGTGCCATACTTAGGTGACATATACACCTTTGAAGAAATCGTAGAGAAGTTCCGCACCAAGGAATGGGACGTGAACAAGTGGAACTTCTGCATCTGTTATGAGCGGAATGACGCTGGCGAGCGTGTATTCGGTGCTTATATCATGGGCGAAGGTGCTGAGCAGCGATTGACTAGCAAGCATGGATTCGCTACTGAACAAGAGATTAAAGACTTGTATCATTCCTTGGGTGTCAAGCGTATATTGCCAATTTGAGGACAATATGAAGTACGTTAATCTGACTCCCCATGAAATTTCGGTCGATGTAGACGCTGTGCGTATCTCTATTCCTTCTACGGGGGACTGCCGTGTTGCTGTCACAACCGTTGATGAAGGAAAAACTTTAGAGCTTCTGAACGAAGCTGGTATGAAATTTAAGGTGCCTTTGGTCCGTAATAATTACGGCGACATTGAAGGACTGCCAAAGCAGGAACCTGATACTGTCTATATCGTTAGCCTGATCGTCCTGAATGCTCTTAAAACTAAGGGGCGACTCGGCTACCGTCCCGACGTGGTTGCGCCTGATAGTGGTCCTTCGGCTATCCGAGAAAATGGTAAAATCGTGGCTGTGAGACAGTTTGTAAGAAATTAGATATCATTTCTATAGTGGCGGTGCTGACGAGAAGGAAGGATACGCTGAGTGGCAAATGATGGAAGAAGCTATCAAGAATTGCCGTAAAGTAAAGAGCGAATGGTATCGTTGTTACACTTTTGATGCTATTTGCCGTCAGGCCCGTTGCCGTACCGCTCGTAAGTTGATCGAAAATAAGGAAATTACACCTGAACAATTAGAGGATCATCGGTGAGCGAAAGATCAAAATACAAACGAAGCAAAATGGGTCACTTGCCTGGCAACATTAGCAAGGGTAAGAAAGTCGCCATGTTAGAAGGCGAGAATACCAACGTCGCCAAATCGTATCGTAAAGATTTCCAAAAGAAGGCGAATAGAAAGTTTCGCCACAATAAAGGGACCAATCATGAGTGAAATTGTCCTAGTATTAGGCTATAATGCTGCTGGCAAAAGCACTTACGTCAAGGAATATACCGATAAAGGCTATCATCGCCTTAATCGTGATGAGCTAGGTGGTAAACTCGACTCCCTACCGCAAATCCTTACAGATTTGTTTAAGAAGGGAACAAAGAGTTTCGTTCTCGATAACACCTACGTCAACGTCGAAAGCCGCAAGAGCATTATTGATTGCGGTAAGAAACTCGGTATTCCTGTTCGCGCCGTCTGGCTCACTACGTCCTTTGAAGATGCTCAATTCAATGCTTGCCAGCGCATGATCCGCAAGGCTGGCCGTCTGCTTGATCCTGTCGATTTCAAGACAACTAAAGACCCCAACCTCTTCCCGCCTGTTGCTCTCTTCACCTATAAAAAGAACTTTGAAGAACCAATGAAGAAAGAAGGGTTTTCGGACGTAGTTATAGTTCCTTTTGTCCGTAAGAAAGACCCCAAATACTGCAATAAGGCACTCATTTTGGACTATGATGATACGCTGCGGGTGACGGACAACAAACATGGTTATCCGACTAAGCCAAGCGAAGTAAAGATTCTTCCTGGCCGCAAAGAAAAGATTTCTGAATACGTTAAAAAGGGTTATAAGCTCTTGGGCGCATCCAATCAATCTGGTATTGCTAAGGGGGTTTTGACAGCGCAAGATGCAGTGGATTGTTTTGAAGAAACAAATCGGCAATTGGGGCATGAAATTGACTATTTCTTCTGCCGTCATTCGATTCCGCCTGTCGTTTGTTATTGCAGGAAACCCCACACAGGAATTGGGGTTCATTTCATTGAAAAGTATAAGTTAGATGCTTCGCAATGCTGGATGATCGGGGACGCCACAAGCGATAAAACATTTGCGGCGCGTTGCGGGTTCAAATATATTGACCAAGCGGAGTTTTTCAATGGATGAAACCACAGCTATGCAAAGTCTTGAGGCTGCATTGAAGTCTGTTCAAGACCTTAAAGAAGAATATATCGCAATACAGGATTTTGATAATGCTGCCAAGTGGCGAGACATTGGCGATGCTATCAAGAAAAGCATCCTAATGACTAAGAGGCCAGTTAAATGATTGCCTTACCCATAAATAGGGTATGAAAAGGATATTCATAGGTGGCTATGCTACAAGCGGTAGCAGAGTACCAGTAATGCTTTTGAAGAAAGCTGGTTACTATGTTGGTAAGGGTGTTAATGTAAGTTATGATTGCGGGGCAGGCACATTCCCCAACATCTTTCGTACATGGATTTTAGATCAATCCGAAGAAAACGAAACAAAGTTAAAAGACTTTTTTGACGATCAGGTGCTTGGAAGGAATAATTGGGCATTGAAGCATGGACATATGATGCTTATTATCCCCAAGTTAAAGAGTTGGTATCCTGGGAGTGAATTTATTTTAACGGTTAGACACCCACTTGACCAGATGAATAGGTGGCGGGGGTTTGATTTCCTAAAAGAAGAACGGTTGACCAGCGATATAGAACGACATGCTGAACTACATAATGAAGCCTTAAAACATACCGATTTACTTTGGAGATTGGAAGACGCATGTTTCGACACTGTAAACGCCATTGAAAGACTGTTTAAGTTCGCAGAAATAAACGATGATCCGAGTAAGTATGTGGATTTAATTAAGGTGTCGGAAACAGTAGGAACGTTCCGTAATCCAATTATTAAAAGGCTAGGTTATGAAAGTGACAGTGGATGGCGTTGAGATGGATATTCCCCGTAAAATCAGTGCCGAAACACTGATAACGGAATATGCAAAAAGGTCATTAACAGGCGTTAGAGCCGTTCTTCACTATTTTGTTGATGGTGAAAGGCAGCGATTCTGGCCTATTGGCTGGAATGAGGTTATTGATAGTATTGAGGATGGCGACCGATTCGAGATAGAAATGGGCGAGTTAATTCCACCGCCTAACTAATTTAATAGTATGATTAGAATACCATTAACTGCTAGAACAAACAATCTAGCCAAAGTCCTTGATAGAGTGATCTTCGATCATAAGATATTAAGGGAAGCAAATAACGCTGGTAGAATCGTTGGGGCATCTAATGATGCTCCAAAGTTATCAGAAGTAGACTTGGCGGAATGCAGGCAAAAAGGTGATATTGTCGTCGCTCCTGACGTTTATGCTTATTATATCGAGAAGTTCGATGAGAATAAGGTCAAGGGAGCGGCAATGGCTTTATTCCCTAATAGTCCGTTAAAGTCTATTTCTGGCAGGTTCTTCTACCCGCCAAAAGGGTTTATGGGATGGCATACGAATTCCAATATGGAAGGTTGGCGGGTGTATGCGTCCTGGGCCGAAGAAGATAAACAGAGCTTTTTCCGCTACTCGCACAAGAATAAGGTGCTGACAGAGTGGGAAGATAAGGGCTGGAACTTCCGAGCGTTTCAGGTAAAGAAACCAAACCTTTACTGGCATTGTGTTTACACCGATTGCAACCGATATAGTTTTGGGTTTAGATTCGAGGGGTAAATGAAAACACTTATCTGTCAGACTAATCCTACCCCTAATGATTTTCATGGCAATTGCCAGCAAATTGTCACTGGACTCCGCGAAGGATATAAAAAGAATGCTGACCTAATCGTATTTCCAGAGTTGGCTATCCCTGGCTATCTCTGTAAGGATATGATGTTCCGCAAGGGCTTTGTAGATCAAAACCTGGACTGTCTACATAGTCTTCCAGGTTATCTTGAAGCTGATTATGAACCGCATATCGTGATTGGTTATATCGACCGTAACTACAGTGGCATGGGCAAACCGTTCCGTAATATGGCGGCGGTATTCCACGGTCGTCGTTTAATTGCCACCTATCAGAAACATCTATTGCCGTTCTATGACGTTTTCGATGAAGGGCGATACTTCCAGCCTGGTACTGACCTAGCGGTGGTTGAAATCTGCGGTGAAAAATGGGGTATTTGCATTTGCGAAGACCTATGGAATGACAAAGGTAGTGACGATTACAATTACCAATGCAATCCCCTAGAAGACTACCGCAAGCGTGGTGTTTACAACATCATTAGCATTAATAGCTCACCATTCGTGCGCAACAAGCCAAAGAATCGCATGACTATGGTAGCTAAAAGCGCTGATTTGGGGACTATTATCTATTGCAATCAGATTGGTGGTCAGGACGAATTGGTATTTGATGGCAATAGTTTTATTGTTGAAAAAGGTCATGTTCGTAGTTGCGCTGGCATGAAGACTTATCAGCTTTATGATAGCGATAACAAGCTCGATCAATGGGGTTCTATTCTACGCGAAGAAACCTATGATATGCTCCAATTGGGCTTGAAAGACTATATCCGAAAAAGCGGTTTCAAGGAAGTGGTGGTCGGCTCCAGCGGCGGTATCGACAGCGCATTAGTATTGTCGCTGGCGTGCGATGCTATTGGGCCAGAGAACGTCCACGGTATTCGTATGCCATCCACCATTAGTAGCGATCATTCTAAGAGTGATGCTGAGCAATTGCATAAGAATTTGGGCTGTCACGATCATTTGGTTCCTATTGACCATGAGCCATTTGTCCAGAATATCCTTGGACATTTGTTGAATATGGAAGAACCAAAGCCTATCGCAAATGAGAACATTCAGGCTCGCTTGCGTGGCATGATCCTAATGTATTACTCAAACGCCTTTAATGCTCTATTGCTTTCAACGGGCAATAAGACTGAATTGGCGCTAGGGTATTGCACACTTTATGGGGACATGAATGGCGGTTTCTGTCCTATTAATGACCTGTATAAAATGCAGGTTTATGAAATGGCGCGGTTCTACAACAAAGATGCTCGCATGGGCCGCAAGCCTAATATGATCCCTGAAAACATCTTGAATAAGGCTCCAAGCGCTGAACTAGCGCCAGGGCAGACGGACGAAGCAAGTTTGTTACCATATCCTGTTTTGGATGCGATTGTTCAGGGTTACGTTGAGCATTTTATTGGGGATTTCAAAAGCTTTTGGATACATTGTTTTGGTGCAGACATGTTCGCGGCTAAGCATGTGGAAGATGGCGTTCTTGGCAATTGGTTCAAAGGTAAGGATGCCGAGGAACAATATAACAGAATGCTTCGCTTAATCAATAATAACGAATTTAAGCGGCGGCAAGCTGCTCCTGGTATCAAGGTCACACCAATTGCGTTCGGTATTGGGCGCAGACTTCCTATCGTTAAAGGTTAATGGTGCCATAAAAAATAACTCGTTGGCAGGCGGATATGGTTTTGTCCTGGGTGCGCCAAGAAAACAACTGTCAAAGAAATGATGGATTCAATCTGACATTGGTGTTTTTTGTGGTATAGTAGGGAGTGACTTTGACAACCCAAAAAGGAGTTTGCCATGAAGGATGTTGACTTTGTGCAGTTTTCGCGGCTTTTGGATAGCATCAATGCTGTTGGGTTGACTGAAACCCAAATCAAGGCAGTCGCAACCAGCATGGAAATTGAGTCAAAGGACGTGCGACAGCTTCTTAATCGTGCTGCGGCACGATGGGAAGACCTGAAGCCCTTGGTCGAGAAGACGACTCCGCTCTCCGAAGATCAAGTCTCTGAAGAATTGGCAGAAAACGGTAAAGTCGTTGCATTGGTCAAGGTGGACTTTGCCGAGATTATCGGCAAGTTGGATGAAGAGGCGCTTGAAGAATTCATTGATGACGTTACTCTTCGTGCGTCTCAAGTCGATTTCTCCAGTGTCGATCATAAGGTGCTGTTTGCTGAAAATGACACCTTATATATCAAGGTATCGGCCACTGCGGAAGAAGTCGAAGACGACGAAGACGACGAAGACGACGAAGACGACGACATTGAGCCAGGCGACCCACGGGTAGGTCCAGGCTAAACTACTATGGGCATGACCCTATTATAGGGTCATGCCCATTTCTTGTGGCCAGCTTGTTGAGGTTGTACTAATGGAACCGTCTAGTTGAACAATACAGGAGGTTGTAATGGGAAGGGCGTTTAGTCTGAAAGCAGACAGCAAGTGCGGAGAATGTAACCAGCCAATTCACGAAGGCGACATTTACACTATCATTTATGAAGATGATGATAGCGGAAAGATTAAGTGCCTGCAATGCGATAAGTGCGAAGTAGATGATGAAATTGCCTACTATCGCAAGACTGGTGAAATCTCTAGCCATTTGTCGTTGGAAGCGGCGATGGCTAATTATCATTATACTGAGGGCGGTCCTAATTCGATGGACAGTCTTCGGGCTGATGTGCGACGGTTCTTCATCAAGTATAAGAAGGAATTGGTGGAAATCGCTGCTGGCACTGATAGGATTCATGATGTAATTCGTGCTTTTGAAGAAAAGCACTGGCTTCCATACTTGAAAAAGTATTGGAATGATACTGACCAGCGTGGACACGAAACCAAGGTCGGTGACATTAAGTTAATGTTATGGGGTTGCGCTGGTCGTGTCCTTATCACTGCCGAACGTGGTAATAGCGATATTACCATGATTTTCAGCGACTATGAGAGCCAAGTGACTGCCAATGGTGGGCAGCAAGGTATCCACGGCTCGCAAAAAGCGGCACAAGAAATCCTGCAAGAGTTGGTGGATGCAAAAAAGATTAAATTCAAGCATAACAAATCTGTAACAATGGCGGGGCTGTAAAAGCAGGTTTATGCCTGCTTTTTAAGTTCGTCTAGGCGGTGGTGTTGGCATACCAGAAGCTAATGGATTTCCAATATAATCAATTGTTCCAGGGTCTTGTTGAGGCTGTGGTTGTTGAACCCGCAATTGCTTTAATCCTTGTTTAGCCTGGTATCGTTTCCACATTGCGTGTCTTTTTTCATAACGAGGATCAAATACATCTGGATCAATAATGCTTCCGAAAGCCTGTTTTTCTTCTGGTCTTTCAATACGCGCTTCGGGTTTATCGAGTCCCATACGGGCGTAATGAGCGCGTAAAATGTTCTCTTTATCTTCCTCTAATTCAGGCGGCAAATGAAGTTGACCATTACTAATATTGTAGGTCCACATACCCACAGGATTATTAGCACTTTTAGCTGATTGCATTGCCGCTGGTAATTCTTTGGCTGATCGTGGACCTATAACCTGATACTGGCCCGCACCATTTTTCATTAGGATATAAGTATAGGTGTCTTCGTGGAGTCTATAATATTCTTTGAATTTCATATGATGTATCTAGTTTAGTCAAACTAAAAAATTGAGGTTGTACTAATTGGCGTAGGAGGAAAGACTATGCGACGTGGAAATGATAGTGCTTGGATGGAAGACGAAAACAACCAGATGATTGCCTGCAATCTTGGCGCAGATTTCACCGCCGAGCATGAATGGGGCATCAAAGAATTGTATCAAACCCTTGGCGTTAAGAATGATAAAAACGTCATGGGTATTGACCGCTACCGTATCTGCGAACCAAAGATGGATAACATTGTTCTTATCGAAGAGAATAAGAACAATGTCGCTTTGATTTGTCTCCATTATCAATGCGATATGAAGTATCTTGTTGGTCAAACGCTAGACAAGATGTTTCATGGCGAGCTTACTATGCGGGGCGAGAGTGAGCTTGCAACTGCTTGGGACGGCAAAAGCTTTGGTATTCGGGTAAAGCGGCCAGTCAATATTAAACGTATCAAGCGGCTTTATGACACGATCAAGAACAAAGAAGCTGCAATCTGGCTTGGCGGCGGCGGTGTTTTTCAGAATGCGGGGCTGGTTATTGGCCTCATTAATGCCATTCCTGAAAACCTGAAACAACAAATGTATGAAGCCCACGTCGATACTAAGAAGTTATATGACGCATCTGATAAGACGGGTATTAAGGCCAAAATTGATGCTCTTAACGAGGCTCATCAGAAAAAATATAAGGATGATTTTAATACTTATTGGCGCACTCCGTTTGGTTATTATTCCTTGAAGCCAGGTTGGATTTCTGATAAGAGTAAGAGCGACTATCCCGTAATTTACTGGCTCAATCCACGGGAACAGGAAAAGAATCAATCGGGCTGGTATACCGTTGAGCAATTGGAACAGTGGATTGAAGGTAAAGGTCCAGTGGTTGAGAAGAAAGAAAAACAATTTGCATAGGAGTATTTTATGAAGCAGCTTATGGAGTATGTTCGCAAGCAGCGCAAGGGTCAGCGGCTCAAGGTTGGCGTTTTGCTTGCTCAGAAGATCAAGACCAAGAAGGGCAAGCGAATCTTGATCGGCTGGAGTAAGTGTAAACTTACTGGCAAAAATGCCGATAAGTTCAATCGCACACGCGGTCTGGAAATCGCAGAAGGCCGTATCCAGAGTCGCCTTGAAAAGCAAGCCAAGACTAAGGTTCCACCGTCTATCAAGGAACAGGTGAAGGCGTTCGTGGAACGATGCAAGGTTTATTTCGAGACGAAGGAAGTGAAGGTGGTGTAATGCCACCGTCTGTTAGGGGCGGGAGAATCCTGGTTGCAGAATCGTACTCTGCTAGGGGCGCGCGACCCTATAGGACTGGAATCAATAGGTTTATCAGAAGGCTAACCAGATTTAGAAAGCGGAGCTAAAAGGCCGCTGAATCCCCAACCCTAACAATTGAGGTTGTACTAAATGGATTACTTAAACAGTAGCCACTATCTCCATCGTGCCTGGGCTAAAGGCTTCTATGCCGTGGATGACAATTGCCCTTATTGCGTTGGCACGCATAAATGGGCATGGTGGTGGGATGGATGGAGTAGTGGCATTCCACATAAAAAGGTGAACAATGCCTGATTTGACGATTGAGTATTTCTATCATTGCGAATCCGCTGAGTCTTTTTCCACTCAAGTTGAAGGGAGCAATGGTAAGAAGTATACCGTCAGTTATGGCTTTGCCTCGCGTGGTCCATATCAATACGACTACACTTGCACTTGCGCCGCTTTCAAATTCAGCAAGGGACAACCTTGTAAGCACATCGAACAAGTCAAAGCATCGGGCAAGCATTGCAATTGGCAACAATTTGATGAAGGTGGGGAATTGTCTGAACAAGGTGGCGAGAAGTGCTGTCCGAAGTGCGGCTCGCCTGTTCGTTCTCAAGGGCATGGTGTTTAATGATAATTCGAGTCACTGATCCCTTGACGTTTAGAATTAAGATGGCCGAGGCACGCCGCTTGCGTAAACAGGGCAAAAAGGTTATCATTTGGGTAGATGATCTTGATGCTCTTTGTAAGGTTTATGATACGGAAGTCATCTGCGATATGCTTAATGGCATCCCATTGCATGTTGAGATTGATGAAGAAAACTTGAAGGTGCGTGATGAAAAAGAAACTAACCAAGGCACAAGAAGTCAAGCAGACGGAGGAGTATATCGCCTTCTTGCGGAAACGGCTCGACTCGAAGAACTATAAGGCGAATGTCTCTGCTGAAGAATACGAGAAAGAAAAGGGGAAGCTGGACAAAGCTAAATTCCGTCTCAAGATTATGAAGGGATAATATGGAAATCGAATACAACCTAGTAAATTACAAAGGCAACGTGGAGAAGGAAACGTCACGCATAGGTGACTACCTTTATAATGCGATTCTCTATAAAGAAGAGAAGATTCGGCTTGAGGATCAACCGAAGGTCGTTTGCGAAGCATTGGGGCGGTTGGTTGAACGTCTCTTAGACAAAAATGTATTGAATCTGGATGATTTCAAATACATTGCAGATTGTGGGTGGGACAGGGAGAGCGATTCGCTCAAGCTAAAACCTGCTGAGAAGGAGGAATAATGTGGCTACTGTAGTTTGCCAATTGTGGGAAGAAAGCGAAGCGGGGTGGGGTTGTCGGCCTGATGGCTGGACGGTACATAAAAGCGAAGCCGACCGCGTAGCTTTTTGTAAGGCGTATTGGGCGCGGCAACCTGCTGGTCCAGCACCAGATGAATACACACGCGAATGCGGCGACCCGTATTTGATGGACCTTGACGCATGTTCAAAGCTTTATGAGGCTTTGGAAAAGTCTAATAATGGGGTTTGGGGCGAAGGAAATCGCCCGCCAACGTCTAAATAACGTTATGGAGATGAATTTTAGGGAATATGCGGAAGCATATTGGGGCAAAGCATTAGGGGCTATTGGCGGCGGTATGTTGGGTGGAGTGCCTGGCGCTATTGGTGGCGCTTGGCTAGGACACAAAGCCGATCAATGGTATGATAAAGCAATGAACCCCCAACAGTACAGCAAACCAGACCCTAAGTATTTCGTTTACTATAAGGATATAGGCGGGAATGTTAATAAGGAATTGTTGCCAAACGAGTATATTCCTATTGACAGAAAGTGGGAGAAATTAAACGCAGACCCATCACATCCTTATTATTACTATGGCGATGAGAAACAGAATAAGATTGTTACGAGAGTAAAGGCGGGTTATCAGAGCTATCAACGACAATCAAAGCAAGGTCAATACCCAAGGGGTTATTTCAACCCACGTTATCAGCAAGGCTACGGTCAGCAAGGCTACGGTCAGCAAGGCTACGGTCAGCAAGGTCAGCAAGGCTACGGCGTGTATGGTCAACGTGGTTACGGTCAAAGCTGGCGATAATTATGCAGTTTCCAACTTTACATTGTCATTGCGAGAAAGGCCATATTTGGGCGACATTGATCCCTGAATATTGGTTTGAGGTTAAGGACATTCAGTGTCCAGAATGCTATGGCGTCGTAGTTAAAATGAAGGCTGGAAACTGGAAAACTCTGGAAGAAATTCAGCAAGCCTACGGGAATCGAGGTTGTACTAATCCTCCTGACGGTGAACAACAAAAATAGTCAGGGGGTATTCAAATGTATCATTGTACAACTTGCGGAGCGCCAATTTCGGCAAATGCTCCAATTTGCTTCAACTGTGGTGAAACGGCAAGCGACGGCTGTAGTGGCTGTTTCGTTATCATCGGCTTCATTTTATTCCTCATGTTTGCTGGATGTTGTGGTGGGTTTCTCTAATGGAACACGTTGGAACAGCGAGAGTAGTTAAGGCGTTGGTCGAATGCGCTGAAAAGCTTAATGGAGCGTTAAGCGGCGCACAACTGGCCAAGTATGAACCTTTGTTCACACTATTGGTGTAAAATGCCATTCTTCCTAAATGATAAGGAAGTTCAGCCTGACGATGAAGGCTGTTTTGAGGCGAATTGCAGTGTTTGTTTTTCTGACAAACAGTGTCATTCGATCACTTATCCTAAGATTCAGGAGATATGTGCCGCCTTCAAGATCACTCCGCATTCATTTGCAGTTTGTAAAGATTGCTTTAAGAACGTGGATAAGCGATCCTTACAGACTAATATAATGGATTATTTCGTCATGGACGAATTATATCGTTGGACAATGGGTGCAAAGGATGGTGTTGTAAGAAGCGATTTGGAATTTCGTACTTTGATACAGGTGGCTATGGATCAAGGTATTCTTTATCGTGAAGAGAAGCGAACCCGCCATCGCTATACAAAAAATGAACGTATAACCCACACAGGGCTTATTAGTATGCTTAGAAGGGAAAATACAGGTGATTTTACTCCTAGCTCGCTTTACCAAAGTTTGTTTAAGAAGTTGTATGATGGATAAATAGAGAATATTATGAAAGATTCTAGGTCACAAAAATCCTGTAAAATGAAGAAGAAAGAGCTTCGCGCTAAACGCGCTGCGATCATCGAACGGGCCGAGAAAGATAAGACCCCACCTAAAATCTTCATTTTGTCTCAAAAAGTCCGCAATATGCCAGTAGCCATTGAAGCGGCTTTTAACGGGGAAAATTTCCCTTATAGTGAACGTAAGATTCAGAACGTTATTCAGGCAAAAAACAAACATCCCGACCCAGCTTTCTTAAAGCGAATCTTCCTTCATTTCGCTAATTTGAAAATCGAATTTGCTGACAAGAAACCAACCTACGCTGCAACAGGTTCCGCCCCTATTGATATACTTACGAATCTGGCTCACTATCAGGGTGATGTAATTCGTGAAGTAGAAACGTGGAAACCCAGCAGTCATAATCTTCAAAAACAGGTTTATTCTTTCGCACGGCATTTGTTTGCAAAATACTACATTCCAGCTTTCATGGACTCCGCTTGGACGGGTGGCCCTGGCAGCTTGTATATGAATTGGTTCGTTCAGATTGGGCAAGGGCATAACATTCGCACAATGAATGGACTGCCTATTCCCTTGACAAAGAAAGAAGCCCATCTGACAATGGAAGCGCCGAAGGATTTCACCATCCCGCAAGCAATCCGTTATGGGCAGGTTTTGAATCTCGGTGGAGACGAGCGGTTAGTTCGCCAGCTTCTTCGTACCCGAATTGGAGTGAATTTCGAGAATAATGAATTTTGGGTGAGCGTGTTTCGTTGGCTGCTCTTACACCCCATGCTTGACGTTGCCCATTATGCTCCTGTTGTCGATTACATTTTCAATCAGAAATTCGTTCCGTATCGCATGGATGAGAAAGGATATATGGTTTGCGCTCAACCTAATTTAAGCATGAAAGGCCGCGACCCCGAAAGCCTGCTGCGTCAAGTTGAAGCGTGGCATAAGCAATTAGGGAAGGAAAAGAAGGGCAGCTTTTCTCAGTGGGCATCTTCGGGCATTAAGGGCTTTTATAGCAAGAATGACCGCGAAAATGTTATTCGTATGATTCAGGAGATTTGCACGCAAAAAGAATTGATTAACGAAGGTCGGGTAATGAAGCATTGTGCGGGTTCCTACGCTGGTTCCTGCGCTCAAGGGCGTATCTCCATTTGGAAGTTTGAAGAAATGTCGGCGGAAGGGATAGAGAAGAGATTGACAATCGAAGTCAGCAACCGCGATAAATCTATTACTCAGGCTCGCGGTAAGTATAATGCTATTGCAAATGCCAGCGATAAATACTGGCTTAACCAGTGGGCAAGAGAAGCGGGATTAGGTGTTTCTCGCTATATGATATAATGGAAAAGATTAAACCTGGAATAGTAGTTAAAGACTACTATGGTAATGAAACCACAATATATCCCACGGGGATAGAGTGGCTTTTTGCATTTGCTTTTAAGGGATGCGATTGGGCTATTAAGCAATTGGAGAGTTTAGAACCACATAGATATGATGCCGAAATCTGGAAGGGTGACGGCATTTGAAGGAGGATTAACATGGACGAAAACAGAACACTACAGGACGTACTGGCGGCTTTGGATGAATTCCTGATTTACCGTACTGATGGTAAATTGCAGGATTTGTTGAAGGTCCGTAACAAATTGCGTCAGGAACGACAGGAGAAGGAACATGCTGGACATGCTACTCCGCTTTCCAGTGGCTGGCCTTGCGTGTGGCCTTGGTACGGCGGTTATTAACCTCTAATTGAGGTTGTACTAATTGGGTTGTAGCTTGCACAAAGGATCGAACTTAGCGTTTCCATGTAGGGTCGTTGTATTGACCATAGGTGCGTGGTGATGCTCTTAAACCATGTGGCGTTGTTTCTGGTGGTACGAAACTTTGATAATACCGTAATTTATTTTTAGGTTCACTTAACCACCTTTGAAAAGCATCAACAAGCGAAACTCCTCGCCCTTGTCTTATATCATCAATTTCCTGAATGGCCTTCGGGTCAAGAAGATCATACAGGTTTTTCAGCCTCTGAGGTAAATCGCCATATTGAGGGTTCCATTTACCTTTAACATACTGTTTGAACCCTTCATTGAAAGCTTCCATAACCTATTTAGCCGATGGAGAATGATATTCTAATGTATAAATACAACCAATAAAGAAGCCTAAATTATGTTATGAAAAATGAATTAAAAAGTTTATTAATCGGTGACGATAAGCAGCAATTACTCAAAGAACTAATAATGTCTCTTAAATCTATATGCCAGGAACTAGACCTGGATTTTGATTTAGCCTTAGATAAATCTGATCCGCCTGTTGAATTTGTCTCAAGTGATTGCGAACATGTAAAAGCGTTCCCCTGTGGCGGCGACTCGGTTTTTTGTCCAACTTGCAACAGTTTCATTGTGAAGGGTAAAATGGGGGGCATGGACGTTTCTGATTACCTGAAAATAAACCACTGGCGGTGAATTGCGGTTGTACTAATCAAATCGGAGCTTTCCAAAGGCAAAATTCGTGGTAAAATAAACTATGTTGCGCACTGACGGAAAATATGAAATTTACATTCTGGAGTTTAGCGTCAAGGGTGAGAACAAGTGGCATACACTTAGCTTCGACGCTGCCTGGGTGTCTCCAGAATTGTATAAAACCAAAAAAGAAATTTGGAAGACGTTCAGTGCATGTGGTCAATGCTGGCAAGAAATAGGTATCCACGGCACTTATGACGTGGAAATTGCGATTAAGTTATATGTTTTGCTTACACAATATGGCTTGCAGAAAGAACGGTATATGTACCGCGTAACCAAGAAGACCATTTCGCAAGAAAGCGAAGTTTTATGGTGTGGATGAAATGGACGAATTAGAAAAATTGAAAAAAGAGAACGAACAGCTAAAGCTGACCATCAAGCAACTGCGTCAGCAGTTAGAAGCTTATCAGCAGCAGTCGCGGCGTCAATTCCATGATGACTACGACCACGTTCCCTATCACGAACATGACCGTGACTAATTGAGGTTGTACTAAATCATGGTAGGAAGATCGGCGTGCAATGGATTTGTTGGAAGGACGCTGGCCCTAACCTAGACTAGCCTATGGTATGTCTGGATTCATTCCTTTTAAGAACATTTACGGGGTAGTAAAACAACAAATGGAAAATTCAAATGGGGCTAATGGGTCCAAAACACCCGACTGTTCGGGTTAGAGTCCGATATATGGACGCAAGGATTGATGTGATTCTTGCGCCACTAATCAAAACACTCTGGCAATATGGCATTGTGACACTGAATTGTTGCCAGGAGAACCGTCCAGGCATTGCCTGGATTCAGTTTCAAACTCCGTGGGACGCAACCAACTTTCTCAACGTGGTAGCTGACCTTCCTACTAAGCAACAGCTTAAAACCTACCAATTTTGGGATACAACGTATGGTCGCATTACCCGCGAAGGACAATTTGGCGAATGGGAATATAAATGTCACGTTCGCAACGAAAATGAAAACATTGGAAAAGCACTATTTAATTTCGCTATTTCTGTTCGCTTTCCAGTGACCGATCTTCCTGCAATTATGAAAGCATTTGGGGACAAACAAAGAGTTTTGGAGAGAATTCGTAATGTATATTAATAGTTGGAATACCGTCCCCGATGGGGCGAGAGTAATTGAGGACACATACAACGAGGTATATGTAGTCTTTACCAAGGATGACAAGAAATGGCTACGGCAAGTCGGCTGGCAGGTTGGCGATAAGCCTGTGCCTGATTGTGAGCGACCATGCGATTTTGAGCCTGATTGCATTTACGATCAACCCTGGATACGCCTTGATTGAGGTTGTACTAAACCATGTATGATCCAGAAGCAAGTTTTACCGCTAACACTGAATTTGACAAAATGGCAGCAAGAGTAGAACAATTTGCCCAAACTCTTAGAGCTACTACTGATGATTTACCAGCGGCAATACGGGTTGGTGATGGCTTGAAGCAAGCTGTTGAGTTACTTCGTCATCAATATGACGAATATCTCAATGAATTTGATCCTGATAAGAAAGCAATGCTCCACAAGCGATGGCACGCGAAAGTTGATGAATTTCTTGCAATACTAAAAGGAATGGCTGAACAACTATGATAAGCGGCAAACTAGACCATGAGTATGATACCGAGGAAGGGGAGCTATTCGAGCTTGAAATCGAATACTCCTATGTCCCATATACCCCCGCCAAACTGACTGCTGATCCCTATTACAGTGAGCCAGCGGACGGCGGCGGCTGTGAAGAAATCATATTCAAAGTCGTAGGCTATCGTCAATATGATGAAAACAATGATGTTACTCAGGATTTGCCAAAGCTGACTCCTGAACAGAGTAAGAAACTAACGGACAAGTTTGATAAAATGGTAAGTGATAGTCAGCGATTGCAGAACTATTTCCAAGACCTTTGTAGCAGAGACGCTGAACGATCAAGGGAGCCTGATTATGAGTAATATCCAATACTACTACGGTACGAAAAAGGTTCGCCAAGCAATCGGCACCATTTATCGTGGTGACTTTGAAGGCGATTTTGGCGAAGTCCTTAATAGCTTTATGGCAGAGTATGCCAGTTATAAGAAGTATCTTGATGAACCGCATGAAGTAACGGAGCGAAGCGGTTATGGAAAGCATTTGTATCTTGACGGCACGGATAAGAAGACCGTCAAGTTCGATAGCCTGCATCTTGACTGGCAAGACACTTATGACGACGAAAAGGAATTGCGGGTTGTCGGTGAGCGGGCAATGGATGCTGGTGAACTAGCTGCCTATGAAGCAGAACTTGAAAAGTCCAAGGAACGTGAAATTGAGCAACTGCGCAAGCTAAAGGAAAAGTACCCGAATGTCTGAGGCATTAAAGAGCGGTCAGACAGTACAAATTGAAGGGGAGTCGCCGTTAATTGCGGTTGTACTAATTCAGTCATGAACATCAATCAAAAACGAGAAGTCATCCTTGAAACTCTTTGGAGTGAATATGATTTTGGGGATGAAGTAGTCAAAGACGTTAATGGGTGGGAGCGCACTAGCGTTGACGACTACAACCGCGTGGTTTTCCTCGAAAAGGGCGACGAATCTTCGACGCGGGCCGTATTTCATGTCAAGTTTAAGAAAGGCACCGTAGAAGTCGAGAGTCATGGCTTTTGACAAACTGAGAATTCATATGGAGGGCTATATGCTTGAAGGCAACAAGATTCAACTAGAAATGGTTGAAGAGTTTCAATGTCCTGGCTGTATCAATGGTCATGGTCCTGAAACTTGCAAGTCATATAAACTGAAAGAAGACTACCTGGGTGGCAACCCACGTTACTTTCAGTGTGAAAACTGGCGTCCATCGACGTTCATGAGTGGCGTGGGGCGTCTTTGTCTTGGCTTGCCCAAAGGTTTTTTGCGCACGGGTAGCGTGGAATTTGGTGAAAAGACACCGAATTACTTGCGGCTCTATGAGAATCCTGAAAATCGTCCCCAATACAACAGGTTTAATATCCCTGTTTGGGCAATGGAGAAAGACGGATACCTCTATGTCCGTTGTTTCTGCCCACGAAGTTGTTGGGTATTCGTGGATGTAATCAAGGATGGCAAGGTTGAAATGGCGTCCTTTAAGGATGGCGCATACGAGCATAAAGCTATCAACGTGGGTGAGTTTTACGATGAAATCGACTAACAAGGGGACAAAATGATTAATTTCTTCATTCTCAACGGCGATCAAAAGCGAACCTGTACCGCTTCCGACGTGAGTAAAGCGACTCAAATTTTGTCGCTTATGTTTCCTACCAGCAGGGGTTATATTGTCGAAGACAATAAGGTTGTCTTCGCCCATAATATGACCCCTGATGAAGCTGAAACTGTCGCTGGCTTGAAGCCTATGCAATCCATTACGCTTCTGGCTCCAAAGGCCGCTCTGGTCAAGCCGAAGAAAACTAAGGCTAAGAAGCCTGTTGTCAAGGCCAAGAAGACTAAGCTCAAGAGCAAGGTCGTGGTCAAGAATAACAAGAAGCCCGTCGTCAAGAAGACGGTGGTTAAGTCCAAGGTCAAGCCGAAGATTAAGGCTAAGAAGTCTGTCAAGGCTAAGGCGAAAGGCAAACGCTAATGGCCATATCTTGGGAGAATCAAAATGAAAGCAATAGAAAAGAACTTGCGAGAGATTCTGGATAAGATGGATGTTCCTGCCATGCGGAAGGAATTAACGGTTCCTAATCTCCGCTGGTTGCAGAGAAATCTGTTCATCCGTAATAAGGATAAGGATGAATTTCCATCTGCTGTCCATTTTATCGCTACATTGCTGACGTTCCACGGTGAAGACCCACGGATTGGAGCAATTGATGCTCACTAGATTGAGTCCAATGATTCCTGAAAACGGAGAAGGCATCAAACGGAATTCATTGCTTTGTATATCTGATTTCATTTTCTGGCTTAACAAGAATAAGCCCGAAGTGTTCAAAGAGGCTGTAAAAGCTGTTGACGATTGTAAAACAGCTTTTAATGACCTTGATAAGCACGTTGAACTTTGGAGAAAGTAATGAAAATTGTATCAAATTAATTCGTAGGGCTGTGGGCTGTTCCGTGCGATCATCCCCGTGATTACGCTGAAATTAGGAGCTAATATGCACCCGTTTCATCGAGACATGCTTAACAAGATTCAGGAGAAGTGCCTGAATTACCCGACCAATCATCCTCTCAAGCGGAGTAGCAACGTCGCTTTCAGGGATTTGTTTGATCCTTATTGCGACGAATACAAGGGTATTGATGACGATACTCGACTTGCCATTCTCCGCGAAATGTTCAAGGAAGGCATGATTACAAGCCTTCTGGTGTTTTATAAGTGTTTCATGGACATATTTGCGGAGAAGCGGCCAGACATTGCAAACGCGGCACCTGATGCACTAGCACTACTGCTAGAACACGCAGTCGTAACTCCAATTGTACCCAAGAAGGTGTAAGATGACCCAAGAAGAAGCTGCTAAGGTTATCGCAATCCTAAAAACCGCCGATGGTGGTTGTAAGTTTTGTGCAGCAGAACTATTGAAGAAGTTTTTTAAGGATTTCCCTGAGTGGAAATCATTGGCTAAAAAGAAATGAGCGATTTCAAAATTAACGGCGTACCGTGGGAAAATTGTATTAGGTCGCCATACGAAGATCGAAGTATGCCTAAAGGAATTATCCTCTGGCTTGATGACGTGCGTGAAATGCCTGCCCATTATACGCATTGGGCCAAGACTGCCCGCCAAGCCATTGAACTTCTCCAAACAGGGGAAGTTAGCGAGTGTTCGCTGGACCATGACTTAGGCAATCAGATTGAAACTGGTTACGATGTTGCGAAATGGATTGAAGAACATGCCCATGACGGGACACTCAAACCGATTCGTTGCAGGGTTCATAGTCAAAACCCTGTAGGCGCAAAGAACATTAAAATGGCACTGCAAAGTGCTTATAGGGCATGGGGAACATGAAATCATTGCCATTATATCCTGGTGCTAGACAATGTGTGCGAAGTGGGTTTTGTTGTAAAGTCGCACCTTGTCCGTTCGGTACTTGGGATGAATTAGCCCATCAATGTAAACATCTTGTAAAGGATAAAAATGGGCAATACGAATGCGGAATCTATGAACAAATCGTTAGTAACCCGCACAGTGGATGGCAGTTCGCTCCAGCGTTCGGTGCGGGCTGTTGCTCCCCCTTCAACTCCGACCGTCAACGAATTATCAAAGAAGCAATTGATCGTGCTAATGGCATTGTTCCAAGCACTCCTGAATAACACCATGAGTCCTGATGTACGAGAACTATCCATTGGCGCGACGTGCGGCGCATTGCGGGGCATAATGGACGAAAAAGAAGTGGAGCAAATTGCGCGGCGTCTTATGAATTTCCGTCAAGGCAACATTATGGACTCAATGTTCTAGGAGGTAGAATAATGCACTGCCGCGACGAAAAGTGTCTTATATTCGCCAATGCAATCCTTTCCATGATGAAAGGACTAACAGCAATGGAAGCCAAACCATTGCACGGCGAAGCCCAATTAAACTTTTGCGTGCTGCCAATTCTTAATGCAGTCCAAGCAAAATTGGAGCAATTTAGAGAAGGCGAAGACGTTAAAGTGGACGATTTTGATGACCTTTGGAAAGGTAATGTATAATGGTCGCTCTGGCTGATAGATTGGCTATTCCTAACGGCCCGCGCTATGGCTGGCTCCAAACCAATGATACCTATTTGCTCTGCGAACTAAATAACATTTTTGGTAAGGAACTATTCATTCGCGGCGCAGTAGAGAGTAAGCAAAAAGGCTCAGAAAAAGCCAATGAGTATTTCGATAAGCATTTAGAAGTGGATTACTTCATCTATTCCACTGACGCGCCAACGCAGTGCGACTTAGTTTATGTGGAAAAAAGTCGTATATTGTTTTATCGGCCTAGTAAAACTTGGTCGCGTGGTCGAAGCGGGCGGTCCCATTTTAGACCAGCTTCATGTAGGTTTGTTAGGCTGAAACGGCAAATTCTGACGATCTTTGATGAAGAGTTGTACATCAAAAAGTAATTGCGGTTGTACTAATCCAAGCATGGACACACTCAAATCCTACCTGGAATCTTCCATCTTGGCCTGGAAAGACTCGGCTATTGCAGCTTACAATAAGCTGATTCTCGACCACGGCGAAAGGTTCTGTGGAGTAGTGCCTTCTGACTCAATCGAGGAGACAAGAAAGTGGCGCAAGGCTCGCAAGCCTAAGATCAAGCAATGTTTCTATAATTCGCAGATGTTTATACTAACCGCTGACAATGGCCTGTATTATGAAGGCTATTGCTTTGACGGTCTAATCCCATTTCATCATGCCTGGGTTGTCATTGATGGCAAAGTGGTCGATTTCACCCTGGAATCGCGGGATAAGTCGCTCAAACGTCAAAAGATTAAGAATACTGCCAGTAACCCTGTATATCTTGGCGTGGTCGTACCGAAACGGTTCATTATGACTAATATTGTCAAAACAGGCGTGGCTGAACCTTTGGCACACAAACACTATCTTAAATCAGAATTAAGATTTTTGTGAGGTAATTTAATGGAAATAGGTCAATGGGTCGCCCGCACTAAAACCCCCTACGAAGACTTCGACAGATTCACCTGAAGGCCACACTCATTCGGGCAGGTTGTCCGAAGAATAGATGAAGAATATAATCCCCCGCAAGAAGTATACAAGGTGAAACTGTTTTGCCCTAAGTGTATGCACAACAATGGTTTGGGTGAACCATTTGATGATATGCCAGCAGAAAAAGACTGGCATATTGAAGAGATTGTAATACTAGATAGTTTGGAACTAGAAAATAGAATATCGAAACATGAAAAGGAATGTTATGCCGCCAGCAATTTGTAATGGATGTGGAAATGAATCTCCTGCGTGGGATCAGCTTTGTGAGGTTTGCGCACAGTATGTAACTTGCCAGAATTGTAATGGTAAGTATAAGCGTGGTCAGGGGTTGCAGGAAGTTTTCCTTTGTGCTGCCTGTTTACAGGAAGTTTTCACTAATCAGGATGAAGAAGAGGAAGTTTTCCGTCCTAAGAAGGCTCGATCCACGGATGTAACTGAACACAGTGACCCATACGCTGAATATGGGTTCGATCACCAATGGGAGCTTTATGATCGTTGAACTAAAGAAACAGGCGAATGATCTGGCTCAGAATGTTTATCATAATCTCCAAAATGCTGTCATGGCAGCTTCAACTGGTGGGGATTATAGCGAAGATTGGGAGCGAGCAATGCAGAATCAAACTGAATTGCTCGCCGTCATTAACAACCTTAAATACAAACAATCCCAAAAACCACGGAGTACGCCAAATGAATCGCAAGGAACTAACTATGATGGAATGTCCTGAATGCGGCAGCAACAAAGTAACTACCACCATTGAGCATGAAGTGCTTAAATGGGGTCAAGCTGGCGATACGTTTGAATGTGATACGCCAGTTCGACACTGCGAATGCGGTTTTAATTGGATCGACCATAAAGGCATGAATGCCCAAGACCTGGCTTGCTTTAAGTTTGAAAAGAGTAAGGGCATAAACAGAACCAAATTCTGTAGTGATACCGAGCGGCGTTTGTGGGAACAAGCATGAAAACAATTAGAATCCCTGGTCCGTGCCACCGCAAGAACTTATAGATAAGTTTATTAAAATGGGTGCGCCGAAGACGTTAATTGCTAATTCGACCCTAGATGATGATTTGGCAAAGATAATAGCTCTTAAATATTGCTGTTATCTTGAAAGGGCTGACTATGAAAGGGATGACGGGCAACAGAGCAATTAGAATACTCGAATGGGCTGTAGGAACGCTAAGATGGGCTGGTGACACTGATCCCAGCCGCCTCACCCCATTTGAGCGAGAATTACTAGCCAAATGCAGGGAAATAGAAGTCAATATCCCTGGCTATGGCAGGGTGCCGACCCTTGAGGTTAGAGAAATTACCCCCAAAACCAAACTGGTATTAAACGATGGAACCGTATGGGAAGTGGAATCCATAATCAATGTGGATAGCGGTTTATTGGAACTTACGCTGAACGGCATTTTATCTGGCCGACAAATCATAAGGAAACGCCCCACCACCAGAATAGGCTATATCAAGGATTGAGGTTGTACTAATCGAGTTATGAGCAATACCATTCGTGCTATCCCTGGCAGTCTTTGCAACTGTGACAAGTCCTTCACCAAGGACATTGAGCGCGGCCACGTTGACATCCCCAAGGCTGACATTTTTGGTGATGATGTTTGGGGGCAGGGCGGCAAGAAACACCGTAAGAAGATGCTCAAGCGTGCTGCTCGCCGTACCAATAAGGTTATTGAGGGCTAATCAAGTGAGAGGCTATATCTACAATAATCCGAAGCTGGCCTATGAAGGCGATGGCTATTGGTATTTTCTTGATAAGAACCCGCACGCCTATTGGCTTGTACTCCGCGAGCAAGAAGACGGCTATGTATTGCTTGCGCCAATCATCTTTGACGTGATAGACAATCTGCCTGAGTCCGTCATTGATTCTTGCCCTGTCCAAATTGATAACGTAACCATTGGCATCGGGCGGTGCATTACCCGCCCCAAAGAAGACCTAACCACTGAACCAGTAATCTTTTTCAATCCAGAAAAAGCTAAACAGGTTTATAACATTCTGGCGCGTAGCGTGCGTGGAGATGACTAATTGAGGTTGTACTAAACAGTTCAACTAAGGAGGTCACTAATGAGCATGGCATGGGAAGTAACCGAAGAAGATATTACGCAAGTTCTGGTGGCGCACAACGTTACGTTCACTGATGAAGTTAGTGAACAAGTCTGCGAAGATGACGTGGAAGCTGCTGTTCTGAGTTATGTCGATTTCGACAATCAGGTTACGGCAGCGCTGTGCGAGATTGAAGACCAGCTTATCGCTGCTGGCGTTATTAAGGGTGAAAAGAAGTTCAACCCGCCCGAAGGTGATGACGAATGGGAGGATGAAGATGACGAATAGAGAACGGGAATACGCATCCTGTGGGTTTGAATACGCTGAAGGAATTGAACGTGCAAACGTAGTAATCGTGCCTGGCACTGGTCGAGAAGTCAGGAAAATCGAAGAGGGTAGGTGGGAAGCACAACCCTGGAATGATAACTATTGGCTTGAATTCGATGATCTGCTAGACGCCTTGAAAGCGGCAACGAGGCCAAAATGAACTCATTAGCAGTTAAAAAAGGCCGTGAATGGCTAGATGCGAACCATCCTGGCTGGCAAACTAAAATCAATTTCGATACACTTGACCTCCGTATCTGGAGTCGGTGTATTTTAGGCCAAGTATTAGGAGTTGCCAATCTTATACAAACTCCTAACTTGGTCGAGCATGGTTTCTTCTCTGACCATACTGCCGAAACAAACCAAATGATGATCGAATTGTGGAAAAAGGAAATCAATGGAAACTAAGACGCGGGACCGTGTTGCCCTGACAATCATCGCCATTCTTATCCCAATTATTATCAGTTGGGGTTATATGATGCTTAAAACCTACGGACAGTAATATGGAATGGTTCTGGCTCGCCATAGCCTTCGTCATATACATCATTTGCGCTTATCTTACCTATAAGGAAGAATGGCGCAATGAATGGTGGTATATCCCCGTTAGCTGTACTTTCGGTACTGTACTGGTGTTCATATGGTATTACGTTGTAAAATACATCGGTGACAAGGACCGAATCTACTTCTACAGCTTGTGTTGGGACGCAATTCTTGTTGGCGTCTATTATTTCTTACCAATCCTGTTTTTTGGCGTAAAATTGGATAGGTACGGCATCGCGGGACTGGTGCTGATGACTGCTGGCTTGATTTTGCTTAAACTGAGACATTGAGGTTGTACTAATGTGGAGAGAAGTGCTGGAAACCTACCGTTGTCTTGTCAGGGCCAAGAACAATCTTGAATTCCTAAAACGATTGGCGAAGGACAGTGGTTATATCGAAGACGAAACTGGCCTACGCGGTCAGTATGGAGGCCACCGTGAATGAATTTGTAATGGTTTCTCCAATGGGGCAAGTCGTTGCATGGGCTTATGTCACGGCAGAATTGCTCCGCGCTCGTTATAAAGATGACGAAATGCGGTTGCCCGAAGTGGAAGAGTTTATTGAAAATTCAAAACCTGGGCATTTTATTGCCCTTGATGAAGGACATCTTCTTTTTAGGGTGACACAATGCTCAGATTAACCCTTGATTTTTGCTTCTAGCTCTCTAATTTGATCCTGTGTATTTTTCAAAACCCTCTTTAATTTTACCATTTGTAGGTAATCTTTCATTAAATCTGGTCTAGTTTGCGGGATTTGCGGCTCTGATAGGGAACCATAAGTAGAAGAATAACCATGAGGTAATGGTATTGCTTCTGGTATTTCTTCTCCACTTGGGTCGGGCTGGTATCCAGTTGGGAGATTCTTAAACCGTGGGAAACGGGCTTCTAAAAATTCATTAAAAGTTTTCATGAAATTATATATCAAAAATGCGACAAATTATAAGGTGGAACAAATGACTCTTTACGATCTAATTCAGGTGCAGAAGGGGAAAGAAACCGTAATGATGACGGATTCTCTTTCCAAGGTAAGCAACCGTATGCGGACCTTGCGGACCAGTCATAAGGGTAAAAATATCGTATATGTCATTCGTCCGTCAACGGGTGAAAAGTATAGGCGTCCTGCTGCGCCAGGTGGCTATCAGTCTGGCGATTACGCTATCAATCCACCGAGGATCAAATGAAAGAATTCATTGATAATTTGCGTAAACAAGCTGCTGGTATCATGACGGAAGAGACTGCCGAATCGCAAAATCTCACCCTTACCAAAGAGCAATTCATGGCGGATATGCTCAAGGAAAAGGATGGTTTGGCGCTGTTGGATTGTTTGGAAAACGGCGAATGGCGAGTCGCTGAACGTTTGGGCCTGATTAACGGCTATCTCAAGGATGGTGCGCCCTATTTCGACGTGCCACGGTGGAACAATCTGGTTGCCCACTTGAGGATTGTAAACAGCGTATGAAATCCCAACACATAGAAGTCAAGACCGTTATTGAAGTTATAACTGAGGAAGAAATCAGTTATACGGAAGCAGAACGGCTTGCTCATGAAGTAGTCTCACGCGCATTGGAAAAACAATTAAATAACATTGTTGAAAGAACAGAGAATCTTTCTCCACCTTTCTTTAACTTTGAGGTGAGTTATGCTCAAGGATATATTCCACAAAAGCAGAAGTGAGTTGGAACGCATGGTTAAGTCTCACAAAAATAGAATGAGACTAATACTCGTTGTGTTTATTGCCTGTCTCGCTGGCATCGCACTAACTGTTGTGATGGTGCTGAATGATTATCAATTCCTTTGGCTTATCCCTTTTTCTTTTGTGATGGCTGGACAATGGTGGCTCTCAAATGGCGGTCGCTGGCGTAAATAGGGTATGGAAGAATTTGTAACTGCCGACCTTCTTAAACCTGGCGATATAATAAAATGTATATGCGAACAAGGATGTGTCAAGCCTGATACATGCCAGCAAATGCACTGTAAAAACGATCCATGCAATACCACGCCACAAGGAACCTGGGAAAAGGTACTCCATGTCGCTATTCAACCCGCCACTAATAGCGACTGGTTTTACTTTACTTTAACCCATAATAAAGAATTTGGGACGTGGGGTAAGAACTTAGTTATACGCTTCAAACCCGATTGAGGTTGTACTAATCAAGTCATGCAAGACCCCAAGCTAGACCTGAAACACTTTCACTGGCATAAGGAAACTCGTACACTCACAACCGAGTTGTCTAGCCTGCCCATTAAGGTGCTGCCTTTCTATATCACTATTGAGAATCCCCAAACGGGGCAGTCTCGCGTGTTTAGAAAGGCAAATGTGGACGCAAACGAAGAAGGTGAAGTGCTGGCTTGGAAGTATGAAAACCTGAGTCATTCACTCCGTTTAACAATTTGGAACGATTAACATGGACTGGAATACTTTCGCTATTTGCTGGTTGGCGACTGCAACGTTTATCAATTTGTTTGATATGCGTTGGCAACATTGGCATATGCCACGGTTTTATTTCTACTTCGTCCTGAATTTCATTATCATGGCTATCGCCTGGCCATACTTTGTGGCGAAGTGGATTTGTCACTGGAAGCGAACCGTCCCTACAAGGCTATACTCATGAAACGTAAGGAAATTAAATCCAAAACCATAACCCAAAGCAATGACGCAACTTCTATCAATTGCAAGCGCGGCAAGATAAAGCGTGCTAAGCGCCATAGCAGTAAGAAGTTGCGTCAAGAATTGAGGAAAGAAAATGCGGAAGGTCGGCAAGATGAAGCTGATGAAGTTCGGTGATATGCACTACGGTCAGTGGTTTCGAGAAGCTAACGGCGACCGTAGGTTTGTGAAGCTGCAAAACGTACTGCCGTCTGGCATCAAGGTTATTTATCGCAGCTTTGAAATTGAGAGCATTCCCGAAGGCCAAGACGCACGGCACGCAAAGCCTGGGCAGGCTTGTAGTTGTTTGCATTTCAATGCCGTCGATCAAGACGGAATTCCAGGCTCTTGCCCTGATTGGCTTGAGTTTGAAATTATCGACGCACCATTTCCACAAAGGATTCATAATCATGTCGAAAGTTCTCACAGTTGATAAGGCTTTAGAAATTCTTTCTAGGGCGAAAAAGCGTGTTGGTGGCGATGCTGCCCTGATCCTAAGTCTCAGTGATAGCGAACTTTACGATGTTAATGTGAATAACATGGTTATTTGCAAAGACAAAGACAATCGCTATGTCGAAGTTCAAGTCAAACACGATGGATTGGTGAAGTAATATGAAATCTGCTTACGATTTTTGCATCTATACTCCTGGTGAACCTGATTATTGGGGACAATTCGATAATCAGAGGGAGTTGTTTAGCTATCTTTCTCTAGCGGTCCCTGGATTCGTACCCCATCTGCATTTGCGGCCAGAAGAAAGCACGGAATTCCGCGCTAATTACAGAGTAGGCGGCACACTGGTTGTAGTAACTGGAATGTAACAATTGAGGTTGTACTAATCGAGGTCATGATGGCTGAAAAGAAAGACTTCATGGGCGTCTATAAGAAGCGATACAACCCCACCAAAGAGGGCTATGGTAACGCTACCGAATGGAACAGCGCATTCAGCGCTCGCATGGGCAGGGATGAAGCTAAGAAGACTCTTGGCGACACTGATCCCCTGGAAGCGCTTGAACTAACTGGCAAACCTACTTGGGAAGAAATCAAGACACAATATCGTAAGCTGGCAATGCGGTATCACCCTGACCGTGGCGGCGATGCTGTGATGTTCAAAAAGGTTCAGGCAGCTTACGAACTACTGGAGGAGCAATACACATGAAATTGTTTCTTTATGATACTAAACGCCAACAGGTTACTGCCCAAAAAGATATGGGTAATTTAACCGAGAAAGATGTTGCTTTGGTTAATACTGTCTTGGAGTTTCTTCAAGATAATCTTGTCACCGATGGCCGATATAAGAATCTGACCTTGGCGGAAAGTATCGACGTAATTTACGACGATGGTGAGCCACAGTTGGTAATCCGTGATGTACAATAAGGAGAGGAACAAAATGGCTAATGCACTCGTTCTGCGGCGTGATGAAGTTCTCCCTGACAATAATTTGTGGGAAAATAGGTTTGAAATTCATTCCGCCACTTCCGACCGCGTTTATATCGTGGCTCAGAACAAAGCAAGGCGGCATTGGGCTTGTTCCTGCCCTGGCTGGCGGCGGCACAGGAATTGCAAGCATCTGGATTGCCTGCGGCTCCCGAACTACGAAAAGCCGCATGAAGTTGTTCTACAATTGAGGTAAAAAATGCACTGCACATTTAGTACCAATATCGACTGCATGAAGCGGTTTATGGGTAACATTTCTGGTCTACCCATCGAACCGTCTGTGGGCGATTTAGTTCGCGTCTGGAAAGATTCGGAATTAGAAGTGTATTTGCAAGTGGTGGCACGGACCTGGACCTTTACAAATGGCTCAGACCCGCACCTTACTTGCGAACTACATTTGCCTAAACATAATTGGGAGTCCTTGGCCCATTTCATCAAGGTAATGGGCGAGCATAACATCCGATGAACACGGTGAGCGGGCAACGGAGGTATAAGCAGCGCCGCAATACCCACGGTGAGCGGTTGCTGTAGACTTATACCCCGCCCCGCAATACCCGCATAATTGCGGTTGTACTAATCGTGGTATAGAACACTAGAACAATGGAGATTACCATGATTCCTGAAGCACTGGAAAAGCGAAACAACGTCCTGTTTGAAAAGCTGGTTCCTGGGCAGGGCCAATGCGATACCCTGGAAGGTGAAACCCTTCGGGCCATTAACCGTATCATCTATCGCTATTACAACGATGGCGATTACTGGTTCGATGGCTATGGTTGCGAAACCGCTGGCCCCGCTGAGTCCTTCCTTCGCCAGTATGGTGTAATCGACCTTCGGATTGAACTTGAAGCAAGCAATGGCACCGAAGACAAAGAGTACGAAAAGCAGCTTGCAATCATGCTGGAAAAGGTTGTCACCTATATCGAGGCGCAGACTGAATATCGTAAGAATTACCACGATATGCTGGATTGCGAACCGCGATATGAGGAGGAATACGAAGAGGAGTACGAGGAGGAATATGAAAGTTAAAATGACCGATCTTGAAATTCAGCAATCAACAGAAGTAAAGGCAGAAGCTCTAAAAGCTATTGCTGCCCTTAATAACCTGATTATCGCTGGCGTGCGGCACGAAAACATCACCAATGCTGATTTTCTAGTCAATACTTGGTTTGATGCCATTATTGGCGAGGAGGAACGATAATGCTTGTTTGGAAGAAAATTATCTGGCTCCGTGAACGTGTCTACGAACAAAAGAAGTGGATTGACCGCTGCGGTGGCAGTCTTAGTGGTTATATCGACAACTATGGCGACCCTGGCATTCCGCCCCTAAAGGACGGCAAGCCGCATATTCTCACTGTCCCTGCTAATAAGCAGCACTTTATCGAGAATAGCCATGCCCGCGTCCCTGGCACGGATGACCAGTTCTACGCCAATTACTACGGCGAGGGTGGCACCAAGATTTATGAAGCAGACTTTAATCGCCTGAAATCCTGGTACACCGAACTCAGTGAATTGCAAATCCATAACTTCGCTGCTCGCCAGAAGGCAGACGAAATGGAAAAGAAAGGCGTCAAGGTAAGAGAGTAATTGCGGTTGTACTAAACAGAGCAACAAAGGAGAAATAAAATGCCGCGAACCGACCCGATCACTGGTTGCTCAGTTATGACCTTCCCTGAATTCATCCACGGTGAAGCAGAACGGGAAGGCAAGGAACCACACGAAATCATGGATGAAATCGTCCAGAGTATCGAAGACGATAATGAAAAAATGCGGCAAGAATACCGCACCAATGCCCTCAAGTATATCCAAGATGAAGCAAAGGAATTGCTCCACGGTTGGACCGAAGATGCCAAACATAACGGCCAAGTCGATAAATTCAATCGCTTTGATTTCAAGACTGACCAGTATATCCACGAAACCCGTGTCTATGACGCTGGCCCCCGCCCGCCACAACCTATTGCCGTGATTGAAGTTGTGGACGTTGATTTCAAGCAGACTTTTCGTAGTTCGGGGTCCAAGATTGTCGCCAAGTGCGCGGCAGACGACGGCAAGGAATACACTTACACTCTGACCCGTAGTGACTGGTCTGGTTCATTCTATGAACCGCCAGATTGCGATGTTGAATTGACGTGGGAGTAATTATGCCTTCATCTGAAGATTGCATTGATGCTCGAAACAATGTCCGCGAATGGGCTATTCAAGCCTTAATTTAGGACTAGGACTACCAGAAGTCCCGCTCCACATTTCAATTGGTCACGGAGTTTTATAACTTTTGATCCTGGGAGCGATAATTTCATCAATATAAATGGCGCTGATTTCATTCAAAATGAAATTTCGCTTATTGAGTATGCAGGACACAGCTTCGCTCCCCGAACCGCCAAAGGGGATATAAACTAAATCGCCTTCATTGGAACTAGCCTTGATAATCCGTTCGCACAGCTTGAGGGATTTTACAGTAGGAAACGCTGATCCATCACTAAGGTAAAAGCGTTCTTTTGAACTTTGGCTTGCTTCGGTTATATCTGCCCAAACGTCGGTGCATCTTTTGAATTTGTTCTTGCGTGGCTTGCCATCGAATCCTAAATCCTTGCGGTTTGTAGGCTCATCCAGGTATATTGGGTTCCAAATGTACTTATCGCCTTTAGCCATGAATACTAATTCTTCTCTGGAATGGACAAAACCCTTTTTCGTTCCTCTGCCCCTGCTGTTTCTTTGGGTTATCCAATTGATTACTTTGAATAAGTTGTTCTGCTCTACCCACTCGGCCAATCGAAATAGGGGGTAGCCCTTATTATAACCAATGGTCCCCCATAGGTAGAACGTACCATTAGGCTTTAATACTTTATGGCACCCTTTGATCCAGCGCTGGCACCAAGCTAGGTATTCATCAAGGGATTTCCAAATGAAATCAAATTCGCCACATATTTCAAAATAAGGCGGATCGGCAATGACTAAATCGAATATGCTGGGTTCGCAAGAATCGAGATATTCAATGCAATCTATGTTGTTTATTGTATTGAGTTCCATACCTGTTCAATAATTCAGTAATCGCGGACAAAAAATACAGCAATTAGCGGCATCTGAAAAAAATACAGCAGATGCCGCTTTACAATCGGAAAAATCGTCGTAGAATAAGGTTATCGCGGTTGTACTGAACAGGGAAGCGACACCTCATTAGGGAGAAAACTAGCTTTATGTTCCAACCAAAACTGACGGTTTCATCTTCTCACAAGGCTGAAAAACTTGTGAAGATCATGGGTGGTAGCTCGTTGCCATATAGTAACAAAGGTGTTACTGTAGATCAAGTCAAAAAGATCATGGATGGCGTTATTGCGTCATCGGGTTACATGTCGTTTGTCCTTAATGCCATGTTGGGTGGTTTGGGTGATATTAAAATCTGCACCAAAAAGCTTGAAAAGCAGTTAAGTGACCCTGAAGCTTACGGATGGCTCCAGAAAAAGGGCGTGCAATATGTAGTTGATGGTAAGTTTAAGGGCGTATGGACACGGCAACACGTCCTTACTATTGGCACTACTTTGTATCGCTGGTATGAGGATGAGCGCCGCAATCCGTTAATTTGGGGGACCGAGCAAGCCGCTAAAACTATCGTTTATTGCTCTGTTTTCCTCTTACTGCCTTGTATCGAATGGCTCGCCCGCCGCAGGCTAGTGATTCCTTTAGTGTTTAGTGCTAATAGGAATAATATCACTCTCAGTGCGCAAAAAGAACTTGAATGTCTTCTGGACCTATATGAGCATGTAGAGCTTATTTTTAATGGCGAGCGCCTACCTCTCAGCTATGTTAGAAATGAAATTTTGGATAAGAATATCCGAGCGTGTTATGATAACCATAATACAGACTGGACTAATTTGGTCTTTAACCGCGAACCTTCTGCCCTGGCCCGCTTCGTTGAAAAAATCGTCCTTAATAACAAAGACGTAGATTGCACTTTCGTCCCAATTTTAGATGAGGTGCAAATTGGTTCCGCTGTCGGTGGGCTGGTTGACCGCGTGATGCAACAATTAAAACTTATTAAGTCTGACCAAGAATTAAAGGCATTGGTTTCTTAACCCTTTTTACGACGGAGGATTTAATGTTTATTTTCGTGTCTGCTACACCTGTCTGCCTAGTGATTGACGAAACTCACTATGGGACTGAGTATCAAGGTGCCTGCCGCTGGCTTGTTCGCCTATCGGCAGGGCGCATTCATTCAGGAATTGACGAAACTTACTATGGGATTGCGATTTTTAACGGCACAACTTTGTCCTAACTGTAATCAAGAGGTGTATATGGCTATTCATATTAGGGAAATCGCTGTCTCTGCTACTCCTACTGAACAATGGACTAAGTTCAAGTATGCCCGCTGTCCATTGTGGATTGATGAAACCCAAGGTCAATGGCTCGCACGTTTTAATGGCATGGTGCTACCTACGCTCTCAGGCGTTGAGCCTACGCCGCCGACTGTCCTTGCCCTGGAAGATGAATTTCCATCGCTTCGCCCCTATCTGGCGAATTCCGAAGACAGAAAGAAGTATAATCTCTGCAATGATCCTAAATTTGCCAAAGAACTTCTATCTGTCCTTTCTGGCCTTGTAAGCAAGAATAAGAATTGCGTCTTCTTGCGACCTGATAGCCGCAAGAAAAATTGCCGCAAGCTGACCGAGATTTTAAGTGGAATGGACCAGCATATCAAGTTTGATATGCTCACCTACTTTGGAGCGCTGGATAAGGCTCTCTTTGGTGACAGCACTAAGAATCAGATGAAGACGGTAAAGGAAGTTCTGCTTGACGGATACCGCAATAAGGATGCTTATGCAATCTTGGTGACTGGTAGTGGTCGCAGTAAATACGGGGATTCCTTCCCGAACATCATGTCTTATCATTTTGATTTCTATAATTCTCCCTTTAATTGGGAGAGTTTGCGGCAAGCAACGATTGGCCGCTCTTGCGGATTCTTTAAGGATTCTTTCGTCTACATGCGAAAGAATCTGGTCCGTGAATGGAATTATTATTATGCCAATGGTTGTAAGGACGACCGCGTTGATGGACGCGACCCTAGCAATCGTTCCAGGCATTATCTCAATAAACGTCGTCGTGGTCGGGCTTCGCTAACCGCTCGCATTAACTTCCAAGATTGGAGTAGCTTCAATGCGTGATATTAACTCTTCTGATATTCAGACCGATTTGATTAAGGATATTCAGAAGAACTTATGGGAGAATCTGAATAATTCTAAATTTAAGCGGCTGCAAGCCCCCGCCCAAGTTGGCGCTGCTGATATGCACTTTTATAAAAAAGTGTTTCCTAACGACGTTTTGAAAGCGTTGGAGTCTACAGGCACCGTCTTTTCTTTATGGGGAACAGTAATCACGCTTAAAAAGCGTAATCGTCCTAACCAAAAGCTTTATATTGGGTGCGGTCCTGATGGCTTTGCACCTGTCGGCCTTCGGTGGTGTCGGGACGCCACGGAATGGAAGCAAACAAATAAGCAGACTCGCCAAGTGGATAAGAGAGGCAATATCCAGATTTGGCGACCGCAGATTATCGTTACCATGCGGCCACAACATCTTTATGATAAGTGGCGCAATGATTCTTATTTTACTTCCGACAATGACAAAAGTGGCGGAAGTCGTAAATTCATTACAAGCCGTATCATCGCTCAACCCGAATGGAAAGATGTTAAAATTGTGCCGCTCCAGGTAACACTCAGGATCACTAGCCATAGTAGCCACAGCTTCCCCACAGAAGCCTTGCAATACTCTAAAGGTATTGAAACCACAGAAGAGAGTCGGCATCATCATGATGATGAAGAGTTTCTTAAGGATTCAGATTTCAAATCAAGACTTGGCAACGAAGAAGGACATATTAACGGGATGCTGGACTACCTGCGTAAGATTAACAAGCAGTATAACGAAGAGGTTGGCGTATCATGGTAGACTGGACATTACGAAACAATAAACGTTTCCAAAGAGAACAACTCTTCGTTGGCGTGCCGCCTGTCACTAACTACCTGACCCTTCCAGGGAACCAGGCGCTTGATGTGATTGAAGGGGCAAGCGAAGGAATTCTTACTAAGGGAACGCATATCTGCGCTGCCGAACGAGATAAGGAAGCCTATAAGGAAGCCAAAATTTGGTTCCGTGACAATTGGCCTGGGACAGTAAGTTTTTTCTGTGATGATTTACACCAGCTTAAACTAGACCGTCCTTATGATCTAGTCTTTCTGGATTATTTGGGCAATATCAGTCGAAGCGGAATTACATGGATGGAATCGGAATTACAGAATAATTTGGCTCCACTGGCACGGGTTGCTCTTACCACTCTCAAAAGTTTTCGTGGCAATAAATTCTTTGCTCATTTGTATGGTAAACTCCATCAGGAATTGCCAGCACTAATGAAAAAAGATGCTATTACCTGGAGAGATAGAGGAAGTTATCCGATAAGTATGCTAGGGTATTTGTCGGTCTATAGCGTCTTGCTAAAGACGTTTATTTTCACCAGGAATGTTTACCATATTTCTGCTTATTTTTATGGTGAAAACACTGCATCGGTTATGATCTTTTTCACCATTGATTTTAAGGAAGGGGTCCGCTGCCTAACACCAGAAGAAATACACGCTCAGCAAATAATTAGTGGCGTTTTAGGTTGTTCTGTTTCTAAACCATTTTCAGGAGAGGTTCCAATGGCAACAGCTAGTGAGTATGTGGATAAGTTCTTGGCCGCTCCCAAGACTTATGACAGTATGCGGGGCTTGAAAGCAAGCCTCACTAAGTTCTGTGAGAAGAAAGAGCGCGAGACTGGTACACCCGCTCGACGTTTTCGCGCCGCTATCAAGGCGGTCATTACCCGTAAGGGTGGCGACTCAAGCAGCTTGTAATTGGGGTTGTACTAAACGTGATGGGCAATCACGTTAAAAGGCCCATAGGAGTTTGAAATGAAAAAAGACCCAATGGTTGTCCTAGAGGAACTTGTCATAAAACATGGCGTTCCTGCTGTAATTAGTGCGCTGCAAAGCGCTATAACTATGGAATAACAATTACGAAGTATTACCTATTGTAGCAGATGCTTTAGAGGAAGCTGGCTGTACAAATCAAAGTATGTTAGATCACTTTAGAAATAACAAGGAATGGACAAGGGCTGATTGGTATGTGAGGAAACTTAATTAACGAAGAACTGCCCGAAGCACTCACTGAATATGAAACCGAGATTACTGAGTAATTGAGGTTGTACTAATCAGGGCAGAACAAGTCACCTAACTCTTAATGGAGAATAGAACAATGTCTTACCTGATGATTAGGAATCCTGGCGTTGCTGATCCCTCCGCTTTTACCCTGTTGGGCGTTTCGACTACCCGCTACTCTGGCACCGCTGGCACCATCGGCCAGTATGGTAGCGGTAGCAAGAATGCCCTGGCCAAGTTGCTGCGGGATAATCATAATCCCGTTATCGTTCCTGGCAATTTGAAGATGGAATTCTTCTCCCGTCCCCGTATCATCGGTGGACAGGAATTCAATCAGGTTTGCGTTAAGTATTCGGGCAAGGATTTTGACGGCACTAGCCGCACCTCTACCGAAGACCTTGGCTTCACCCTGGAATGGGGCGTCCAAGATTGGACCAACATTGCAATGGCGTTTCGTGAATTTGTCGCTAATGCAATCGACGGTGCTACCGTGTCTGGTGGTACTTATAAGGATGTGGAATTCGAGGTGGTCGATAAGCCCCGCGCCAAGGCTGGCTATACCGCCGTCTTCCTGCCCCTTACTCCTGAAATTCAGGAATGCTGGAAGCAGTTGGGTACTCTTTTCCTTCATTTCTCTCAGCCGCATTTGCTCGGCTCTAAGATTCTCCCGAAACTCAGCACTGGTAAAAATGTCCTAATCTATAAGAAGGGCGTCCTCGTCTCCCGCGTCGAAGAGGAAAGCGTCTTTGATTACAACTTGGGCGATGAATTGAGCCTGGATGAATCCCGTAATGCGCAAGTTTGGGACGTGCGTTATGCTTGCTCCAAGGCAATCGGCACCGCTGAAGCTGGCGATTTGGCGAAGATTCTCAAGGCGCAAATTGAAAATCGCAAGGTTTTTGAGAGCAAGTTTGAAACCAGTTACGTCCATAATGAATATGATAACAAGGACGTAAAGGATAAGCGAAAGGAAAAGTTCCAAGCTGCCTTCAAGACCGTCGCTGGCAATAATGCCGTCCTTGTTTCTGGCAAGAAAGCTGTGTCTGATTTCGTCCAGAAAAAGGGTTTTGAGCCTGTTAAGATCGAAGGTAATTGGTTCCAAACTCTTCAGCAGCTAGGCATTACGACCGAAGATAATGTCTTGGATGGACTGGAAAAGGAAGGATTCGCTGAGTCCGAAGCGTCTCCCGATATGCTCAAAGCGCTCGATATGGTCTGGAATTTGCTCGAAACCTATGGTAAACTGAATGGGCGTGAAAAGCCGCCTGTCAAGGGTTTCAATCCCATTATGAGCGCCGAAGCACAGACGGGCGGTATGTACTACAAGGGAACCGTATACATTCATACGGACCACGCCACGATGGGTTATATGCTGCTCAAGGTCATGCTGGAGGAAGTTAGCCACCATACGACTGGAGCTACGGATATGTCCCGCGACCTGCAAGACTACCTGTTCCGCCTGATTGTAGAAACCGCCTTCTAATTGATATGGCTTAGAGTTAGGTAGTCGCCCGCCGTTAGGAGGGGAGAAGACGCCTAACTCTAAGCCACCATAATTGGGGTTGTACTAATTGCGGTATGGAGGTAACAATGGAAATTTCTCGACTCCGCGATTCTCTGGTAGGCAAGCGTTACCGCATCTGCGGTGAACCCGAAAACAAAACCTGGACCGTCCGCGAAGGCAAAGAACCTTGGTGCGAAATCACCGTCAGCGAAGAAGTTTATAGTGACAATAAGCCCACTGGCCGATTGCTCGTTACTTCTTTCGGCGGCGAACTCTGGCCTTCCGCATGGCCGTCAATGTTCGCCTGCCACCCCAATGCCATGACCTCTAATGGCACCATCGTTACTGAAAATGGACGCAAACTCTTGGAGAATGCAAATGAACCGTCGCAAGCTGGAACAACTTAGAATGCTGATGGATTGGCAACTTCGTCAGTTGGGCTATGATCCAATTGAAATTACGCGACTCTGCATGAAAGCCGATGAACGGGATGAAAAGGCCACACTAGATGATTTGAGGAGAAACTAAAATGATCCGTGAAGCAACCTATACCAGCGTGTTCGATGACTCCATTACCTGCACTTCCAAGTGCAAGTATGATACCGATACCAAAACGGTAACAGACATTGAAGACGCCGATAACACCGAAGAAGCGGATGACGCTAATGGCCTGACCGATGAATATGTCACCATTGACGGACACCAGCTTCGGGAAGATGATGGAATAACTTTCGAGTATTAAGAGGATCAACGTGGTTGTCAAAGCAAAAGACCTGAAAGTAGGAATGAAAGTAGTTGTCGTTGAATTTGGAGAGAGAAAAGTCTACTCCCTGACCCATGTTCAAGAATTTCCTTCTCTTGCCAAAACCTTTGGTCCAGGCTTTATCGCTGTCGGCACCGCAGAATGGGACCAAGGCATTCTAGGCTTAGGTTGCACTTTTGACCTGGATGAAGATATTGAAATTGAATAGTAATTGAACTATAATAATGGGAAGGAGTCTTCAAAATGTTCACTTTACTACTCGTAGCGTTCCTTGCACCCGAACCCCTTCCCATGCCCACCCCTGTAGCGGCACCAGCATATTTTGAAATCACCGTTGAGGCCCGCACCCCTTACTCTCTATTTATAGACGGTAAGCCTATTGAGGCTAATGCCTGTTATAAGACTGAACCCATCACCGAAGTACATTGCGTAGAAATCGAAATTCGATATGTCTGCGGCGAAGAAGTGATTAAGAAGAAATTCTTTGTGGACCTTGAACCTGGATATAAACATCGCTTTTTAATTTCACTCTCTGCCCGACCTTCTTATGTCTGGTGTTAATTGAGGTTGTACTAAACGAAGCATGATGCACCATAAGAAGTTCCAAACCAAAAAGGACCAACAAAAAGACCATGCAAAACGGCGGTTTGCCGAACGCCTGCGAATTAAGTTCTCCCAATACCTAAACGATCTGCTTCTAAACAAGATTTATACTCAACAGTGTAAACTGGTAGAGAGGCAGTCGCATCGCGTTAGCGTATTTGAAGTAACTTTTACGCCAAGACCCGTCGATATGCTAGATGGCGCTCCATCCGAAATCACTGTCCATCTTGTGTTTGATAAATTCAGGAAGACAATCGTTACCGTTGCCCCACCTGGCGAACCTTTTGATTGTGAGGAAACCTAAATGCAAGATCGCGTTGATACTTTGGAGAAAATCTCTGGCCTTGAAGTTCGCTGCCGCAAGGAAAAAGCTCAAAATGTATTTGAGTTTTATTCTAATAACAAGTGTGTGAAAGCCTGCTTTACTTACGATAAAGCTAAACTGTTCGCAGAAGGCATTTGCTTTGGAAAGGAAATCAATGTCCATTCATAAAATCCCCGTCGTCCCCGTTGTCCTTGAAAAACACCCGAACGCTGATTCCCTGTCTCTTGTCAAGGTGAATAACTTCACCTACGTTGCCCGTACCGAAGATTGGGTTAATAATCCACTCGGCGTCTGGATTGAACCTGATTACATCGTCCCCGCTGACCGACCTGAATTCGCTTGGCTTGAGAAATCCCATAAAGTTATTGAAAACAATGGGGTTAAAGGCTACCGAATTAAAGTCAAACGGCTCCGTGGCATTATGTCTATGGGCCTCATGGTTCCCGCTCCAGAAGGCGCTAAATTGGGCGATGATTTGATGGAGCATTTTGGTATCGTTCGCTATGACCCGCCTGTGATGTCCACTGGCGGCGAAGCTACCAAACCGCCCCCTGGCATCCGCTATGTCTATGACGTGGAAAATGCCTATAACTTTGCCCACCTCTTCACCGATAATGAAGAAGTTGTCGCCACCGAGAAAATCCACGGTGCAAATGCACGCTTCTGCTACACCACCGAAATGCACGCTGGCTCCCGTACCGAATGGAAACGTAATGATCCTAATATCATTTGGTGGAAAGCAGTCTCTAATCACCCCGAAGTTGAGGAATTCTGCAAGAATAATCCCAATATCACTGTCTATGGCGAAGTCTACGGCAATGTCGGCGGCTTCCAATATGGACTGAAAAATAAAATCAGTATCCTCGTCTTCGACCTGCTCCGCGATGGCAACTGGATCGACCATGATGAATCGCGGGAAATTGGTAAAAATCTTCCTTGGGTTCCCGTATTGTATCGTGGACCGTGGAACAAGGAAGTGCTGTTTGCTCTGGCTGAGGGAAAGTCCGAAGTGGCTAAGAAGAATGATGCTGACCAGATTCGGGAAGGCATCGTTATTAAGCCTATCAAGGAACGTGGCAACCTTGAGATTGGCCGCACCCAATTGAAAATTGTCTCTAATGCGTATCTGGAACGGGGATAAGGCAATTGCGGTTGTACTAATGATGGCAGGAGGGGAAAAATGGATTTTGAAAAACGTAAGCTGACTGATGCGGAATTGTCTGATACCTGGGAAGCTATCGAAATAATTTGTGGTCAAGTCTATAGGGAAGGACACCGCAACCTGGGCCAGTTTTCTCAAACACTAGACAGGCTCCGTGAACTTGAAAAGAAAATCAAGTGGCATGAAGTGGCCTGTACCATCGAAAAGGGAGAACAAAAGTGAACGCCACTCTTACCGCTTGCGACAAGGATTCGAGCGCTGGCTATGTCGATACCCTTCGGTTTGAGAATAAGGAACAATTCCTTGAACGATATAATGAATTCAAGGAAAATGTCCCGTTTTCTCGCTGGTATGTCGAAGTCGAAAGCGAAAACGACGAAGTTGAATCTTGGCTGGAAGACTAATAATTATCCTTCTTATCTGCATAAATACAATAAGGAGGATATATGAAACTTAAAATCGCACCTGATTCACAGGCCCACGTTTTTGAACTCGCAGTCCTAGCCGCCCTTGGCGCTGGATTGACAGTAATTGCTACTAACCTAGCAGGCTTGAACTTGGGCGCATGGTCAGCAATTGTCTCGGCGGGCCTTACAATCGCAATGTCCCTAATCAAAAATATCGAAAATAGCTAATGTAAGCTATAATCACCCCATGAACAAGAGTACACCACTCTTGTTCTGTCGTTTAAGGACGCAATAATGCTTTCTAAACCCATTAGAGACGTGGCCGAAACCATTGGCCAATTCTATCTCCAAAAGAATAACGGCGACTATGCCGCTACTGCCCAAGAAATCGCCAATCTCCGCATCGTTAAATTAGACCCAACAGGGGATTCAGTATCAATTACCACTGGTCGCCCTGGTATCCTAATTGGCCGACGTGGAATAACCATAATTGCTCTATCCAAATTCATCCATGAAAAAATGCAGTTGAAAATCAAAATCATCGAAGATACCGATAATCTGCAAGATTGCCTGACACCACGAAGAGATGACTATTGAGGTTGTACTAATCAGAGCATAGAAAGGAGGACACCATGAACATTAAGTTGTACCGTGTTGGCGGATTTGTTCGGGATGAACTCCTGGGCGTCCGCTCCAAAGACCTAGACTTCGCCGTTGAAGCTCCGTCCTACGAAGCTATGGTCGAATGGGTCCGAAGTCAAGGTGAGATTTATCTTGAATCTCCCCAATTCTGGACCGTTCGCGCCCACATCAAGGGCAAATTGCCAGCAGACTTCGTTCTCTGCCGTAAGGACGGCCAGTATTCTGACGGACGTAGACCCGATAGCGTTAGTGTCGGTACTCTATTCGATGATCTTTCGCGTCGAGACTTCACCATGAACGCTATCGCCGTGGACGAAATCACTGGCGAATTTATCGACCCGTTCAACGGTAGAATTGATCTTGAAAACCGACTCATTCGTTGCGTCGGTAAGGCTTATGATCGTTTCTTCGAGGACTCTCTGCGTCTTCTTAGAGCTATCCGCTTCAAGATTGTTAAGGGTTTCAATTTGCACGAAGATGTTGTGGATTGTCTTCATAATGAAACGCTTGCGGAACGGCTTGCTAACGTGAGCGATGAACGCAAGCGGGAAGAATTGCACAAGTGTCTGGCAAATGATACTCCCGCCACGCTTGCTCTACTGGCCGAATTCGACCTTATCACTAAGGCTGTTTTCGGCTCTAGGAAGCTGTGGCTCATGCCAACCATGCGTGATGCGTAAAAACAGGGCAGGGGACCGCAAACCCTGCCCCATTTAGGAGAACAAATGAAAACCAATTTGATTGGCGTTGCTGTTAAGACCCATTTGACCAGCACAACCGATGAAACCGTTGCCACCATTCGCGGTATCTATCGCAAGAATGGTTATACAATGACCATCCTTGTCGATGGTAAGGGCAAACTTTACGACCATATCCCTGTCGAAAAACTTACCCTTATTATGGATGAACGCCAATGGAGCGTCGTCCTTTATTGGGGTATTAACGACAAGATTAAGGCTATTAAAGCCATTCGTTGTATTACTTCAATGGACCTGAAGGCCGCAAAGGAACACGTTGAAGCACATCCTAATTGCGTGCCAATCAAGGATAAATTGACCCACGAAGAAGCCCAAGAAATCAGGCGTCGTATTAGCCAAGATGAAAGAATGGAATGCGACGTGAGGAAGGCAATCTAATTGAGGTTGTACTAATCCAGACAGGAGGAAACACAAATGCTTGACGCTTATTGCAAACTGCTCTACGGTATCGGCTCTTGCGACGATGGCGTTGAAACCGTCCTGTCCCCAAACGCTTTCGCTGGCCTGATCGACCTGACCCGCGCCGTCTATGGCGAACACGCTGCCGAAGTAGTTAAGAATCAATTTCAAATGAACAAACAAGGCGGCTGGACCTGCCCTATGGAAGAAATCGAAGACGCCTTCCGCCTCTGCCTGACTGGAGTAGGCTAGTGAATCGCAGTAACTTCATCAACGTCGCTACCAACAGCAACGACGGCAGCAAAATTGCTTGGACCGACGAAGAATTGCTTGAAGCAATCGAAGTGCTGCAATGTCTTGTTGCCTATTTTAGCACAAGAAAAGAATGCCTAATCGCCCATGCGCTGCGACTGGAACTAATGAGCATGGAAGGATTTGCTAACGCTCGCAAATGGGTATGCAATGGCGATACCTGGCAAATTAGACGGAAGGACGGCACCCTTGTCTAAATACTACGCCTTCATCATTGCGCTTATAATCCCTTGCATCCTGGCAGCGGAACAGCAACCGAATCATTACCTGGCCCCACTCCAGAAAGGCACCGAAATTACCTTTCGGGAAGCCCCTGGCGGCTACAAAATTACACTGCAATCCCCTGGCACACACAAGGTTACAGCAATGGACCCCGATTTCGTGACCATTACCGATGCCGCTGGCGTTACAACCATCCGCATCGGTAAGAATGCGGTCCTGTCTATTACCGAAATTAAGATACCAAAGAGGTAAAAACAATGTATCTTGTTCACGCAACCGCTCCCTTCCGTGGTGGTAACAAAGGCTGGGATTTCCGCGCTGATTACTTCCCGCGTAAAGTTCACTATAAGAAGGAAGCGCTCGCCCTGGCTCAAGAGGCTAAGGCCAAAGGCGCTACCAACGTCAAGCTAGAGAAGATCAAGTAATTGAGGTTGTACTAAGCTGGGCATGATAATCAAAACCACATCCCACCGATCAAGGGAAAAGCTAAAACAACTCCTGGGCTATATGCCCCAAGGTTATTTTAGCTTCTATAAGAACGGCGACTGGCGGGAAGTCCCCGATGATCGTTCGGAAGACGTTTTGAAAATCAAAGGTATCAGCCGTTCCAAACTGCCTGAAACAGCTAGACAATACATTGATTGGAGCTAAGAAATGGCTAACTGGCGTTATAAGATCGAATTGAACAAGGTTCTCACCGAAATGTCCGAGAAGCATGACCTCGAACGACATGAGGCCCGCTGCCCAAAGGAAGTCAAGGAAGCTATCGCCAAGGAACTTGAAAAGGCTTGGCCGCTCAAGCGCTTCTGCGAAAAAATCCTTAATGCCAAGAGCATCGCCCAAGTCAATCGTATCTTGAAAAACGTCTGGAATGCCGCTGACCGTGAACTTGTCTGGTGCGGACTGTAACTCCATTTGTTAATTGCGGTTGTACTAATCAGGACATGGAGAATAAAATGAAACTCAATGAACTTGAACAAAAAGCAGTCGATCATATCCGCCACAACGCTACTCGCTACGGCACCAGCGGCGGCGGTATGTTTGACAATCCCAAAACCCACGAAGATAAACGAACCCGCAAGCTGCTCGATAATGGCGTAATTCTCTACGTCGGCTGCGGCTCCCGCACTGAAAGCGGCTGGATGGGCGGCGCTGGCCTGATCCCCGCCGATATGTTTGATGCCACCAAACATACCAAACTGTCCGTCGATAGGGATTCCAGCCTGAAAGTGGTTGAACAAAAGTGTAATAATTCCCTGGCAATGGTCTATCACGTTGTCCTCGATGGCATCACCATTGCCGAATGCCGCGACCCTTATTGGGCAAACTATCTGGCAAAGGCTATCAAGGGAAATCGCTACACCTGATTTAGCCGAATCAAAGTAGCACACACACAAAAAGTTCTGCCCCACTACATAAAGAATATGTATTGGATTGCACGATTCGGACCAATTGAAGTAGGCAGAGTTACCACCATCCCTGGCAACCTGCCCTACTTCGTTACAATTAACGCCGTCGCCGTTAAACAACTATGCAGCACCCCACTACCCGAAACAGCCTTTATTAAATCATTCAGTGATTTTTATGCTGCCGAAGCCTACGCAACGTCCTTCTTCCCACTGGATACCCAACCATTCATCGAATGGACCCAATTTAATTGAGGTTGTACTAATCCCAATATGATTACTACAGCAAACGCTCTGGATGCACTGAAAGATAAATTCATCACCGACTGGCGAATGAAACTCTGTCGGGATGATAACCTGAAATGGAAGTCCCCCGTCGTCACCAGCGATAAGGTTTCTGTGTCCAACGAAACCTATGGTAAGACTTCATACCTGTACTTCCATGCCAAAACCGCTGAATTGGCCAAAGAAATTGCGGCAACCCTCCGCACCATCGGCGGCAAACCCAACTTCGGCTGGTGCGCATCTGACCCCACTTGCTTCGATTTACAAGTGTCCCGCTTCAACGGCTACCACTGGTGGGAATAATGAACTACAAAATCCTACTCGATGAAGCAAAATTCGATGAATTTACTAACTTCCTCCCCGACCTGGAAGCCAACGAAGTCTATTACCTCTCCCTCTTCGCCCGACATAAATACTGTACCTCTGTCCCTAACATAAAAGACAACCAACTCGCCCGCTTCACCAGCAGCAAAGAAACCCTGAAAGAACACATCCTTCGTCTGGAATGCTCCATCGGTGGCTATAAAAGAGAAGGAATTGACGTTCCCCAAGAAGCATTGGCGCTTTACATTGCCCTGAATCCCCGTAATATAGTTAAAGCAAATAAAGAACTTTTGGTCGAATTGGCTAAGTGCTTCGCGGAAGGAAAAGCCGATTTTAACCCGCTGTCCCTCGCCCGTACCGCTATCCACCACGCAACAAACCGTAAAGTCTTTGTAGACTTTGATTATGATTTTATCGCTCCAGAAACCCATTTGCCCAAAATTAAGGAAGTTTTACCAGATAACGCATTCAAAATCCTTAAAACAAGAGGCGGCTTCCACATCCTAGTCCTACTCGCTAATGCTCCTAAAACCAACTGGTTCAAAGCACTAAGCAACCTAGAAGGCTGTGACGTTAAAGGTAGTAATACCCTTATTCCCGTCCCTGGCTGTACCCAAGGCGGATTCACCCCTTACCTGGAGTAAAATATGCCGACGAATAACCCCACTGGTTACGAAACCTATGTCTACGATCATAGACAATACCCCCACGCCAACTATGATGGCGCTATCTACGAAAGTCGCCAACATGCCAACGCGCCGCTCCATGACCCGAAATCCCTCCCTAAACCTGAATGCGATAACGATTCCCTACCCCGCGTCATGGTCGAACCATGCTACGCCAGCCGCTCCAACGATGTTTGGCTCTATTTCAGGGAAGGTCATAGCATCATGCTCCCCCGCATCATGGCCGAACAACTAAGAGATGCCCTAATCAAAGTCTGCGAGAAACCTAAACAAGAAAAAACAACATGGGAAACCCAATAAGTAAGGTTGTACTAATAACAATATGAACACCAAATACCCACTACTCGACGCCGAAGCAAAACGCATCGCCTCCGATACCTGCAAGGCTATTAACCTAGCCTCCCAAAACACCCAAGATGAAGGTATGCCCTATAAGGCCCAATATATCTTGGAAGAGGTTATTAAAATCCTGAAGGAGAAGGTCTAAATGTCCCGTAAAGACGCAATCCGTGCGCTCGCCAAGGATTTTATCAAATTCGTCACCAAAGAAGATGATAAAACTGGCGCACTCAACGCCTGGAACCTTAAACTCCAAGAAGACCTCGCAAAACAAATTAAATACGAATTGGAAGAACAACTCCCCAAAGAAGACCTATGATTAAACAATCGAGGTTGTACTAATCAAAACATGGACACCAACATCGCTGTATCACTGGCCCGCCAACTAATGATCGACCACGGTTTGGGCCACTGGTCCTTTGAATTCGACCGCGCCAAACGCCGCGCTGGTTGCTGCAAACACCGTAGCTCAATAATTAGCCTGAGCTATGTCTACACCACCCGTAATAGCGAACCCGAAGTCAAAGATACCATCCTGCACGAAATTGCCCATGCCCTCGCTGGCCCAAAACAAGGCCACAATAACGTCTGGAAAACTATCTGTCGCAGAATCGGCGCTAAACCCGTTCGCTGCTATAGCGCTGATACTGTCGATATGCCCAAAGGTCGCTGGAAAGCACAATGTAATTCTTGTAAAAAGGAATTCCATGCCCACCGTCGCCCTAAAAACCACATGAATCGCTATTGTACCCGCTGTGGCCCCGTCAACGGCGCAATCACCTTCAAACAAGGATACTAAACATGACCGAATCCATCTTCTTCACCGTTATTAACCCCCATACCGAAGAAGAAACCAGAATCAATATCTCTATTAACCCCGAAGAAAAAATCTTCGCGGTTAATAATATCCTAATCGACCCCCAACAACTGGCCGAACTAGGAATGCTCCTGTTCGCCCTGGCTAACCAACACGGTCAACCTGACCTGGACTCCTGCAACGAACTACTCTACGGCTTTGATATTCCACTCCCTATCAAGGCGCTCAAAGAGGTTATCGACATAGAAAAGGAAGTTGCATGAAATTCTTCGATCTTAAAATTCGTATTAGCTCCAATTACCAAACAGAAAAAGAGGTAATGGAGAAGTTTGGAGAATGGCTCGCTGCCACTAAAGGTATCAAAACCTCTCTTTGGCAAGGTAATTCCTGCATCGTTGAACTTGGCGTTACGCAACTGTCCGAAAAGAATGCGTCAATCGGAGCAAACCATGAAAATTGACCCACGCTTTAAGGATACTGAATTCGTTGTCGAAGCCGATTCCTTCGCCCGTCTTGCCCTGTGGGAACGCTTCTCCACCGAAGCACTACATAAAACCGAATTGAATACCATTAACTGGCAACAAGACTCTATGGGAACCTGCTACCAAGTCGGCTCCCTAGATAATCGACCAGTTAATATCGACTTCGTTTGGGCCAAACTCAATAACCATTTAATCCTCTTTTACCACGCCTGCTCCCAAGTAGTCGATCATAAAATGGTCGAAAATTGGATTGAAAAATACTGTAACCCCCAACATAACGAACGCCGCTCCCATTGTGATGCTAATAACTTCGCTCATGCTATTAGCTATATCTCCAACTTCGCTGGCTGGGAACCTACCGCTCCCGCCAGTAAAGCCTGAGACGCTCTAAATAATATCGGTAATCAAATAACCGATTATTAACCACCCTGTTATGACGCCGATATAACCAAAAATTAAAGTATGACACATCCTATCTATCACCAGCGGAATCTATTCACCTATCTATTCACCAATTTCCGCAAACCCCATGAAATCAAGCGTTTAGGGCAAAAGAATCTATTCATCTTGTCAGAAAAACACCCCCACTTTCCTGACAAACCCAAAGAATTGCGGTTGTACTAATAGAAGCATGAACACCAAACTTAAAACTGGCTCAATCATCCTGGTCCACGGCTGGATTATGACCAAAGGACTAGACGGCGGGCAGAAATACCGCGTCCAATCAATGCCAGACCACCACGGCATCCCTACCTACCAGTTTACTAAGGCAAAAGGTAAGAAACTCGTCGCTCGACATTACATTGGCGATATTGATGTTTGGATTAGGACAAAAGATCATCCCGACCTGAACCGAATTGAAATACTTGACGCCACCCCACAAACAAAGTAAAATCTCATACATACCATAAGAGGTGTAACCCATGAATTTCAAAGTGCAACGCGCTGGACTCCAAGGCGATAAATGGCAAACTGTCTGCACCAACCCTAATCAGGATTATGCCGAAGAAATCTACCAGAAACAATTGGTCATGTACTCCATCGGGCGCTTCCGCCTCCTTGACCCCGATGATAAAGTAATCAAAGAAGGTAAAGCCGCTCCACTGTTCAGTAGGAACTAATCCCATGACCTGGACCTACAAAAATGTCACCGTCTTTCCCGCTCCCCTAAATGGCTCTGGCATTCGCTGGACCGCTAATTGTGGTGTCGGCTATTCGCTCCGTGCAGACTCAAAAAGTGAAATGCGAAAACTTATTAACGCCCTGCCAAATGAGGAATAAACATGATCGAACTCCCTACCGAACTTACCGTAGAACAACTCGAAGTCACCTGGCTTAATATAAATGGACCTGTAAATGTTATAGCCAAACTTAGCCAGTGGATGTATGAAAATAAATGCTCCCCTATCTGGGACTGCGCTGGCTCCGCTGGCCCCTGGTTTATTAAAATGGCCTTCCAACCAAATAAAGCTACCCAAGTCCTGGCCAAAATTAAGGAAATGATAGAGCAAAATAATGTAGTACCTAAGTCCTGAATAGGAAAGAACTTAGGAAGTCACCCACTTTTTCCCATTCCGACCCACTAAATAAGGGGTCTAACCACTTTTCTATAGAGTTAATTTCTTATACTCCACGGAAAAGATTTCATAATCATAAACATAGTGTGCATATGCACTTATGGCGATGTGAAAAGATTTCAAATACACATAACGGTGTAATTAGAGGACAATTAGTTGTGTACTTTGTGATGCGGGCGTGTGTATAATGGGCATATAACGTGTGTATAAATGCGCCTTATATGCGTGTCTAAATGGGCATATAAATGTGTGATGCGTGTATGTGATGCGTGTATGTGCGTCCACGCCCGCGTGAGGGGTAAGCCTAGATGGGACAAGTTTTTTTGTTGGGTAAATTTTAGGAATTGAGGTTGTACTAATTGGAAGTGTTGGGAAAACAAATAAGCCAGGCAAAACTATGCCTGGCTTATTTGACCCAAACCAAAAAGGTTTTTCGTGGTATCCACCACCTTATTTTTAACCCAAAATAAGGAAAGGGATTTATCTGATTTGCACCTGGAAGGTGTATTGTAGGCAAATTAGGATAGCAAGTTGTTTAGACTTGCTATCCTGTACCGCACAAGTGTCGCCCAGTCACTTGCTTGGTACTACTACTTTACACCAATAACCCCCAAAGTAAAGAAGAAAAAAAAGAATTCAAGAGTTCCACATCCAAGAGATACGCTGAACGGCCTCCATTTCTTTCCTCCAAATTATTATTTCCCCCAAGTGCATATGCAGCTTATGCTTATGCACAAAAGAATTTGATCTCTTGTGATGAGTGCGTGTTATGTGCGCTCGCGTGGGGGTGTAAGTGAGTTCGCGTGGCGGCTAGAAAATTATTTTCCCTAAGTCGTTATGGCTGTAGGGGAAGAAACTTGCGAAATAGTCGGACAAGTAAGGATTCTAGCCGTTAAGGTGGCTGCCTGAGTTCAGGAAATTTTGATTTATGGCACGTCCTGGTGGCTGCCTGAGTTCAGGAAATTTTGATTTATGGCACGTCCTGGTGGCTTGCCATAAGTGTTGTTGGCTGTAGGAGATAAGGGAGATGGGTGAATGGACAGTGGATACTGTTGGTGGGTTTGCTGGGGGTTGTTGGGGATGAGTGCCGAACTGGGGAATTTGAGGTTGTACTGAATTTTGGCATGGCGAAGCTACGAACACAGCTAAGGGGGTATACGGGTTATGACCAGCGACCATCCATTTTTGATTTTGGCTAAACTGTAGGAAAGTCTAGTTTGGCCAAATTGAGGTTGTACTAATTCGGTCGTGGCGAACCGAACTTTAGGGGGGATTGCAATGGTTGCTTCACAGTGGGGTTGCGAGTGTCAGCGTTATTTCATTCAAACTGACGAGGTGAATAAGAAAGGAAACGCAAAAAGTATTCCCGTTGAGGTGCGGAAGATGCACATTCGCGGTTCGTTTCTTTTTACCGATTATTTCCGCGTTGTCTTGGTCAAGCGGAAGGCGGGCAACATCTATTCGGTGAAGCAGCGAAAGAAGCCAGAGCGGGCATGGTGGGATAAGACGCCGATCAAGGATGAAGATTGCAAAATGGTGAAGGAGGGCAGCTATACACGCGAACAGTTTCTTGCGTGGTTGGTGCATTACGTTCCGAACCCGATGGGGGCTTGCGTGGAACTGGAAACTTGTCCACCTGATGTGGAGGTGGCGGCGGCTTAATTTTGTCTAAGAATTCCCTTACCAATCCCGTTATTTGGGGTAAAGTAGGGGAGTTCTAGTTTAGGCAAGAATTGAGGTTGTACTAAACCTAGCACAAGGGAATTCACTCAAACCAAGAAAGAGGTGGACTATGGACGCTGTTGAGACGATGGGTTATGTTGGTGCGACTCCTTGGCACGGCAAGGGCAAGTCGGTTACGAATGAGGATGCCATGTACAACAGCAAGTTGTTCGTGGCGGAATGCGGTTTGAATTGGGAAGCGGAGAAGCGGCAGTTGTATCGTACCCGCGTCGGCGGTGATGGTGCATCGGTCTACGAACCCGCGTCGGCGTGGGAAGTGGTCCGCAAGAGCGATGGTCACGTTCTGGCCGACATGGTAGGCGAGCGGTATACCATTCTCCAGAACGAGGAAGCGTTCGCGTGGTTCCAGGGCTGGCTTGATGCCAAGGAAGCGGCGTTGCATACGGGCGGCGCGTTGTTCGGTGGTTCCCGCATTTGGGCGCTTGCCAAGTTGAACCGTGATCCTATGGAAATCGCTGCTGGCGATATTGTGGAGAAGTACGTTCTTCTCTCCCATAGCCACGACGGTTCCCTTGCGGTGCGCGTCGGTTTCACCCCGATTCGCGTGGTTTGCTGGAACACGTTGAGCATGGCGAATAAGTCGGATGCTTCCAAGCTCATCCGCCTGAAGCATTCCAAGAATGTCCATCAGAACTTGGACAACTTGCGGGATGTGATGAACCTTGTCAATCAGGACTTCGAGGCGACGGCGGAACAATACCGTCTGTTGCAGCGCAAGTCCATCAATCAGAACGACTTGCGTAAGTACGTCAAGCGAGTTCTGAAGGTGGACGCGGAGGACAGCGTTATTTGGACGGGTTCGGCCCGCAGCAAGGAAATGAAGGAAGTGGTTTCCGAGCGGGAAAAGAACACTCTGGACAAAGTGATTGGCCTTTGCGAATCGGGCAAGGGTAACAATCTACCGTCCGTGCGTGGTACTTACTGGTCCGCTTACAATGGCGTGACGGAGTATCTGAGCTACGTCAAGGGACGGAACGAAGATAACCGTCTGAACGCCTTGTGGTTCGGTACGAACGCGACGACGAACAGGGATGCGTTGTCCGTCGCGGTGGATATGGCGAGCGGCATGGCCGTCTAAGGCTATAAGGAAGGGGGGAGAAATCCCCCCTTCCTCTTTTTTTGTCTTATAGGTTTATAGAGGTTGTACTAAACCTATCATGGACGAACGGCTTTTTTGTGAATGGGAGAATGGGTCTTACGTCAATTCTCTTATGGGCGGCGACCGCTTCTTAGAGGATTTGATGGAATTGGTACGGGAGTATGGTCCACCGATCAAGGTGGAAATCCGTGGGGCTAGTATGGTTTCGACAGCGGCCCAAGTGACAGGCTAGACCGTGGTAGGTCGGACCCGAAAACATGCCTAAAAACAAAGTAGGGTGTCTGTTAGCAAGTCGTCTGGACCTGGGTTCAATTCCCAGCTAGTCCAATTGAGGTTGTACTAAAGGAGGCACTATGAAACACGAAGCGAGCGACTGGATTGTGTCTCACTGGATTGGCAAGAGTGTGCGGCAGGCTTGCGGTTCCGAAGACTGCGTAGGCAGGGTTGGAACGGTGGAAGAAACCATGTGGGATGAGAATGGTGCATTGCATTGCCGCATGGTGCATAATTCTGCGCACGGTATGACTTCGGAGTGGTGGTGTCCCGCACTGTTACTGGAGATAAACTAATGGAAAGTTTGACGGCGCTCATTGAAGAGTATCGGGACCACAAGCGTATGCACTGTATGGAAGGTTCTCGCGGTGTCGAGAATCTTTGCAAGCTGGTGCGGGCGCTGGGCTACCGCGATTCCATGAACCGTATGCAATTCCGCGACGGTTGTTTGGGCGACCTGTTGGAATTCCTTGAAGACAATTCAGGCGCAATTGAAGCTATTGTAACTTGGATTGGCGAGCGGGAAATTCCCGAATGGAAGGAAGCCATTGAATCGGAATTACCCGAACGCGGTACTTGTCCCGCTTGCGGCGAACCGTTGCAGGATGATGTTTGCCAGAACACGGACTGCGATAGTTAAGGTTGTACTGAATTCGTTCAAGGGGGGAATGAAGATGGATATGCCTGCGTGGTCGAATTACGGGGATTACAAGTCGGACAACTACGGTGCGCATACCTTGCGTTTCGATGTTGGTCCCTATACCTTCTGGTATTCGTATAAGACTCTGGTAGCATTTCGTGCGCCAGAGCATCCCCGCGTGGTTTGCCAGAATGTTTGGACGCGAACGACTGGCAAGCATTTGAACATGATTGACGGTGGCGCTTACAATGAGCGGGTGGACGCTGATACGTTTGCGCGGCTTGTCAAGGATTTGCTGGCCCCGCACTTTGCTAATGTAGCTTAGTGCGGTGGTTGGGAATTGAGGTTGTACTAATTGAGTTGTTCCGACACTTTCACCAAAAGGGGAGAACACACATGGCGAAGAAACAAGATCGTCCGCAAATTCCCGTCCCAGCGGCTTTGCTGCCGTCGTTTGAGCGGTTTGCTTACGCCAAGCAAATTTGTGAGAAGGCGGAAGCCCGCATGACGGCGGAAGAGGGTTTGCTCAAGAGTACGCTGATTGATTCGTTTGCGGATAGCTTGAGCAAGATGCGGTGCAAGCCTTCAAACCCGCGCCTGATCGTCTACAAGGATGGCAAGCCCGATATTGAGGGTTTGTTCCAGGTTCAGGCAAAGTTCTACCCGCAAGCGGACCCCGAATGCCAGGGCAACGCACAAGAGAAGCTGGTATCGGCGCTAATGAAGGCGGGGCTGGCGCATGACGTGGCGGAAAACCTTGTGAAGAACGAGGTTGCGTGCGAAGACAAGACCACTATCCGTCCGTTCAGTGAGCTTATCAACGGCGCGCCTGTTGAGCAAGCGCTGGCGGAAAAGCTGATGAGGTTGCTGCTGGCGAATTTCACGGATGATGAGCGGCGCTTGATGCTTGCTCCCGTGGAGAAGTACGAAATCAAGGATGGTTTCTTCGAGCGGTTGGCCATGTACGTTCCGACGAAGGAAGGTATCTTGGCCTGTATCAAGGTATTGCGTCCCGTCCACTTCCTGTCACATCTCAAGGTGGGCGTGGGTGAGAGTCCGATGGGCGTGTTGAATCGGCTCTATATGTTCACCAAGGATTTGCTCTTTGGTGCTGAGACGAAAGCGGCGTAGTCCTCCCTTGTTCGGAGGGGTAGCTCGTTCTGAGCTACCCCTTTTTTATGCGCCTGTAATTAAGGTTGTACTAATTAGAGCAGGAGGGACAAACATGAAAGCCTTTGTGTGTAAGCCGCAGGGATTGGGGATTTTTGTAACAGGGGAATATAAGACCCTGAAGAATCTCATTCGGTATGGCGTAAAGCCTTACATCAAAGAAACGGTCGAGGTAGAAGTGTTCCACAATTGGGACAATCGTTACAAGGCACCTGACAAGGTTGTGACGGTTCGGCCTTAATTGCGGTTGTACTGAACAAGGCACAAGGGGAAACAAATGGACGTTGAAATGAGCGATGGGGGCTGCCTGGAGTTTCCTGAAGACGACGGGACGATTCGACGCCGTGACGTTCACGGTAATTGCGAAGAGATTCGTCGTCCAGAAGACGACGGGTGGAAGGAATGGGCAGACCTATTTCCTAACTACAAGGAATATACGGTCGAGTTTGAGGTTCGTTTCGTTACGAAGATACGGTGCAAGTTGGAAGACTTGCCCGACTTGGTATCGGACGTGAACATTCCCGAAGACGACGACGTGACGTATGTTCCTGATAGTTTCGAGGTGTTCAGCATCGAGGACGCGGACGGCAAGGAAGTAGAAGTCCCCTAATTGCGGTTGTACTAAACAGCATGTAAACAAGTTTCTTTTCTTTTAAGGGAGGTTTTAGTCTCATGGCTCAGAACGAACTGGTCCACAGTGGCGCGAACGAGGTTGCTCCGATTTGCCGTGGCAAGTTGACCACGGGGGGCTTCTATATCTTCCGTATGCCGCGTGCCGACAAGGGCGTGGTTCGCGGCCCGCGTGAAGCGGTCAAGCCCGTCAAGGCGAGCAAGGCGAAGCGCGGCCCTGGTCGGCCCCGCGTGTACGATGGTTCGGTGCGGCGCACGATTGCCAGCTTCCTGAAGAAGTATGGCTACACTCACGGTCTGAAGCTCTTGAAGAAGGAGCGCAAGATCAAGGTGAGCAAGACGGTTGCCCGCCACGTTGCTGCCGAGGTGGGGATCACGTTCAAGCGTGGTCGGCCCGCAGCGTAACTAACAAAGGGGGGAAAAGGAACTTCCCCCCTTTTTATCTTAACTCCAATTAAGGTTGTACTAATTGGAGCGTAACTTAACTCAAACAGGAGAGCAAATGGCGCGCAATGAGACAACTGCTGACTTCGAGGTTTTCGAGTTGCCAATGATTCGTATTGTCTGCTCGAACACGTTGAGCCTTCACAAGACGTTCAAGACTTCGGCCAAGCAATTCGCGGCAGCGAACAAGGTCGAGTACGTCGTGGCGCAGAACTTCCTGAAGTTCCTGGTGTCCGCTGGCGTGGCAAAGGAACTTGAGCCGCTGAAGATCGCGGGCAAGAAGGGCAAGCCGACAAACATCTACGAAGTCCCGCACAACATCGCACTGAAAGTGGCCGCGTAAGAACAGGGAGCGCCCACTCCCATCATGCCTTAATTGAGGTTGTACTAATCAGGGCAGGAGGTAGACTAATGCTGTTCAGAAAGATTACTGGTGGTGGCGTCGTGATTCAGACGTTCAATGATGCTGGCGAGTGCATCAAGCAGGAATTCAAAATCTGCGACCACGGCGACGTGGAGTACGAAACCGAGGACGGCGACCCGATCAACATGCAAGACATGCCGCTGGCGGGGCGGGAATACTTCCCGTTCGCTATGCGGCAACCGTCCGACGACTGTTACAAGGAAGAGTAATTGTAGGCTAAGCATGATGGGCGTTACATGCCGTGATCCGCCGCGTGAGAGCGGGGAATTTATGCCGCCATCTTCTAGTGGCAGGATGCTAGGCTTTCAACCTGGCGACGTTGGGTTCAAATCCCACTGGCGGTACTCGGTTGCTCCCATGTACCAAGTACAAACAGCGGCTTGGGGCCGTGAGCTTGGGCTAACACTCTCCCCAAGAGGGAGGGGGCGACCGCCTAACAAGAGCAGCAACAGAATGAAATGAGCCGTTAAGCCGATGCACACTGCCGAACCCTCCAGACGGCAACGGTTCCCGACGTGGCCCAATCACGGGCTAAGAAAGGCCAATCCCCTAGTGCAACCGTGAGCGGCGGAAGGGGAGAAAGTCATTTCACCTATGTTGAATTGCGGTTGTACTGAAAAGGTTGTGAGAGCTTTCTCTTTCTCGGAGGTAACATGTTGTACGGTTTGAAGGGGACGCATCCTGTCGATGGTGAACTCTATCAAGAGTTTACCAAGAATGAGCGGGAGACGGCGGTAGCCATTGCACGCATTTGGCACGCCAAGGGCTGGAAGCCACTTTTGCTTGATCGGTACTGGCATAGCTGCCGCATTTCTGCCCTGAACAATCTCATCGGGCAACGTCAGGCAGCGTAACTAGGAGCTAACCTTATGCAGCGCATAGCGCGGAATCCCGTAATAACGGTGCTGATAGTTGGGCGCTAGGGGCGTATGGACCCTAGCGCCTAAAATCAAAACCCACATATTTTTTGATTGGACGGGGGACCGCAAACCCCGTCTTTTTTGCACTTGTTAATTGCGGTTGTACTAATTACAATGAGACAATTAACCTGGAGGCAGCATGAACGTAATGGTTGTGATGCAAGGGGCGTCTGGCTCTGGCAAGTCCACCGTGGCCGAAACCCTGAAGGCCATGCTGGAAGCGACTGGCCACAAGGTCGAAATCGTTTCGACCGACAAGGAATTCGAGGTCGAGGGTGTTTACACCTTTGACCCGTCCAAGCTGGGCGAGAACCATGCCAAGACGCAAAAGAAGGCACGGTATCACCTGGATGGGGGTACTAGCGTAATCGTGGACAATACGAATACGCAAGCGTGGGAAGCGCGGCCCTATGTCCAAATGGCGCAAGAGCTTGGGGTTCCCGTGTTCTTTGTGCCGTGTCATGGCCGATTTAACAATACGCATGGTGTTCCCGCCGATAGGGTGGAAGCAATGCGCCAGCGGTGCGAACCTTTGTCGGTTCAGCGTTGTCTGGAGGCTAAAGCGCCGTGGGAGAAGTAAACCGTATCGCTAACGCTCTAAGGACCATACAAGGGATTTGTGATCTTTATAGCGTTAGCGATTATACAGTTATAGACGCAACAAGGATAGCCGTTTATAACTGCGAAAATGACAATTTTCACTTTTTCCGTTGGTCAAGCGACTGCTGCCGCTACATATATTGCGGTTCGCAGGATTGTATACCCAATTGGAAAAATAAGAGGGTGGCGATTTAGTCCTCTAATTGAGGTTGTACTAATTTCATTGTAGCCAAACTAACCTGGAGGCGACAATGATTTTGAAACCGTGCGACCTGAAAGTGGACGACGTGGTTTGTTACTATCGCAAGAATAATCCCGAACGCGGGCCGTTCTGCGATATGGTTGTCAACCGCATTGACGGCGTGGACATTTACTTGCGTCGGCCTTACATAAACGCTGACGGGGAAGCGAGGTTTGAAGAGTTATATTGGCACCGTGACGCCAATTTCCAATTCCTGCTGATCCGTAGGTAGTTGCGGTTGTACTGAGCAAGACGTGACGGATACCCTGGCTGGAGGAATGAAATGATCGGCCAAGACCTTGAAGACGGTGAACGGGAAGAAACCCCCCGCAAGGGCGGCATGATACTGGCCGAGGATGATTTGGAAGTGGGCCAGTATGTTTGCGTCTACAATCTGAAAAAGACGGATGAAGGCGCACCCATCATGGGCCAGAGTTTGCATATCAAGGCAATCTGCCTGCCCTACTTTGTGGGTCAGCTTTTGTCTGATCCAAGCGAACCCGTTTTGACCCTGGACTGTCGATTCCTGAACTTGATGAAAGTTTCCAAGGAATTCGTGGATGCACAACGGGAAGGAGCCAAGACACAGCTAGAAGGGCCATCCATGATGCGCCCGCCGCAAAAGAGGAGAAAACAAAAAGAAGACGGGCAATAATGCCCGTCTGTTACCTCTAATTGAGGTTGTACTAATAAAGATATGAAGACCATCGACTATCTGCGAAGCGGGAAGACCCTGGATGACCTCCATACCGAACTTGGTATCGAAGTCAATCGCCATGATAGTTTACCCCTGGCAATCCTGAACTACTCTCAGATTGATTCGCCTAAGACTGATCCCATCGTGCGGGAATGCCGTGGGCTTGTCCTTAATTCTGAGGACTGGTCGCTGGTGGCGCGTGCCTTCCCCCGATTCTTCAATTGGGGAGAAGTAGCGGACGAAATGCCGCTGTTCAATTGGGATAACTCCGTTGCGCTGGAAAAGGTAGACGGTAGCTTGCTGCTGTTCTATCATTTCGCGGGCGAATGGCGTGTGAACACTCGCGGTAGTTTCGCGGGTATGGGCATGTTCAATACGCAATGGCAAGCGGATTATTTCAAGATGCCTATGTCCTTCACCTGGAAGGATGGTATCTTGCGGGCGCTGGGTATTAAGGATTTGTCCGAATTGGACGCTTACCTTGACCCTGCCCTGTCCTACGCTTGCGAATTTTGCTCCCTATGGAACAAGGTCGTTCGGGAGTATAAGACGCCTTGCGTATACCAGCTTTCCGCGTTCGCTGGCGAAGAAGAAGTCGGGCCGCAATCCGTTCCGTTCTTCAAATCCGTTGGCCAGTATTCGCTCCGAACTGCTGATGAGGTAACGGATTACGTTAATTCGCAACCCGAAGCGACGTGGGAAGGTTGCGTTGTGAAGGATGATGCGCACCGCCGATGGAAGATCAAGAACAAGCGTTATCTTGCCTATCATAAGATGAAGGGCAACGGCGATGCGCTTTATAATCCTTCCAACCTGTTGCCGTTCATCTTGGACGGGGAAGGCGACGAATTGCTTGCGGTCTATCCCGAAGTCAAGGAATGCTTCGATAGCTACAAGTCCAGGGTGAATAAGGCTTTCAGCGAATTGGATGCGCTGTGGCAAGCCAATAAGGACATTGAAAACCAAAAGGAATTTGCCCTTTCGATTGTGGGCAAGTCGCCTTTCACTGGACTGTTGTTCAGCGCACGAAAGAACAAGACGCCGCTCAAGGAGGAATGGCGAAAGGCGGAAGATTACATCTTGAAAGGGTTGTTCAAGTAACCTAGAGGCGTGTTCAGAAAATGAACACGCCTTTTTCTTTTTGGCTTAATTGAAGTTGTACTAATTCGGTTGTAGCGAACATCACCCTTCTGGAGAACTGCGATGCGTTACGCTGATGCACGTTGCGTTTACACCGAGTCCCACGAAAACGGCCAGCACGTCTACGTCTACACTGGCCCCTGCGTTGTGACGGGCAAGCCCTACACCGTCAAGGTGCCTGCCGCTGGCTTGTTCGCCTATCGGCAGGGTGCATTCATTCAGGACGCCTTTCCCGCGCTGTCCAAGGATGATCGTGAGTTCCTGATTTCGGGAACAAGCCCCGAAGGTTGGGAACAGACTTTCGGCGGCGACGACGACGACGGCCCCGATTATGAAGGCGAGAACTACAACTAAGGGAAAGGGAGCGCCCACTCCCTTGTGATCCTCTAATTGAGGTTGTACTGATATGGACATGAAAGCCAAAACGATCAAAGAGATTCGTGGCAGTTGCATCCCGACGATTCCAGTTGGGACTGAGTTTACCGTTGTCGCGGTTGTCGCGGGCTACGGTTATGCAACCTGTTTGGGGTTGGCCGTGTCGTCTGTTTGGTTGGATGAGTTTGTACCTTTAGGGGGCAGGAATGACTGAGTTCTTTATCGAAGTGTATTTTCCGCCGAACACGTCCAAGAAAATGCGGGTGTTCAAGAAGAACACCCGCGATTGCCTTTCACCCGACATGATTGCATTGTTTTGGGTGAAGGCGAAGGACAAGGAAGAAGCACTGGCCTTGGCGCTGACGGGCGAAGCCTTAACCATAATGGCACCCGACGCCAAACAACTCCAGTTTGCCTAAACTGGAGTTCGGGTTGTACTAATTCAGTTGTGGCGAACATCCTCCTTCTGGAGAACTGCGATGGTAGGAATGACTGAGTTCTATATCGAAGTGTATTTTCCGCCGTACCCGAACACGTCAAAGAAAATGCGCGTGTTCAAGAAGTACGTCCGCGACTGCCTTTCCCCCAACCTTATCGCCCTGTTTCGGGTGAAGGCGAAGGACAAGGAAGAAGCGCTGGCCCTGGCACTCATGGGCGAAGCCTTCACCATGCTTTCACCAAATGCCAAACAACTCCAGTTTGCCTAAACTGGAGTTCGCCCAATTGGGTAAATCAAGGTTGTACTAAATGAGTTGTGGCGGAATGATCCCCAACGGAGAACAGCAAAATGCTGTACTGGAACTTCACGTTTGACGGAAGTGACCGACCCTACAGAGGTTACGGCGACACGCTGGCACGGGCGACGGATGATGTGCGGGAGATGTTGGACGAGGGGTTGGCCCCCGACGAGGTTCGGAATTTGAAGGTGGTTGACGGGCCGCATGATTTGGCGCTAAAGACTGATTTTGGCCCCAATGGTCCGCAACCTGGCACGGTGGCCTACACTGCCTTTCTCATGGCGCAATTGTGTCCACCCGACGAAATCGGCCAGCCCGACGATTTTTGGGACGAATGGAAGGAGGACATGAAAGAACGCCTATGATCCCAAGCTACGGGGAAGTCGTGGGAGAACCTGTCCCCTCCTTACATGGTAATGCGGACAGTAGTAACTTCAAGGGCAAAATAAAGATCAGGGGACCGCCCTGAGTTGCCCATTATAAAACATTGTTGGGGCAGGGGACAATCCCCTGCCCTTTTTTATTTCCCCTGCAATCAAGGTTGTACTAATCAGAACATAACCCTAACCCTGGAGGTTGTGATGTCCGACGCGAAAGAAACTTTGGCCAAGTGGTATACTCATCTGGAATACTGCAAGGCAAAGGTGGAGCGTGGTGAGAAGCTGACCAAGGATGAAGACGATCAGCGCGACTTCATCGAGCAGAAGCTGGACGACTACCGTTCCGATTACTACGGGATGGAGAACTACTAACCGCAAGGGAGCGCCCACTCCCTAATGATCTTTTAATTGCGGTTGTACTGATTGGGGCAGGAGGGAAACATGGAATTCTTGACTGGCAAGGACTATCCGTACCTTTGCGACAATTGCCGTGCGGCGATTGATTCGGTGGCGGCGATGTTTGCGGAAGGGGAAATGGCGGATACGGACGATGAAGAAGCGCCGTGCATGTACGTTTACGATAACGGCATGTATTGCGGTGGTCACGAATGCGTCAACTACCCGAAACTGTAATCACGGTTGTACTGAACAGGGCAGAGGCAACTTCAACGGAGATTGGTCATGGGCTGGAATCGCAAGCAATACGACAAGACGGGCAGGGTAGTACCCATTCACAAGGGCGAAAGGGATTGGACCCGTGAGCAAAAAGAACAAATCCGACAATTCGAGGACCGAAATGCCAACGATCAACGAGGCACCGACGATGACGACGGCACCGAAAGAAGAAAAGCGGGATGAAATCGACCGAGAGTTCTATACCGAACACGGTGGCGAGGGCTAACATGGGCGGCAACATGGTTCGGCCCGATCTGGAAATGGTCCACAACGAAATGGGCTATTTCTACTATCAGGGCAAAGTCTACAACGTGGTCCGTCTCGCAAGCGGTTGGGAATTGCAACGCGGTTCCGAATCGCTTTATGCGGGCGAAAGCGTGGACGATTGTTCCACCTGGCTCATGGCGCAACTGACCTACTAAGGGGCAGGGCAACGGGATATAAACCGTTGCCTTGTTTTCTCCATCGTATCCTAATTGAAGTTGTACTAATTGGGGTAAGGAGAACCAAACAATGTCACTGCTCAATCTGTCAACGCCAGTACGTTCGGAACGTGTCCGCGACTTCCAACCGCCTTGGCGAACCATCTTCGTCTACAAGTGCGGCACCTGCCAAAAGGAAACCAAGGTACGCGCCAATTCTTTCCGTGGCAAAAGCGCCACGCCTGGCATTGGCGCAATCGTCTGCCCGCATTGTAAGTAAACCACGTTTTTCCGAGTGGGCGTCGGAAACCGTCTTGCTCCGAACGGGCGTCGGAGCTTCTTCATCTTCCCCTGTAATTGGGGTTGTACTAATTAGGACATAACCCCAAACCCTGGAGAGTATCATGGACCTGCACGAACGTATCAAGCTGTTTGTGACGACTGCCGACGAAGTGACCGCCAAGTATTGGCAGGAACAAGGTTTCACCTTCAGCCCACCGCCAAAGCATCGCGCCGACTTCATTTCCGACAAGTGGGCGCGAGTTGTCACCGTGGAAGACCGCAACGGGCAACCCAACGATTCCAGCGTGTTCGCCTTCATCTGCCTGCAAGACGGCGCAACCAAAGCGCTCGGCACGCTCAAAACGGGCGACATTCACAAAGCCGCCAGCTTCAAAGCGCCCGCCAAGCACGCTCGCGGTAACGTGCTGAATGAGCTTTTCGCCAACTGCATCACGCCGCACGGTATCATCTACCTGAAATAACCGCAAAGGGAGCGCCCACTCCCCTAATCATCCCTTAATTGAGGTTGTACTAATCAGGGTGTAACCCTAACCCTGGAGAAACCCATGAAACGCAAAATGAGTTCGCTGGTGCTTGTTGGACGCCGCTGGTTTGGTCGGACCAACGGCAACACCTACCATAGTTGCGAAATCATTGTGGACGGCAATTGCGTCCATAAAATCGACTACGCCTATGGCTACGGTCGGCAGTACGAAGACAACGCGAAAATCTGGCTTGACCAGAACGGCTATCTCCCTGGACGGGAGAAACGCGACGGAACGCCAGGCGAGTCGCTTTGGCTGTACTGTGAGCGGTACAGTATCATCTACACGAACACCGTTACCGACGTGGAAAGGAAGAAAGACCTCTAAGGGAAGGGAGCGCCCACTCCCTAATAATCCTCTAATTGAGGTTGTACTAATCCAGGCAGGAGGGAACAATGACACTGGAAAAGCGAGTCGCTGAAATCCGCCGCAAGCGGACCCTGCAAAACCGCCTGAGCAAGCTGCGGCTCCGCTACTTTGACCACGAAGACGCGGGCAAAGGCGACAAACATGAGCGCCTTGCCCGCCGTCTGATGAAGGCAATCATCAGCATACAATAGCGGTTGTACTGATTGGAGTAAGGAGGGACAATCATGTGTCGATGGTGTCATAAACCGTGCGGCGAACGCGAATTTTGTGATGAGGTTTGCTTCGAGCTTCACGCCGAAGCGTGGGAAGAGTATCAGCGCTGGAGCGCTGCCCTTCCCGACGAACCCGACCCGCCGCAAAATGAATGGTGCGGCAGCAAGGGCAACAACTTTTAGCTCCAGGGGAAGCGGGGGGACAGCCAAACCCCCGCCTTTTCTATTTCCCTGTAATTAAGGTTGTACTAATTAAGATATAACCCAAACCCTGGAGGTCCAAAATGGACGAACGCGATGAACTGCTGAATGACATGTGGAAGAACTGGAAGCCCTACAACAAGGCCGATAACGACAAGTGGCGCAGCTACGTTGTCTCCCAAAACGAGGCCAGCTTGCTCGAAACGGAAGCCGACTGCATTACCATCGTCCAAGGTGCGGATGGCCTGTACGTCCAGTAACACAAGGGAGCGCCCACTCCCATTATGTCCTAATTGGGGTTGTACTAATTGGGGCATAACCCTAACCCTGGAGGCTACGATGCAATTCAGTGTCATTTACTCATTCGACGTTCCCGCCGATTTGTCCGTCAACCAGTACAAGCCCCCCAAGTGGCGGCGCTGGGATTTGACGGAATGCGGCACCAGCGAAAACGATGACGGTGGCAAACACCGCAAGTATTGCGCCTTGCTCACGCAAGAGCAATTCGATGACTTCGTTGCCCATTGCGACCTGTACGCCGAACGCTGCCGCACAATGGGCAGTTTGGGAGCGCCTGGTTTCGGGTTCGGTTGGTCCCCCGCCGTGTCCTTCTGTAGTGACAACGGTATTTATGCAAACGCCTATGTGACGCCAGTAGGCAGCAAAGCGGAAATTGTCCAGTTTCTCCGCGAGCATGACCAGCTTGTGCCGCAAATTTTGCTGGATAGCGACAATCAGCAATACCTTTTCGACGGTATCGAAGAGGATGAAGGCCCGCAAGTATGGGATGCGCTCGAATCCCTGATGTGGGACAAATACGCGGCCTAAAGGGATAGGGAGCGCCCACTCCCTAATTATCCCCTAATTGGGGTTGTACTAATTGGTGTATAACCCTAACCCTGGAGGACTGCAATGTACGCTCAGAACAAGTCCGTGCTGAAGATCGCCGCTGTCAACCCCGCACTGGCCGATAAGATCGCCAAACAGGGAACCTTCCTCAGCGAAATGGACATCAACGAAGTCCACAAAATCGACCGCATGATGCTGGTGCTGGTCCGTTGCGGCAACGGGCGCTTTCTCTGCCCCGTCCAAGACGTGCAGCACTTCATCAACATCATCGAGGAACACGCCAAACTCAAGGAAGAGAAAGAGAAAAAGCCGTTCCAGGGCGACCACATCCGCGACGTGTCTTTCCCCGCCTAGCAGTAGGGAGCGCCCACTCCCTAATTATCCCCTAATTGGGGTTGTACTAATTGGTGTATAACCCTAACCCTGGAGACTGCAATGAAGACTCTCACGCTGGAAACGTTCCGCACCCAACTGCTGCAATGGCGTGGCGCTGCAATTGTGACGATTCACGCTGAGACGGTTCCCGATATGCGGAAGACGGACAATCCGTATTTCGATAACCTTGTCAAGCGGAGCGCCGTCAATGGCGTCATCAATTGGGTTTACGAAAGCGCCGTCAATCGCCAGCGCGTGCGGGAAGACTTGACGCCCGACTTCAGCGCTTTCCCCCGCAAGTGGGGCCAGCGCATCAATGGCACGCCCCTTGTGGAACATAAGGGGAACTATTACCTCGAAATGAAGGTGCAAAGCGCCTCGGCGCTTTACTTCGTCGGCACCAAAGAGGTAAGCCACAATGACGTTAGCGATTGGCTCCGTCCACCGTCCAAGCACCGTCAAGGCGTTTCCCGCGAGGTTATCTTGCGGGATTATGCTCTTGAAAATATCACTTGCTTCGTCTACGGCGAAGCCTACGCAATCCAGTAAGGGACGGGGAGCGCCCACTCCCTAATCATCCTCTAATTGAGGTTGTACTAATTGGGGTATAACCCTAACCCTGGAGGCCGCGATGGATGTGAAGCTGACCGCTGCTGAGGTGAAGGCTGGAGCGATGGACAACTACGATCCCGCCCGCTACGATGCGCAGTTTCATTCCGATGGCAGTGTCACCTTGATTCCGCTGCTATGGTGGGATGATGCGAGCTACGCACGTTATCAGAGCGCCGAGTAAAGGGAAGGGAGCGCCCACTCCCTAATCATCCTCTAATTGAGGTTGTACTAATTGGGTTGTAGCGACGATCACCCCTTACTGGAGAAACGCGATGATTACCAAGGAATTCGCGGCTGGCTTGCACAAGGGCAAGACTCTGTATCACGCCACTGCCACGAACGCGGACGGCACGGCCAAAAGGTGCCGAATCAACGGCAAGCTGAAGATGTGGGTAACACGGCCCAATGAGTTCCGTATCCCCGTCAAACATGGCTTGTGGGATTGCTTCTATATCACCCAAGACAACGCCAAGGAATGGCTCACCTACGACCGCACCGAACAAAAGGCCGCATAGTTAGGGGTGGGCAGGGGACCGCAAACCCTGCCTTTTTTTATCCTCTAATTAAGGTTGTACTAATTGTGGTATAACCCTAACCCTGGAGGCGACAATGATCTGGTGCATCACCGCGACGATTGAAAAGAAAACGAAAGACGGCGTGCAGACGAGTCAAATTCCCACGTTCTTCCTCGATGGCCGCGTGCAAGGTATCATGAACGAGGGACACGCGAAGTTCATCGGCGCTGAAATTATCAACCCCATGCGGCTGAAAAATATCACGCTGCATGTGAGCGCCATCGCCGCTGACCGCGAAGTATGGGCAGCGTAAAGGGAAGGGAGCGCCCACTCCCATTATACCCTAATTGGGGTTGTACTAATTGGTGTATAACCCTAACGGAGAAAGCTATGAAGATCATCGCAGCGTATCACAAGGACAGTCGCAAGAATTTGACCCCCGAACAAATCCAGGCCGATATGCCTGCCCTGGAGAAAGAACACAAGAAAGCGCTGGCAGCAGAAGCAACGTGGCAATTCTTCGGCGGCATCATCGTCATCGGGGAACACGAATACCAAGTCTGCTAAGGGAAGGGAGCGCCCACTCCCATTATACCCTAATTGGGGTTGTACTAATTGGTGTATAACCCTAACACTGGAGGCTGTCATGCGGTTTGAAGTGTGCATCAAGTACGGCAATCGCTGGAGCTACAAGGGCATTTACAGCGCTAACACATCACGCGCTGCTGCCCTGGACGCAAGCTATTCGTGGAACCGCAAGGTTATCCGCGTGCGGCCCGAAGATAGCCGCGACAAGTGGCTTGTGTATCGCTTCCAGTACGTCGGCACGCTAACCTCGTCCAGCGGAGTCTAAGGGGAAGGGAGCGCCCACTCCCTAATCATCCCTTAATTGAGGTTGTACTAAATCAGGTGTAGCAACAACCCCAACGGAGAAAGCCATGACTCGGAAAGATTACGAATTGTTCGCCAAGATGCTGCGGGAAGTCCCCAGCGCGGCCAAGCGGCTCGACTTCGCGGCGGAACTGGTCAAGGTGTTCGCTGCCGATAACGAACGCTTCAACGAGGCGACGTTCCGCAATGCGGCGGATTGCAAGGTATCAAGGAAGGGGGAATACGCCAGCTAGGGCAAGGGAGCGCCCACTCCCATTATCCCCTAATTGGGGTTGTACTAAATCAGGTGTAGCGAACATCACCCCTTTCTGGAGGCTACCATGATCGTCTGTGACACGCCTGACAAAATCGAAGCGTTTCGTCTGCTGGCGCTTCGTGGCGCTCTCAAGCTCGAATGCAAGGGCTTGCGGCGCAAGGGCCAATCGGTCGCCACTCTCGTCAAGCGGGAATTCTCCCTGCGTGGCACCAATCAGCAAGTATTGGACCAATTCGAGGCTCTTTTGCAGGAAAGGTGGATTCTTGTCTAAGGGAAACGGGGAGGGACCGCTAACCTCCCCAATCATCCCTTAATTAAGGTTGTACTAATTGGTGTATAACCTAACCCCTGGAGGCTGTCATGAAAATCGTATCTATGTTCCAGACCTGTGACGGCAAGACGTTCACGGACAAGAACGAGGCTCAACGCCATGAAAACGAGCATGAGGCGCTCGCCAAACTTCGCAGCTTACTGAATTCCGCAATTCAGTCGGAACTGACGCGGCGCGGCAACATCGACAACATCCTCCACAGTATCCTGATGGAGAGCGCGGAAGTCCGCAACATCCTCATCACCTACAACAAGAAGATGCCAAAGGAAGCGGCAAAGGTCGCCGCATAGGGCAAGGGAGCGCCCACTCCCATTATCCCCTAATTGGGGTTGTACTAAATCAGGTGTAGCGAACATCACCCCTTTCTGGAGAAGTGCCATGACGAATCGCATCACTGCTGCCGTTGCCCGCATGGAAAAGCAAATTGCTGACCGTATCGCCAAGGGCTTGACAACGCAAGCCAAAGTCGATGCGCTGCACGCGCATCTCGACCTCGACATTCTGGAACACGCCAAGTTTCAGGAATACAAGTCGCTGGCCTACACCGAGGGCAAACTGACCCTCGATGAATCGCAGTCGCTGTACAACTTGCTGGGCAATACCGCCAGCACGTTCAACCGCCAACCCATCGCCGTCAAGTCCGTTCTCACCTCGCTGTTCGCGGAACTGCTCAAGATGCGCATGGCAAGCTAAGGGGAAGGGCAGGGGAACGCCAACCCTGCCCCTTTTATCCTCTAATTGAGGTTGTACTAATCTAGGTGTAGCGAGAACTCCTTACTGGAGAAACGCGATGATCGCTGAATACGCGCTGGACAATCTGCTGGTTGGCCAAAAGGACCGCATCCTTGGCCTCTGCAATGCGGAGAAGTATGAGGAGGCGCTCTTGCTGCTCGACTTCACGGAGGAGATGTGGGCGGCTTGTCAGTACGCTTACAAAACGCGGGAAATACGCGACCGCATCCGCCGCGACCTAAACGAAAACGTCTGGAATGCGGAACACTGGAAACAGAAAGAGAAGTGGCAAAAGTTGCTCGTTACGGTGCCGTAAAGGGAAGGGAGCGCCCACTCCCTAATTAACCTCTAATTGAGGTTGTACTAATTACAGTGTAGCGACAACCCCAACTGGAGAAGTGCCATGATGAATCATCTCTACGGTGAGAAGCTGGTTGACGGCAAGACGGTCACGCTGGATCACGCGGTACAGGAATTCACCGTCGTCATTCGTTCGTGCAGCGGGATTCACCCGCAAACGCTGAAAGACCTCATCGAGCGCAAGTTCGAGGTCGTCAGCATCAAGGCGGGCGAAAGCAAAGAGTACGTCAGCTAAAGGGAGCGCCCACTCCCATTATACCCTAATTGGGGTTGTACTAATTGGAGTATAACCCTAACCCCTGGAGGCAATCATGGCGACTCGATTCATCATCAAGACGGACAATCCCGAAGGCATTCCCAGCACTTGGGAAATGAGCGATTTCGAGATGAAGCACGGCTTGAACGTCAACGAGGTGGACAAGCTGTATGTGACGTTCAAGGTGAAGAAGCGCCGCAAGATCAAACGGCTGCGCATCAACGTGAAAGTGCATCCTTGCGAGTTATGCGGTTCGCACGCATACGCAAGCGGCAGCGTCGGCAGCAAGGAATTCGACAAGGAACTTTACTAAGGGGAGGGCAGGGGAATGCAAACCCTGCCAATCATCCTCTAATTAAGGTTGTACTAATTGTGGTATAACCCTAACACTGGAGGCGGTCATGAAGGTTTGCGAGCGATGCGGCTGCGAGATTGCCACGAAGGACGGGGACAACCTTTGCCGCGATTGCGACGAAGGCAAGAAGAAGCGGGACAAGCGGAATGCGTCCCGCAAAGCCCGCGAGGATGCGCTCCGCTCCATTGGTCTGGTCAAAGTCAAGGGCGCTCTTGGTGGAACGTATTGGGAATAAGGGTAGGGGAGGACCGCAAACTCCCTAATTAACCTCTAATTGAGGTTGTACTAAATCAGGTGTAGCGAACATCACCCCTTTCTGGAGAAGTGCCATGAAGCTGCAAAACGTCACCGTCGTCATCCTGGCCCGCGTCGAGAACAACGGCCTCAAGGTGGCCAGCGTCATCGACAATCCCGAAGTGCCGTCCAGCGGCGGCAAGCCCGTCATCGGCCCGCTGATGCGGCGGCTCATGTCGGTCAAGGAGGTCGTCGCGCGGACGGGACTGAGCAAGGGCAAGGCCGCTGATGCGCGGCGGCTCAACCCAATGACCTACCTGGCCGACTTCGAGGGGCAATCGCCACTGGCGTTGTCGCTCCAGGCCGCGTAACAATAAGGCGGTCGCTGCGGCAAGGTCGATCAGTCCACCCGTGGGACCGCAGGGCAGGGGGGGAACCCCTGCCTTTTTTGTTATCATCCCGTAATTAAGGTTGTACTAATTTGTGTGTAGCCAACAACCCCTTACGGAGAACTGCGATGCGACACTACATCAGTCGGCAGAAGGCGCAGAGCTACGGCGGATTCATCTACTACCAGTGCAAGCGCGGCAAGTACATGCTGGTGAACTACCACGGCGAAACGATGTGGATGGGATACGTCCAGCCCCACGGCTTCTACGTCGTTCCCTTCGACCACGCCAGGGGCCAGAGCGAACAACTCAAAGACATGGTAGCATAACGTTAGGGGTGAGGCAGGGGACCGCAACCCTGCCTTTTTTCAATCATCCTCTAATTGAGGTTGTACTAATCTAGGTGTAGCGAACATCACCCCTTTCTGGAGCAATCATGCTGACCAACACTTGCAAGCCCCGCTTTGCTACGCTGAATCTCACGATGGAACAGCGGTTGCAGCGCTGTGCCACGCCCATGACCAAGTTCACCCTGTTCAACGCACTAACGGGCCGCGCCATCAAGGGCGGCAGCACCATCAGCATCAACGGGATTCCGTGCATTCTCTCCAGCATTCAGAGAGAGGACGGAAGCGGCAGCAGCTTCAACCTCATCGTCTACGGCCCCGACAACCAGCCATACAAATGCTACTGCCGCACAACGGACTAAGGGGAAGGGAGCGCCCACTCCCATTTACAAGATCATTGCGGTTGTACTAAATAGAGTAAGGAGGACAATCATGCACCAGACAACCGCAATCCGCCGCAACGACAAGGGCTTTATCATCAAGCTCGGTCCCGCGCCCGAACGCGGCAACCTGTTCCGCATTGCGGATCAGATCGGTATGGCCGCTGCTACTGACAAGCGCCAGCATCGCCGCCGTACCAAGGCCGCACGCAAGGCCCGCCGCTGGAAAGCGGAGTAACAACAAGGGAGCGCCCACTCCCTAATGAGCCTCTAATTGAGGTTGTACTGATCGAGGTGTAGGACGAGTCAACCCCTTTCAAGGAGCCATCGCATGAACGCTCTGGTACAGGTCGGCGTCGGTGAGGTCATCGCGTCCCGCAAGCTGACTGGTGGCGGCATCCTGGTGCAGCGGCTTTGCTGCTCTTGCAAGCACGCTTTCTGGTCGGCCTACAACGAACACAAGAGCGCGTGTGCCGATTGCGACCCGCCCGCCAAGCGGCCCGAATCGCGGGGTATCGGTCGCAACCTCGACCGCAAGGCGAGCGACCGCCAATATCACGGTAGCAACGTGGAGTAACGCGGGGAAGGGCAGGGACCACAACCCTGCCTTTTCCTAATGAACCTCTAATTGAGGTTGTACTAATCAGGGTGTAGGACGAGTCAACCCTTAACCTGGAGACGACGATGCACGATCACGGTTACACTCCCCCGCTCCCGTCCACCCGCGACGAACTGATCCGCGACACGAAGGCCGCGCTGAAGATGCTGAAGATGCTCCGCGACTTCGGCGTTGACCTCCGCGACAAGAAGATCATGGCGATCAAGCACCTCCGCACGCAGACGGGCCTCGGCCTCCGCGAAGCGAAGGAAGCCGTCGAGTTCGGCATGGAGTTGCTGGACGCAGCGTAACACGTTAGGGGAGGGGCAGGGGAACGCCACCCTGCCCTTTTTATCATTACAGTATCATTGAGGTTGTACTAATTGGGGTGTAGGACGAGTCAACCCCTTGCGGAGAACTGCGATGCATACCACCGACTCCATCCGCGACCTCCTCACCCGCAACCCCAAGGCCGTTTACAGGGCGCTTGTCGTCCTGTTTGAGCGGCAGACGGACGATGAGAAGGAGAGCGAGGAAACCAAGCACGACAACGGGCGCGGCTTCAATTACCGCGATGCCAAGTTCGGTTCCGACTTGGCGCAGAAGTGCATCCGCCCCGACCCGCGCTACCCTTCCCCGCTCTCCGTCAATCAGCTTGCTGCGGCCCGCCGTATGCTGCACAAGTACGCTGGCCAGCTTGCCCGCATTGCCAACGGGCAGGAAACGGTCGAGGTATGACCAAACGACCCGCCCGCAAGGGCGGGTTTTTTATTACCAATTTAGTTCCAGTACAACCTCATTTAATGCCAATTTATACTGTACAAACTAGCGCCATGCCTGGAATGCGATTAAATCGCTTTTAAGCCACTCTAACCCTAAAACCGACCCGACATAGCCTTGACCCATTTGCGCTCGTCTCAAGCGATCCTGGCGCGATTACGGGCCATTTGAACCTCGAACCTCGACCGACTTTTGCGCCGTTCCATTCGCCTATGGTACGCTGGTATATGGCACCGTGCTAATGGTACTCTAATTGAGGTTGTACTAAATCAGGTGTAGCGAAGATCACCCCTTTCTGGAGTACGACGATGCCGCGTTGCGAAGATTACCCCTGCTGTGGCCATGAGGCGGGTTGCTGCCCGAACTACGACCGCACTGGCAAGCAGACCGACATGGTTTGCACCTGCGGCGCTCGCCTGCCGATCACGGCGCGCTACTCCATCTGCGAGACGTGCCTCCGTGACGACGACGACGACGGCCCCGACTATCGGGGCGACGACTGGCAGGAGGTGGACGAATACTAGGGGAAGGGCAGGGGAACGCCACCCTGCCCTTTTTTGTTATTAACCTCTAATTGAGGTTGTACTAAATCAGGTGTAGCGAACATCACCCCTTTCTGGAGTACGACGATGGGAACCCGCCTCTACCCGAACACCACCGACCGCGCGGCCCTGGAAGTTCTCGCTGGCGTTCCCGCTGGCACACACGCCCGCATGGACGAAATGGCCAAGCGGCACGCCGAGGCGAAGGTTGACCCCTTCGACCAGGAGGCGGGTTACGCGCAGTGGAAGGAGCGCAACGACGACGGGCCGATTGGCGACCTCGACGCCTTCCTCACCTTCGGCTGGGGCAAGTTCCGCCCCGTGGACGGGATCGGGGAGGACTGCGCGGGCCATGAGGACAACCTCGACCGCGCGGCTCGCCTGTTGCGGGCGAACGGGATCGGTGCGAACGTGGCAATGACGGGGGGATTGCACTGGGGCTAGGGGAAGGGCAGGGGAACGCCAACCCTGCCTAATTAACCTCTAATTGAGGTTGTACTAATTACAGTGTAGGACGGATCACCCCTTACGGAGTCTGACCCATGTTCGCACTGTACGTTGACAACGGCACTGGTGAACTCAGCCGCGCAGTCTTCACGCTGGAAGAGATGCGCAACTACAGTGGACCTCGGCCCACTTACCTCCGCATTGGCGAGAGCGGGGAGCGCGTTTCGTGGGATACGTTCAAGGCCATTTGCGCGACGTGTCGGCCCGACGACGCGGACGACGACCCCGACAACCTCTTCGTCTATCGCAGCGACGACAACTAGGGGAAGGGAGCGCCCACTCCCTAATTAACCTCTAATTGAGGTTGTACTAATTGGGGTGTAGGACGAGTCAACCCCTTACGGAGTACGATCATGGAAGCCGCACTGAAGCTGACCGATGCCAAGCCCGTCCGCAAGCCCCGCACGGCCCGCAAGGTCAAGCCCGTCGCCGCCGCGATGAAGCCCGATCACCTCCAAGCCTACGCCACCGTGGGCGTCATGTTCATGGCCGTTCTGTCCGCGCTGCTGAACGGCTACGCGAACGCGGCGAGCGCCGAGGTTGCGTGGGCAGGCTGGGGTATGGGCTTGGCCGTTCCCGTTATCATCTTGCTCTTGGGCAAGGTTGCGGGGTTGCTCTACAAGCGCGGGCAGAAGCGCGCTGCCCTTGCTACTGCCAGCGCTGGCATTGGCTTGCTCGCGCTGTCCGTTTGGCACGTTAGCCTTTCCATCGCCGCCTTGACGGGAAGCCCGATCATGCTGGCAATGCCAATGGCGGTTGCAATCGACTGCGGTTTCGTCTGCTGCGAGGTAGCGGCCTTGCTCGACTAGGGCAAGGCAAGGGCAGGGGAACGCCAACCCTGCCCTTTTTGCTAATGATCCTCTAATTGAGGTTGTACTAAATCAGGTGAGGACGAGTCACCCCTTTCTGGAGACGAACGATGAACTACGCTTACTTGCGGCTCGCGGCTTGGATGAAGATGATGCAAGGGGGCGAGCGGCGGCGGTGGGCGCGGGTCTGCAACTACCTTGACGCGAGGATGATGCGCTCTTGACCAAGGGCAGGGGAACGCCAACCCTGCCTAATTAACCTCTAATTGAGGTTGTACTGAATGGGGTAGGAGGATACCCCTGGGCATCGCCCATGCCCATTGAATTGTTATTAAGGTTGTACTAACATAATTAACATATGATTAATTAATTTCATTTTCTGTTTAAAAAAGTAACATCAGGGTGCCTACCGTGGACGCCATACCAGTGAGTTCTTTAAAAAAGTCAATTTCAAAATTAGCCGCCAGGGATTTTTCAAAATTCCACACATATCTTAAAAAAACTAATTTTTCCATTTTCCAAAAAATATACCAATCCAAAAAATTACCATTAGTAAAGTTTTGAAAAAATCTACAATGGATTTTTCAAAACTTTACTATATTAAGGTATGATTTGTAGTAAATGCCAAAACGATAAACCAGAGAATGCATTTTATCATTATTCATATGTTACCACTTATGTTTGCAAGCAATGCAAGAGAGAAGCATCTTTAAAGTTATTAGATAATCCAAATAGAAAGAGATATAAGACAAAGAATTCCACATATCGGCAGCACACAAATTTCAAAAAGATATACAAGGCTTATCATTCTGCTAAAAAGAGAGCAAAAAATAAGAACAGGGAGTTTGATATAAGCATAGATGATTTAATAAACTTATGGGATAGTCAACAAGGGCGATGCGTACTGTCTGGTGAAAAATTTCATGAAGAACACGGAGCATATTCCGCAAGTTTAGATAGAATAGATAGTAAGAAAGGATACACAAAGGGCAACATAAGGTTTATATTATTTGCTCTTAATTCTGCTCTTTTGGATTACGGAATAGAAACATATTTAGATATTGCGGAAGCGGTGAAAAAAAATATGAGTTAGCATTGTTTTTCCCTGAAAATCAGTTATCATGGTTTTTGACCAATTCAACAAGGGTCCAACCAATGTACGATATTAAATCACTTGCCTACGGTTTCACCACTGAACAGGCACATGTTCTATCTTTGCCGCTCAAATTCCCTATTTGTGTATTCGACAGGGAAGCCACGTTTTACGAAAACTACTATCAGAAAATTGATTTCTGGTGGTATATTGGTAGAACTCTTGCATCAACGGATGTAAAGATAGACAGGAGTGTTAATCGTTATGATGATGAGAGCAGTGATGTTATTAGCACTGCTGAGTTTATTGGCATATCTGGTCATCCTGGTTCTATACTCGGCAAAGCCGATCATATGGATTTAAGATATAAGAAAACTAGCTTCAAGAAATTTAAGAAAATTAATTTGGTAAAATTATGTCATAATTGTCAGTTAAATGATCCGCATGAGCCTATAAAGAAGTATAGTGGGAGGAGCATACCGCCCAATTTATTTTATTACAGGGTAAGTGAGCCTGACGAGTTGCTTTTTAATTTCTTGTGGGGGAGGGCATTGGAGATACCGCATCAGAGTTATGATATTCCAGAGGAATTTCTGGCTAAGGAAGAACGGTTTTTGGATTATATTAAGGCTGTGCCTAAGACGTTATTTAAGATGAACGATTACAGGCATGATTTAGGTGTAATCAAGGAGTTATGGAATAGAAATGCGTAGTAGACAAACATTTGAGGGCAAGTTTGGTGATTGCAGTATTGTTACGACGAGGGTTAGGGTAACGGCATCGCCAACGGAAGAAAATACTTTTCATGTTATTTTATTTGATGTTGAATGCGATATAAAGAATTTCTTTTTACACACGTCGCCAATCCCGAAGGGGGAGGCGAGTGTTAAGTGGTATGCTAAGGTTCCGCCTAAGTGTCCAAATTGTGGGCATGAATTATACAATATGGGATTGGATCATTATGAATTAAAGGAATCTGACAGTTACAATTATAAGGGTGTAACGGCAGAAGTGATTCAATCATATGAAGAAGATATTTTGGAACTTAAACTTCACTATGAGGTGATGGAATATGTTACCCAAGGGCAAGCAATTGGTTAAAATGCTCAAGGAAGCGGAAATAAGAAATGCCAATGAAGCAGAAGAGAAGCGTATCAAAGCTGAAATAGCAAAGGAAAAGAAGATGAAGGCAGAAGAAGTGAAGTTGAAGAAGGATGTAGAGGGTATAATTAAGCATATAGAGGAAGATATTTTTAATGCGATTAAGAAGGGGAAGAGGGAGACTGAGTTACGTTTTGGGGATGGTCACACAAGGGAGCCAGCGTGGGAGATGGCGGTTGCGCAGTTGGGGAGGTTGAACAAGGCATACAAGTTTAAGATTGATGCTATTAGTATTCATTGTGATAATCATATAGAAGCGGCGAATGTAGATTATGTAACGGCTAGGGATTGGTATGAACCTAGATGGGAGGTAAAGATAAAATGGTAGATTGGAAACAAACAGTTATTATATGTGTAGTTGCTATTTGTTGTACTGTTGTTTTTGGGATAGTGGTAACTGGTTGTCATGGGTGTATGCAGCAGGACAGGGAATATAGGTTGAAGTATTTGGAGCAGCAGCGTAAATGATTACATTACTTATGGGATACCTGAAGAGGTAGTGAATGATTTATGGAACAGTTAAGGGTTATTTTGGAAGCTCCTGGTGCCGAGGGATGTGGATTTCCAGCTAAAGACAAGTTAGAAGATCGTTTATTATTATTTGCTTTGGTATATGGATTGAAGCCAAAGGCATGTTTAGAAATAGGTTGTTATAAAGGTGGTTCTACTGAGATTATAGTAGCGGCTGGTGGGCGGGTTTTTTCCATTGACCCTGATCCGCAGATATCGGATGAAACTTGGGGAAAAATCAAAGATCATTGTGTAATAATTAAGGGTTATTCACCAGAGAAAATTTGTGAAGCACACGCTTTGGCTAAGGCTAATTTTGATTTTATATTTATAGATGGCGACCACAACAAGGCTTACGATGATATTAGGGGTATAATGCCATATCTTGCTGACAGTGCTTATATTTTACTACATGATTGTTATTATGTTGCTGGTGCTATTCAGAAGGCGGTCAAGGAGTTTGGTTTAGTAGATTGTGGTATATTGGGTATAAAGAGTAAGGATGGGTGGTTAGGTTCTCAGTTATTGAGATATAGCGTTACATAGTTCAATCGTCTTATATTTCCAGGTGACTTCCAAATTTACGGTAGGGTCGGAACTAAAGCATAGTTCCCCGAAGTTAACGGAGTGTGGCCAGACGCCTATGAAGTGGTAACTGAAGTTGGACTTTGCTTTATTTCCTAGCCAGATTTCGCCTAATTGCATACGAAGTTTAGCGGCCACGTCATCGCCACTAACTTTACCTTTCTCAAAGTAATCGGCTCCGAATTGATAGAATTCGGCAAATATATTCATTAGGGATTGACTTCTTTCTTCGCTCCATTCATTAATGGCGGGGAAGGTCGTTATTAGGCCGTTTTCGAAAGATTCATTTTTTAACGTCACTTGACCTATGAAGTGATGGTTAGGGAATTGTACATTGATATTGTATAGCATTATTTTTTCCTATTGAGTAATTTACCGAGGCCATAGCCAAAGGCATAGCCAGCGATGGAGGCGACAGCTAGGAGGAGTAGGTGGTTCATAGATATAGAGTAGTGTGGTTAAATTAATAAATTTAGATTTTGACGTTGGGATCAATAGATAAAACCATGATGACTTTCAGGGAATATGTAGTTAGACGGGAGGCGAGTTCTAACATATTTCAAAATGCGGGGGCTGGAAGGGGGAGTATGGCTAGTGACGCCAGGGATGTAGTAAGTACACTTGGTTTTGCTCCTGCTGGAGCGATTGCGGCACCTTATGCAGCGGCGAAGGGATTTTTAGGAACGACTCCTGGCAAGTATCGTTCGATGGTGCGTGGTAATCCATATCTTTCAGACACGCCAGAGAGGACGAAGGTATTAGCTGGGAAGGCGTATGAAGACAGTAGTAGTTGGTTGTTAGATCGTGTTGAGCGAGAGAAGGTGCCACAGGTAAGGGGCAGGTTAATAACATCTTTACAGCAGGCGGTACAGGAATTGGACCAACATTTTCATTCTCAGCAACCGACGAAGATTACGGCTACGGGGCAGATGGTAGGTCAGCAGGCAACGGGAATGAGTAATTTCTTTGCATTACCAGCTTCGATTATTGCGGGTATTAAGCAGGCGGCGAAGAATGTCATAGACACGTTAAATCCTGCGTATCAGAATCAATCAAATGAGTGGGCAGAGAGTGTAAACAAGATGGTATTATCTTTGGATGCTTTGAGGTCGGTATTACCAATGGAGTTGGTAGACTCATATATTAAGACATTTTTACATAATTTGGAGAAGGGCTGGGGATCAAGGGCTAGAGAAATAGGAAGGAGTTAATATATAATCATTATGGTTAAGACATTTTTAGATTGGGTAAAGATCAAGGAATCGACGGCTGCTAAGAGGGCAAGACGGGCTGCTGCTGGTATTGACATAGGTAAAGGACCGAGTATTGCAGATGCAGCAATTAATAGTTACTCTACTGCACCGCCTGCAATAAAGGATGCTATTGTAAAGCGTAACAAGCATGAGAAGAAGAAGGGTTGCGACTCTAAGCTTCCGCCGAAGTAAGTCGGTGTTCCCATTCTTGTAGTCGATGGCCTTTAATTCTCTTTGCACCTTTACAGGTATCGCAAATGCCATTACTTTCAAAGCCTGCACGGAAGCCAGTAGGGATACCTTTTAGGTCTTTACAATCACGGCAATGCAGACCTTTTTCTTCGATTTCATTTTCTCTGAGCCAAGTCATAAGGCAGTTAGTATTACAGAAATAAAAGGGCCAAGTTTCCATTTCATGATGGTGGCACTTTTCGCACAAATGGCTTTCAATATAGAACTTAAGTTCAAAGTCGAACATGCCTGATTTCTTGCATTGGTCGCAATGGATGATACTAAGCATAAAGCTCCTTAATCTGGATCGCCCCACCAACCAGGAGGGCAGCCTGCTTTTTGGTATTCCTCCATCATTTTTTTATCGTGTTCTTTGCTTGCCAGGTCTAATTGTTCTTCATAATCAACATGGGCGCTCCAACCGAGGAGCGCCCAATGTTTTACGGAGTTTCTTTTTGGGGCTGGGACTTTATGTTTATAATTGTCCCACCATTCTTGGAAGCCTTCAGGAATTTTTGCTTTTGTCATTAGACACTCACAGCAGCTAGACTTTGCTTAGTTAAGAGGGCTGGATAGTCACCACTATCGAACTTTTCAATGAATTTAGAGACTGCCGATGGGTAGGCAACGACATGATCTTCACCTTTATAGGTGAATTCTAGTTCTGACGTTACAGAAAGTCCCTTCAAATTCTTGAATTGTTTTCTGATGACTTTAGCGATTGGACAATTATTACCATCAGCCAGTACGCCCTTGATTTTCAATGCAGTAAGATTTTCTGCAATCTTATTGGGGCCAGAACCTAGTGTCTTCAAGAAAGTTACAATTTCTTTGTCAATTTGTGTTGCAGCCATGTTTCACGTCCTTTTTCCATTTACAGTAGGTTAATAGTGAAGATACAATCAATCCAAACAGGATCATACCACCGAATATCCAATCATGGTAGAGAAATTGAGTCTTTTTGTCAACAAAAAAATCTATGGTTAGTGCGACAAGGAAAGCGAAGCCAAACCAATACAAAAAGAACGATCTGAAAAGGTCTGCTCTTTTTTCTTTCCTGTTACGTTCGGTCTGTGCTTGTTCCGTCTGGCCTGTAAGTTCGTCTAGCTTATCAGCCAGTAATCTGACTTCATTAATCAGGAAAGTAGTTTCTTTTACATGGTGGTTGTCCAAGTCTTTATAACGATCTTCCCAGGACTTGGATTCGTCCTCGGTATATCGTTTAACTTTGATCCACTTATAATCGGCATAGTGTTCTTTGTTCATAGGATAAAAGCGAAAAAGATAAATGTTAAAGCTAGAAATATCACACAAAGACGCCAGATGGTTCCCCACCATCCTAAAGCCAAGCCGTTTGGATGGTCTATTTGCCATTCACAATAATCCATTGAACGTTCTCGTTCCATCCAACCATAGTCTATAAACTCTGTTAATTTGCCGTTAATATACAATTTAGTAGGATTTCCGTTTGGATCAAGAGAGGCATCTATTTCTGCCCAATTACCATTTTTCTCATATCGCAGGACATTACGGATTTCATCTAACTTCCATTTGGTTACAGGGTCTTTATTAGTATATCGCGTGCTTAGATAGTCTTTCATTTCGACATACTCCTTTGTTGGTTTACCAGGAACCCCAAGATCAAAAAGCCACAGCCATTAGGTAATATAAGTCCAGATTTCCCTGGAAGTGCAAAGCCAATTACCTAACTGAATTCCCAGCCTTACTATAACATTTCGGACAAAGTGTGACATACCTCTGCATGAGTGCAAGTTGCGATTCCTTCATCCTTTTTAAGTTTCTTGTCGCACCAAGAACACTTCTTTTTAGGATGGCCCTCGCCAACACCCGCAGATACTATTTTAATTTTCATGGTGGCACGGATTCCCAATAAGGTTTCATCGTGGTTTAATGAGTTCTTGTACTTTATAATGGTATTCGTATTCTGCCTTTTGACAACAGACGCCGCCTATTACTAATGCAATACCTAGAATGGTTGCACAAATAATAAAAATGATGGTTGTAGTTTTATCGTTAGTTAGTCTATCCCATATGTCTGCCATTTTATTCTGCCTTCTTCCTTCCCCAAACGTCGTGTTTCCACTCGTAATAGACGATCCACAAACCACCTAATACACCGCAAGCGATAGCGGTTTTATCGGCCACGTCTTTATCAAATATGGCAACGATGCTACAGATGATTAGTGTTGGGGCTAGCACAATCAAGTATAGCTTTAGGGTTCGTTTCAGGTCTATCCAGAATTTACGCATAGATTATGGCCGCGCCTGTCTATTTAAATCAAAATATTGCTTGGCAACGTCGGGGTAAATTTTGGTAAGTACCTTTAGCACCCGTAGTTCAGCGGCAGCATATTCTCCACCTTCTGGTCTGCCTTCGATAGCGTGGTTATTTTCGATGAGGCTACTCATGCCTTCGAAAGAGGCCACACTAAAGGCACCTAAAATAACATGCGCCATATCACGATCAATAGGAATAGTAATGTCCATTAGTTGCTCCTTATTAGTACCCTTCAAATTCAGGCAACAAATCATATTCTTCTTGTGTCATTTCTTTAAGAATGATCTTAACTTCTTTGACACCATCAACTAAGTGCATTTTTACTTCTTCTAAAGCTTCATCTATATTGTCAAAAGAACAAGCGGCGAAGTCTTTAGGTTTTACATAATAAACGTCCATTTCAATCCTTAAATTTATTATATCTAAAGTTATTGCTCCAGATATCGTTCACTACATAATCGAGTTGGTTTCCTTCAATGATGCCTTGTCCTTGATTTCCATTGGAAATTCTTGGAGCGCCGTTGAAGTCTGCTGTTTGTCCAACTATACCATGTGGTCGAACATTTCCATTATATATAATGGCGTCAAACTTAAAAAAATAAGGCAACATTACGCTGCAATTTTTATTTCTAACGATATTAAAGCAGTATTTAACTGCATTGATAAGGAGGCTATTAACAGGAGTATTGCCATTTTCGGTAGCTGAGATTAAGGGTTTTATTTCGACAAAAGAATGATAAGCTTGATTATCAACAGTGATATAAGAACGATGATGAAGTTTCTGACCATTGATTTCTGGCTTACCATCTTGTGCTGACCATTTTATTTTTGAATTACCAATTTTGATGCCGATTTCGTCTATTCTTTTATGCGAGTTGAAGTGTGCATTTACCTGGATGTTTTCATCTGTTAGAAGATTGAAAAATTTATTTGGGATTCCATCAAATTGAAACTCTTCCCCTTCGAACCCGCTAAAAATCGGCATAGTTACTCCAGGTGGTCTTCAGTAATCCAAAATCTATTATCAGTAGTTCTTATTTCATATAAAACACCAATTGATGATAACTGTCTATTTACTATTTCGCCTTCCACATTTTGTGGTTTAACCAAAACTTTTTGGCAAACTTTAAAAGTAAAGTCACCTTTGTACTCTACAGGTTCAACGTTAGCCATTGGGCATGGGTCAGTATCGTTCTTACGGGCGGGATTAGAACACTGGCCACAGGAGTAATGTTTACAGTTTGGGCAATAGATTTTTATTTGCCAATCTGAGATAATTGGCAATTCATCCATTTTGGGGCAACGCATAAAAACTCCTTACTGGTCTGATTTATACCGACCCAACTGGTCACTCTGTTCTAGGATTTCCATTGTTGACATACACCAATCGTCTTCGCTATTGCTATCAAAGCCAATTTCGCTTACAATAGTAATACTACTTAAACTTGGCACTGGATTACTTTCTAATGTTCTAAAGGCTTCTATAGCTGCATTGGTGGGGGTTTTTTCGTCAATTATTTTACGAAAGTCACCAGCATCTACATAATATTTTGGCATCTTTTTCTCCGCTTTTTGACAGGCATTTATATCCTATCACAAATCAACAGGTAAAGCAAATTATTCATTGTCGGATTCAGCCAATTGCTGGAAATGGGCTACTGCATCTTCCAAGAGGTCGGCCACCTGTTGATTGGTCAATTTGGAATAAGTAATATCCCAATTTTGATGGATCGTAACACTACAATTTTTTACTTCTTTATGAGAGCGAAGAATGATGCCTGCAAAGGTTGTACGTTTGGCGATTTCATCAACAAGTTCTTCGGTTGTATAAAACTCAAGTTCCATTTTAACTCCTTAACCAAATTTGTAATCTACAGATATTTTAACATTAAAACTAGGTACAGCGATATGGTTACACAGATTATGTTTTTTGGCTTCCTTTGCTGTAAGATACCAGTCTGCGTGGCCTCTTTCGTGGATTATATCCAAGAAAAAGTGCTTGGATTTACCGCAATTTTTTGACAGAAGTTCAAAGATATAGGTATTTAAACGATCCGTTTCATCAACATCTGCTTTCAAATCCTCTACTTTACCAAATTGAAAACTTGAAACCTCATGGATCATCAACGTAGCATGAGGGGCCATATATCGCAAGCCATCATTGCCTAGTCCAAAAAGAATTGCACCTGCGGAAAAAGCTTTGGATTCAACGATGGTAGCTACGGGCAATTGTACATTTTGAAGTTCTGCGATCATGCCTAAGACAGAATAAACTTGCCCGCCATAGGAATCTACAACTATGGGAATAATTGGCTGGCCTGTCTCATGGGCTTTATTTAAGTCTTCTGAGAACTTATCAGTGCTTTCTTCATTGAATTTCTTAAGTCTAATAACGATAGGTTGTTCAATTAAATCTGCTAAATTCTTAACTTTGATGCGTGGATCAACTTCGATTTTCTTGAGCATTAATATCCTTTGCTAGCCATATAAGCCTGTTTTGATGTATATAGGTTATACTACAATTAACAACGAAATTCAACTGTTCTTTTATCAGGTGAGTAAGTGCAAGAATCTTTTGGATAAAATCAGTATGGGTAATTAGAACCGATCTAGGCGGAAGAATATCTAGTGTTTCTGTGATACGATTTTCAAAATCGTGGTAATCTTCGAATGGTGTTCGCTTACAAAGATGGTTGTCAGCTTCAAACGAGATAGAACATATTTCCCTGATTATTGCAGAAGTTTGTTTACATCTTAGATAAGGACTAGAAAAACCAACATAACCAGCAAGATGAAGTTCCCTTAAGAACTCTGCTGCACGAAATGCTTGCGCACGTCCGCTTGATGTAATTGAACCATCCTCTACCCGAAGATCACTTTGAGCATGTCGTAAGATGATAATATCTTTGAGATAGATCGTCTCATCTTCGGTGACGAACTTATTATGTTCGTTATCAAGGAAGCCACTTAGGAGTTCACCGTTCTTTTCCTGGTCGCTGAGCTTGGAAAACGCATCTCCATGATGCGAACCAGTAACAACCTTGTCCCCGATAAAAAGTGCTGGCACCATCCTTCACTCCCTGGTTTATATTTACTTTGAGCAAAAAAATTTGATGGCATTCATTCGGTAAATATTTTACGCTATTCTAGTCATTGTTCACGAATCTTCCAAGAAATAATCGGTAAACTTTGCTATAAGCTCTGCCCCAATTTGGCCCATGAATATCTGCGTCCTTATCCCAAGCCACAGCATGGGCGACTTCGTGTATTAGCACATCAATGGAGTAGTTCTCATTAAGATTTGAATTAACCTTTATCATAAATTTGTCATTCTTTTTTTCACATAGTCCATCATAGCCTTCGCGTATCTTTACACGCCTTACACTAATAGATTCATCCACTAAATTAGAGTTCTTAAAGAAACTAGCTACTTCTCGGAAGTAATCATATGCCATAGTCACCCCGAAAACAAAAGATTATAGCTATCTAGTTTTTGTTTATAGGAAAATATATAAGTTAGGATTTTGCAAGGAGGCAGAGTGCAGTATGCTGGTATTTCCGTAGTCAAAAATGAAGCAGATATTATAGAAGTCTTTATAAGACATAACCTTAAGTATCTAAACAAGTTATACATTGTTGAACACAATAGCCAGGACAATACGCCTGAAATCATTAATAGCCTAAAAACAGAAGGTTATAACATAGAAATTTATACCAATCAGTCGTCTAGACATATACAGGCAGAAGAATTTAATAATCTAATAAGAAAAACTGATGCCGACTTCATTACTTTCCTTGATGCCGACGAGTTCATTATTTCACTAGATTTCACAAAAGAATTGGCTAAATTGCCTACGGATGTAGTTTCGTTTTTAACCTGGCACAACTATATGCCACAAACTACAGATGACAAGACCGAGATAAACGTTCTTAAAAGGATTCAGCACAAGCTTTATCCAGTCGATACCAACCAGCACAAGGCGATTATACCTAAATCAATTTATTCAAGACCAGATAGCTTTGTATTGCTGGGCGGTCACGAAATATACTATAAGAACGAAGAACTCGTTCCTGCACCTTACCAAGTGATTTCTTCAATCCACCTGGCACATTTCCCTATCAGAAGCCTCAACCAAATCAAGGTTAAAGCATTTGCTAATTGGCTCGCCAAACTAGCCGACCCGCTCCATCAATCAGGAAGATTGCATGATGGTAAAATTCCAACCTGGCATCATTGGAAAGTATTATTTGATTTATTCAAGAATAATCCCGCGATTACTGAAGCTGAAGCTGTGGAAGCTGTAACCACTGTTTACATGAAGTATTCTAAATTAAAAGGCGAGTTAAAGTTAGTGGTAGACCCTGTTGTTAACGAAGATGAAATTCGTTATCAAATCAAGGAGCTTACGCCTTTATTGGCGTTAGCGAACACTGCTGAGCAGCAAGTAGTTATGTTGCAGAAAGCGAACAAGTTTATTTTGAATTTGCTAAACGAGGTTAAGACTTTGGACGCAATTTAGTCAATAGTTCGCCAATGGTGATTAAAGGGGATGGTTTTTCGAAGCGGTCAATTTCCGCAGGACACATCTCGCAAATAGATTCGTGTTTTCTGGAAATAAAATTATCAAGTTCTTCATCAGTTGCCGTATGTTCTAAAGGCTTATATTCTAGGTAATGGTCCCATTTAGGTGAAATGTCGGGCCAACGTTTCTTTTGCAGTTGAAGATAAGCAATCATTGGACACTTATAGATTTTACCATCTAGTATTTGCAAACAGTATTTACAGGGGCAGATTTTCCAACTATCTTCGGGGCGATTATCTTCATAGGGCAAAACATCTGGTCCAAAGCCCTTATAACGGCGTGTCCAATTTTTGCCATCCCTGATACTAAAAGTAATTTCGTTATCATGTAGAAAACTTATAACTTTGTTCCACTGTTGATTAAACTCATTTGATTCACCATGTTTAGTAATAATTAGGTTAATTTTTAGTTCCTTGAGAAGTGGTCCCAGGTTTGGAAATTTGGGAAGTAGGAAGCCATTAGTAATGAGTTCAATATTACATTTCCAATGGTTCCGAGCAATCCGAACAAATTCTTCAATTCTAGGGTTAAGTAAGGGTTCACCACCCAATATACAAAATGTTTTGGGGTTTAATCTCTTGCTCCACAAGCCCATTTGGTGGTCAGCGTCTTCTGGAGTAATAAAACCTTTATGACCATTGTTAGAGAAGTGGCTACAGCTTTCGCATGTGAAGTTACATGCATGAGAAGCATGAATTTCTAGTTTAATAATGTCTTTCAAGGAACTCATAGGTTGTAGTCTCTGTGCTGACGAACATCATGAATCACAACCGATTGCAAATTAGGCCATTTTGCTCTTAGGGTTTTACCAAGTTGCACGAAAGCAGGAATGTGTTCTTCCCTATCATCGAAAATTTCTACCATTTGCACTTCTTGATTTATAAGGCGGTTTAGGATTACAAATTCTTTATAGTCATAGGTATCACCTTTATGTGGGTAGTTTGGGTGTTGGGTAAGGTCTTTTTGCCCACGAAAGAAGTATTCGTCTGGATGGATTCCGTACTTGTTCAATATTTCTTTGACTTGATTTTCAAATTTAGCTATACGGCCTGTCATTACTACAACACAATTCTTTTGATACCAGGAGATACTGCCTCAACAAATTTTCTGAATTTTAGTTGCAATATTACTCCTCGGTATCATCGCCATGATCTTCGTCGTGGTTGTAATGATCGTCATGATCTTCTTCTTCATGATCGTCATGATCTTCTTCTTCATGATCTTCGCCACCAGATAGGGCTTCATCTTTTGAACTAAGTCTCTTGCGGAACTTGTCGGTTTCTAGCCATTTAATTGCGTCTGAGAATTCTGAACCTTGTGGAGTACGACCACCGAAAAGTTTGGCAATTGATGGGTTAATACTTTTCTTACCTTTTTCATCGGAAACAAAACCTTTAGTGTCAAGTTCATGATTTAGGAAGTGATGCAGAACATCTTCTGGTTGCTTGTTCATGCTGCCCCATTGTTTTACTAAACTTGGCACCATGCCAGTCTTATGAAAATTCTTCTTCATGTCGAAGAACTTATCCAAGAACAGTTTTGGATTCTTGCCATGTTCACTCATCCATTTTGAGAATTCAATAAGTGTAACAATATCACGCACTTCGTCATCTGACCAAGCGCCCTGGTGGAGCATTTTCTCTACTTTAGCAGGTGGATTAGCTCTTAGCAACCATGCAATTGCCAATCGCTTTTCTTTTTTATCAGAGAAGTCTTCGGCTGAGTCAAGTTTGAAAGTCATATCAGGGAACACGGTATCTAATAGACCCATTTCCTTATACATTTTAACATATTGGACAGGATCGGTGTCTGGATGTTGTAAGCCTTTAAGGAATTCTTCTTTAATCTTTTCACGGCTAATTGATGGTAAATCTTTGATATCTTTGATAGCAGACTTAACATCGTCGCCAATCTTGGTATTTTTGCCGTGTGAAGCGACCTGGCGCACATATCTCAATACGCGGCCTTGATCTTCTCCAAGTCTTTCTTTCGGGTTGCCTACGAATTCAATTTCACCACGGCGCAAGTGATGTGCGCCACCGTGCGGATCGACAAGTTTAGCATTAGCCCCGTCAGCACTTGTCAAAGGAATGTACATAGCATTAACAGTAAAGTCTCTTCTGGCTGCATCGTCATCCAAAGTACCGAACTCCATGCTGTCTGGAGTCTTGCCGTCACCGCTGCCTTTGGAACCTTTTCTAAATGTGGCTATTTCGAATTCTTCTCCATTGACTCTGGCGTTAAATACATATTCTTTTCCACCACGATCCCAGCCCTTTGCGTGGAAAACCTTGTTCTTTTGTCCTGCTTCTGGATGCTTGTCATATTTGGTGGTTTGTGACTTACCATCGCCTTGTGGTTTAACTTCAGTAAATCCAGCGCTTCTCAGGATTAAACGAATTTCATCTGGTCCTGCATCCGTTACTAAATTGTAGTCTCTAGGAGTTTTGCCCAAGAGGTGGTCACGGACTGCGCCACCAGTAAGATACAATCCCTTCTTCTTTAGACGTGGGGAGGTTTCACCTTTTGCTGGGTCAATGGTGGTTAACTTTTGCGGATAACCGTCAGGACCAGGCAGGGAAACCTTATCACTATCTAAGAAAGCTTTAGCAATAACCCTTAAATTAGGGTGATTTTCACCATCAATAACAAATGGCTTGAAGTCTGTATCATCAGCCAGTTTGACTTCTGAAGATGCCTTCTTAGCTTCTGTATTCTCTTTCAATCCAACAAATTCTAAAAATGTTTTTCTCATATACCTGCTCACCTATTATTATATTTACGGCTTAAGGCCCAATTTCCACAAAATTATACTGCCAATTACTACCACACCAACCTTGAAAATAAAATCAACGATACTAGACCACTTATTATTTGTTTGCATCATCTCTTTCTCGACATGAACTAATCGTTCTGAAAGATGCTCAATCTTACCATCTATTATATTAACGTCGTTCTTAAGATCAGTGATTAATTGTGTGCCATTTTTGTTTTCTAGTATAGCAATACGATTTATTAAAGTCATCTGATTTTCATAGAGCTTCTCGATTCTATCCTTAGACTCGTTGTTGCTCTCGATAAGCACTTTCATCCTCTCGTCAATACGAGCGGTCATTTCGAAAACAAGTTTCAGGGAATCATTAACTTCTTTAAATTTTTCTTCCATAGATATCCTTGCCATATATAGTTTTAATAAGCTTACAAAATAGATGTACCTGCCATAAATAATTATATGGACGATAAAGAATTGGAAAATTTAATTCCCCAAATGAATGTAAATATTCCAGCACAACCCCAAGAAGAAGAGAAGGCTCTTATTCCTGACGAAGTATGGATGGGCTGGTGTAATGAGGTCATGAATAATTTACGCCAGGAGCGACAAGAAGTAGATGAAGTTAAGCATAATTTTATAGAAATGGTTATTAACGAAGGTGATTCTACCAGTGCAAGTAAGGAGGCATTGACTAAACTCTTTGAGATTAAAGCAGGAATTTCTGAGAAAATGACTAAAGTTCTCGATTTGGCAACTAGAGTTAAATTGAAAGAACGAGATACGTTCCCTAGATACTTAGCAGCGCACCAGAACAATACTATAAACTTGGGTGATAGTTCTGCCAAGAGGGAGCTAATCAAGCAAATTAATAAGATTCAAAAGCAAAAGGAAGCAAATGACGGACAGAATAAATCTTGAGGATTGGTTAGACAATGTTAAAAAGAAGCTAACTGAGCAAGGCACTTATGCTACAGGTACAGGTCCAGGCGATCAAGCTGGCGGTTTGGCCACTGATCCTTATAGTCCAACGGGGGCAAACGCTCCTGCTGCGTCCCCAGGTGGCGATCCAAATGTAGCCAATATGCCGCCTGACCAGATGGATACACACCCAGGCGAAGAAGATTTTTCGGCTGATCCACAGTATCCAGACATGCCAGAAGAAAAGAAACATCTCGACTTTGAACAATGGAAAAAAGAATTCATGAATTCATCCATCAAAGGTGATGTTCAAGAAATGAAGGGAATGATTATGGATGTTCGTGATAGGAATTTAGACCCCTATCAAAGAAAGTTCGTAGAAGACAACCTACAAATTATCTTCTTGAGAGAACATTCAAACATCGAAAAAGCTTCAAAAGAAATCAAGAAACTAATCAAGGATGATTTAGACCATACTAATCCAGGCACATCTGTCTCCAACCATATAGTTGAAGTTTTGCAGACTCAACCAATGTTGAATAACGTTTTCATTAAACTCACTGGTTTGTACAGTATGAAGGCAGACATGCATCGCAAATTCATTGCGGCACTAACTGGCTCCGTGCAAGTTGGCAGTGGCGCATCTACAGAAGACCTTATTTACAATGAAAAAGATTTCTCTATTCGCATGTCCACAAGATTTAATTCCAGGTTTGGTGATCTTTATATTGGCAATTGGAGTCTAAGGACAGATGATCCACAAAGATATCTTAAAGCACCAGAGTTGCAAAGACTAGAGGATGGCAGTCCAGAAGAAAAGGATGTACTGCGTAAGCGTATTGTAATGGAGTCAATTTCTGAAACCTTCAAAACAAGAGCTTTCATTATTAATGTTACTGGCACTGATGGGACAGTATATTCAGTAGGTTGGGACATTGCTACTTCTTTGAAGGCAGCTTACACGGATGGTCGTTTAGTTGTTCGCACAAAGCAGGATGACGGCTCAGAAGCCATGATTGATGACGATGGAGCAATTATTAGTTTCGTTGATCTTAAAATCATGTATATGAAGAACAGTGGTGAAGTAGACGAAGATGGTAAACCCTATAAGAAAGAGCATGAATTTATTGTAAGGCGTCAGGGGCAATTGTTCTTGACTGCAAATATGCAGATTATCAAGGAAGCAGCTTCGAGTTTTCCTGGTATCGTCATAAGGGAAACTCCTTATACTGGCAACCCAAGTGATCTGCGAGTTTTGCAGCGATGCGTGCCAAATGCGCCAGAAATATTAATGAGACAGTGTGGATAAAAATTATTGCAGTCCTCTTTGTTTTCTGGTTTTGTAGTGTTTTTGTTGTTTGGTTATTAAACGATGGCAATTAGCACAAATATATTCCAAATTATCTGGATTATTGTTGTGCTTATTGCCATCTTTATGATTTACGTCAATTTGACATTTATCCTCAGCAACAAATGGGCAACGTTGGCATTTGTTTGGAGTCTTTAATCTAGCATTTCTATGTGTGTCCCAACGATATCCTGATATCGAACATCGCCACGCCAATCCATTTCCTTTTCGCCTAATGTGAACAGGGCCACACGATGAACAAATGGCTGTACGCAACTCTTCATTAATTTCTGAAAGTCTATGTAGCCATTTGCCCATCGAGTGGCCTTTTTTGTTATTTGATACCCTTATAAGGGGGATCAATCTTTCGACCTTTGGCCGCGATCATGGCGAGTTTATTATATTCATCCATGACTTCTGGCCACATCTCGCGTGGCACTGGAATCCGTTGGAAGGTGGGTAATCCTTCCAGGTCGGGATAAGTTACACAGACGGTTGCCCCTCTGTGTTCCATATCACCTGTTTTATAGTTGCGGGACCAACGGTGGTACAGTTTATATAGTTCATTTGCGGTGCGAGTTAATTGGGTCAAATCGCACTTCTTTTCAATGATATTTTCAACTGCATCTGTTGATAGGTGCCGACCAAAAATAATGTCGGTGATCCACCCATCTTCCTCATAAATCATTAGGTGGGCAACCCATTTGCCCTCTTTATATGTCCAACCACTGCCAATTGGACCTTGGAAAGAAGCGCACACTTCCAACCAAGTTCGATGAGGTCCAGCGCTCTTACGAGCTTTTGTGTCGTCTTCCTCACCGTTAAGACGGCGGAAGTCTACGCCTCCGCAATCCTCTTCAATAGAAGTTTCGTTGAATCCTACACGATAGTAATTCAACACCTTTCGATAAAGGTTTTCGGCAAAATCGCCTTCTCTACTTTGACCTTTTTTCGCATACGGACTTTGATAAGCCATATACAAACTCCCTTTCAATTACATTACATATTACTATCTCCATTTCCAAAGCAACAACAAGTTTCATTGGTAGCGAAGCAGCATGACAAAAAGATACTAAAATTCACTACCGAGTGCAATAGATATTCCGATGATAAAGTTTATTGAATTCATTGACAAAAAGGAAAGAGAGACGAAGAAACAACTCAAGATCATTGAGCATATCCTTCTCGCTCACGAAATGAACGTCAAAAGTCATCTGGATGACGATGATCCATACCTTTTTGTTTACAACACAAAGAAAAACACTTTCTTCGAAGGTATTAGAATTTACAAAGTTGGCGATCAAATCTCTTTCAGGGTTCAAAAAGACGAAAAAACAGAACCTTTTGGTCGTGCATACCCGATGGACATTGAAGAAATGTTTGAAGATTTAGTTACAGATTATAAACCTGAAGAAGCTGGCAGGAAAATAATGGCAGCAGTTACCACCGAGGTTAAGAAATTTTTTGACCGAAGTGCTATTGCTGAAAAAGAGTTGCGTGACAAAGAGTTTGAACGTGATCCGTGGGGCAAGGTGGTTGTCCGAAGTTCCGATTATGGGATGGATTACAGCAACCTCACATATATGAAGGCTTAAAGATGGGTGGGTTCCAAGAGTGGGTGGGCAAGAAGCGAGTTGTTGATAATTTTGAATTAGGGCTTGGAAAATCTATACCAGAAAACAAAAACGCTGGTGGTGGCTTTGATCCCACAAGCAAAGAACAAGTTAAAAAATTCAAGAAAGTAGATTTAATAACGTTACCCGTTGAAGGAACTAACTGTGGCAACTGTATGTTTATGGTTCCAGTTGATAAGGCAAAAGGTGTCGGTTGGTGTAATCACAAGGATGTTTTAGAGTTTGTTACCCCAAAAATGTGTTGTGCAATGTGGAATCACACAGATGTTAAACGGCAGTGGGAAACTAAATAAGATATGCCAATTACTCCACGGCAAGTTCAACAATTGGGTAGTTTCTGGAAGGCTATCGACTATCCAACTCCTGCTGTGCCAACCCCGAAAATAGTTCACAAAGGTAGTATTGTAAATTTTCACTATGCTGGGCAGCGGACGAACAAGATGGTCCACGACCCTTACCCGTTGGTATTAGTATCAGATATATACAGTGATGCTATAAGAGGTGTGAATTTAAATTACTTAACAGTCCCTTACGTTAAGTATATGATTAACACTTATTTAGACAAACCATTCGCTTACTCCTTTATAAAAGGCAATGCTTACTTAACAGGCGGGAAGGATGACCCTGGTACGTTCAGAACTTATAAGAGGAGTGGGATTAGTCAACTAAGAATGATGGACAGTGATTTCTTGAGGGGTATTGCGGCAGTGTCGAGGACTTTAGATGCAAATGAATTGGACCAAATAAGGATGCAGATAGAAGAGTTAATAAAGTATCAATTAAATCAACCTGTTGCTCAACCAGGAGAGGTACAACAAAATTACTGATATCTGCATAGATACTGTAATTCCTTTTCGCAATTCATTTTATTAATTAATAGTTTTTTAGAAAGAGATAAATAACAATATGCCAGTCGATGTATTTGACCGTAAGGTAAGTGCCAGTATTGACGAGATTAAGGCAGCATTACTTGGTGATGTTGGCAACAAAAAGACTGCGCAAAAAAAGGATGAAAACACCGAACAACTTAAAAAGCTCAATGATAATCTAGAAAAGATTGTTGGAAATGACCTTGACAGGGAATTAAAAGCTCTTAACAAATTAATCAAGCGAGTAGCAGATTGTTGTGAAGAACAGTCTGGCAAACGAAGTCAAAATCTTGATAAAGAAGCAAAAGCTTATGCTAAGGCAGTTGCCAAAGCATTAAAGCCAGCTAATGGTGGCGACATATCAAAAGTAATTAAAGATACATTTGGCGGTATCAAACCAGCGTTCGATAAAATTACTGATAAAACGATGGATTTTGGTAAGGCTCTGGAAAGAAGCCAAAGAAGATTTAGTGCTGCATTCGGTATGATCGGCAAGGACTTCACAAAAACTTTTGGCGATATAGGGAAACTAAATCCTTTCAAGTGGTTTCAAAAAGAGGGGGAGAAGGCGACTAAAGAATCCCAAAACATGTTCCGCAGTGGGTGGAACACAACCATAAGTTTTTTCAAAGATAACTGGCAGCGCATGACTACTGCCGTCTCAAGTAAAGCTTCTGCTTTGTGGGAAGGAGTTACGAGTAAAGCTTCTGCTTTGTGGGAAGGAGTTACGAGTAAAGCTTCTGCTTTGTGGGAAGGAGTTACGAGTAAAGCTTCTGCTTTGTGGGAAGGAGTTACAAATAGGGTTTCTGGCTGGTGGAAAAAGACCACCGATGTAGCTTCTGATTTATGGGGTAAAGTTACAAAAAGGGTTTCAGATAGTTGGGTCGGCAAAACATTTGGTTTTATAGGGCGTTCTGTTGATACGCTGGGTAAGGCTGTAGGCGGTACAGTTAGAAATTTATTAAATTTGGGCAAAACCACAGGAACAGGAAAGCAAAAGAAATCTCAAAGCGATATAGATGATTTAACTGGCAAGGGTAGAACAGTGCATGGTGAAGGAACGCCAGTTGGTAAAGGGCGTAAAACAAAAGGAGCAGGTGGTACATCTGATTTATGTCGTTGTATTTGCAGATGTATAGGAAAGCTACTTGGAGTAACCAAAGAAGGAGTAAAACAATCTAAGCAAGGAGTTAAGCACTCTAAAGATATCAGTAAAATTGGGTCAAGTCAATTGCGGCAGGGCGCGAAAAAAGACATGACATTAAAACCAGCTACAGACACAGGTGAAGACATTCGTAAATCCCTGGAGGAGGAGAATGACAGGCGTGAAAAACTAGAAAGAAAAAGGGCAAATTGGGAAAGACGTAGCCAGGATGTAAAAGGCCACATAAAGACGGCTACTGGTTTCCTTAGTCAAGTCATGTCAGCAGATAAGGGTGACACTGCGAGAGTAATAGCTCAAGGCTTGGCTAACAGCATATCAAAAGCTGCTGGATATATAGTTGGCAAGCCACTTGAGGTATTAGGTGGCTTTTTAGAGAAACAAAACGTTGAAATCCTTGGTTTTGGTGGCAACTTAGCTTTTCTTGGCGCTCCAATTAAATTCTTGGGTGAAGCTCTTGGTGGTCTTGCTGAAGGTATAACAAGTTTAGTTTTACAGCCATTAGCGGATGAAGTGGTTAATTTCCAAGAAGAAATGCAGGCCATGTATATTACCAGAGGTGCAACCAGAGGTGGTCGAGTTGCTGGAGGTGTTGGTGCGCCAGGTCTTACTGGAATGGCTCAAGGGGTTCAGGATTGGACTAACAACATAGATATTGCGGCAAAAAAAGAAGAGATGTTGGGGCGTAATGCTGCGGAAATTGCTGAAACAGGGCAGAAATTATCAACGATCCAGAAACAGCACGTCAAAAACCTGAAAATGGGTATTAGAGAAGAAGATAAGTTTAACAAAGCCTCTAATATTGGTTTAAGGGCATCTTCTCAAATAGGTTCTAATGCTGAGCAAACAGCAGATATGTTCGCTGAGTGGAAACAGAATTTAGGCGCATCAAATGTACAATTAGGGATGATGGAACGTGGTTTACTAAGCATTGCCAGGTCTACAGGCATATTTGGAGACAATTTAATTAAGGTTGCAAGGTCGTCTCAAAAATTCATGGAATATATGAGAATGTCTGGTACTTTTACAGCCAAAGCATCCAACAACATTGTAGGTTTGATGGCTGAAGCACAAAAACGTGGTGTTAGCAAAGGTATGGAAAATTTATTAGAGGTTTTTAAGCAAAGTTTGCTTAGTCCAGAAGGCGGTGGTTTAAAAGATTTCGTAACAGCATCAATTGGAGGTGATGAGCCATTAAGGGAACGTATGATAACGGGGACGTTGATGCAAGATCGTGGTTCACAAAAGATGCTTGCTCAAAATATGAGTAAAAAGTTCAATGAATGGGCTGCGGACATGTTCCAAGGTAAGAAATTTGACCAATTAAGCATTGAAGAAAAGGGCTTGTTTGATGTTTTCATAAGGCAAATAACAAAGAATCAAGCTGGAGCGGAAGAGTTAAATCAGCTTATAAAAGGCATGATAGAAAATACAAAAAACTTCTCTGAAAGCATGAAAGACTTAGAAGCTGGTGCGAAGAAAGGCAAAGCGGGTTTAACCGAACAGGAAAAAACTACACAAAGACAACAACTCATCTATAACACAAGTGATGAAATACTAGAAGATTATACGCGAGCATTAAAAGAGTCAACAGATGCAATGGGCAAAGCAGACGTTGGCAAGGCTTTCGAAAAGCTTAAAGAGAGTTCAGAGGATTTAACCAGTTTTTATGAAAGCCAAAGCATCGACATGAATAAGGGTGCCGCCTCGATTGGCGATATTCTAAGAAAACAGGTAGAACAAGTCCGTAAAAGGGCAGAGAAAGAAGGTTTAACAGCACAGATGATAGGAGCAGCAGGCATTGAAAAAGAAGATATAGACAATGCATTAAAGGAACTAGAAAAAGGCAATACAAAAGATTTTGAAGATTTAAGGGCAAAAATGACTGCTCTCGAAGGCAAGACAAGAGAAGAAATGAGACAGAATGCTGATCCGATTACCAAAATACAAATGTTAGTATTCAAGATGGAAGGCCATCTTAGACTCATTATGAGAACCTTAATTACTGAAATTGCGCCTGAAATACAAGGATTGATGAATGATTTCGACGTGGTTATGGATCGAGCCGCGAAGGAATATGCTAAAGGTAACACGGAAGAAGCTGTCAAAATCATTGGGGATTATATGAAGAAAATCCCTGAAGATATCACAAAAAGCAGAGAACAAATAGACAAAATGCCAAGGGCATCGACTGCACAGAAAGGTTTCGCAGGTTTCCTTGAAGGTATCATCGGTAAAGGTTCTTTGGGTGGTGGCGCGCTAGAAGGATTGGGTACGACGATTCAGAAAAATGCTAAGGAAATATCAGACGCCATTAAGGATATTACAGAGAAGATCAAGATGCTCAAAGATAACATATCATCAATAGCCAAAGTGTTTGGTGTGTTAGCCGCTGTGGTAGCAGGTGGTACTATTGCTGTGCTAATCATGGGTATTGTTGCGGCATTAGGACCGATGGGCTTACTTGGCGTGCTTGCGGGGGGTGGTATTGCCTATGCTATTTGGGATATTGTACAAAATCTTAAAGAAATAAAGAGAATAAAGGACGAAGAAAGAGGCGTTCAGGCAAAAGTTCAACAACAAGTAGAAGCTACCCAAAGACGGAATGTTGAAACCGCCGCTGATTTGGCAAAACGTGGTGAAGTAGAATTGTTGGAAGTGCAACGAGCGAGACTTAAATTAGAGCTTGAACAACAAAAAACAGCGCTTAAAGGAAATGAGAAGACAGCAAAAGAAGCCAACCAAGCTGCCGTAGATGGAGAGTGGTATTTGCATGAAGTATTCACTGAAACTTTTACACGATCCTGGGGAGAGCAACAGGCGGAAAGAGATGTTACAGCCAGTACAGCTAAAACAGCATTAGAGCATAGAAAGAAAGAAGTTGAGTCCCGTGAAAAGGCACTTGCCGATTTAGAAAAAAACTTAGCGATTGCTAGGGAAAATGCTGCCAAATTACCAAAAAGTGCAGAAAGGGATTTGGCTAATTGGACGGCACAATGGGAAAAATTCTTTCTAGAACACAAGCCCGAAGCATTATCGCCTATACAGCAAAGAAAAAAGAAGGCCATCATGATTAGTGGAACTCAATGGGATGCTTCAGAGGCTGGTAAATATGGAGAATCATCAGACGAACAATATGTGAGACGATCTTTGGCAATAAAAGCACCTCAGCAAAGACTCTTGGGGGTTACGAAAAAGGATATTCCACAATATAAAGAACTTAGTCAAATTTTATGGACCAAAGGATATGATGAAGCGGTTGCGTATGTTAAAAAGAATGCTGAAACTTTAAACATGGATATTGCACAAGCAATGTTTGATGCATATGGTGAGAAGCTTCCCGCTGATCTTAGAAAAAAACTGATTTCTTATGAGCCAGCCGCCCTTGCGAATCTTCAAAAAGCAGCCCAAGAATCAGGCTGGTTGAAAAAAGCCCAGCTTGGGCCAGGGGGCAAAGTAATTCAAAAAGAGGAGGTTTTAAGCGCTGAAACGTTTATGAAAGCCAGAGAATTAGCAAGGGCGAGGGGTGCGGAAACCCCTGAACTTGCTGATGTTCAGAAAGTATTATCTAATCCAGAAATTGTTCAACTAAACCAAAAACAACTTGAGTATTTAAAAAAGATGGTTGAAGCCAATGACACAGCAAATGCAATTGCTAAATCAAAAAATATGCCTATCTCCGAAGACAAAGCATTTATAGCTTCGCCTGAGACGCTTAAAAAGTTACAGAGCATAGGAACACCAACTGCGGCAACCACAAGCGGACAAGCACCACCAGTTGCCCGTGGCCCAACTTCTGAAGAACTTCGGGCAATGCAAGAGAGAATAAATGGATTGCAAGAACAATTAAGGAATAAGTCTACCAAATTCGGTGATCCAAACTTTGTTGGACCACCTTCGTTAGAAGATATGGCGAAGGAAGCAATAACCCCGACAGGAGGTGGCTCTATTTATACACATGATAAACGATTAGAAAATCTTGCAAAAGAAGAGTTAAAACAACAAGAAAACTCTATAATTGCGAAGCCAGAGCTTATGGGACCGCCAATGACAGATGAAGTTAAAGCAGCAGTAAATAAAGAGATTAGTGTTAGTCCAACGTTGCCAGGCATGTCTAGTGCCGCAGAGGATGAAATTCGTCGCAGAAATGCGGAAATGCAGAACAGTGGTGATGTGGATATGGCAAAAACAGAAGAAAACACAGGTACTACCGCAGCTAACACAAGGGCAATGGCTAAAATGCTGGGTCAAATAGGAAGGATATTAACCAAAAAACGCAGTAATGACCTTGGTTTAGAAGGACCAGATTATCCAGTAGAAGCTTTCTTTGAAGAAGTTCTAAATACAAATTGGGATAGCGCAGGCATAGGCAGAAGTGGCGGTTTAGAGTTTGAATAATAACAAGGAGGATAATGCCAAGAGGAACTAAAAATGATGGGTCATTAGCCCCATTACAATATACATCAATAGGTGGTGGAAAATGTGAAATACAAACACCTTGCGGATGTATTACATTAAAAATACTTCCAGAAATTACGGATAGTAAAGGAGCGCAATATGTCAATGACCCTGCCCCTGGCAGATCAAGCCCAATGTTGACTTATGCCTACTCAGAGTCTAGAAATATAAATACAGAATTACACTTCATGATAACCACATTTGACGATATATCCGAAAACATCAGAGCAATTAGAATTATCCAAAATTTAGTTTACCCAGGTGCAGGCACAGGGATAGCTCCTTTTACGCCGCCGCCTGTGATTAAATTTGTTTGTGGTCAACTATTAGATGGACCTGATGGATTATGTATGGTACTTAAAAGTTATAACATACGTTATCCTACGGAAGTGGCGTGGGATGTAAAAACTTTTCTACCTTATAAATTTTCGATTAGTTGTAATTGGGAAGTTGTTTATCCGTGTAACAAATTGCCAGTTAATAAGTGTATAAACAGGGACAGTGGTGATGCTATTTTGTTCCCTGGAGACGATTTCTCGCCAGGAGAATTCCCACAGTTTTATCAAAAGTAAGCATAAGGAGACTACATGCCTAAACCAATTGAATATTCCAAGATGGAAGGAAGGTCTTATGTTCCTCCGACAAGTAGGTACGCTATGACTCCAATAATATATTACGAAGGCAAATTAGCATATCCTATATACAGGAAGAAAAAAGCATCATTTAGTTCACAAGATCAACACTATGAAATAACAAAGGAAGTAGAATTCCGACCAGATATTGTATCATATAGGACATATGGCGCACCCGATTACTGGTGGAAGATAATGGAAATGAACGGAATGAAAGATATTTTGGAGTTCAGAGCAGGAAGAAACATTATCCTGCCTGGCGGTAGTTTAATGTTTTAAGGAGAAGTATGGCTGTTCCACCTGTTCCACCTATAGAACCTGTGTGTTCATATGATATAGACCCTAATTTTCCACTTGTTTGCGATGTAGATTATACAAAAGCATATTGTTGTAATCCTGCGCCTACAAGTGGGGATAAATTCGTGATATGCAAGGAAGAAGTCGGTGATTGTGTTGTTGGCATACCTGGCCCTGGCGCTCAGTACATGACTTTCCCCATCAGGAATAGTGATGACCAACCAATGTTAAAAACCGCATTGAATGGCACCACAATGTCAGCTTGGGTAAAGATAGCTTTCCAACAATATTGCGGTCCTATTGAATATGCGCCCACAACTGCTCAAACCATTATTACGATGGGTAACTTGTCTCAACCATGTAATCCAGAACAATGTAAAGCTATTATTAAGGCTTTTCAATATGGGTGGGGTACTGTTGACCAGGGCAATAAAGTCCGAGTCACAATTATGGATCAAAAAGGCAGTGAATTCCAACAATGGGTCCAAAGAATGGGCATTAACCCTGAAGGTAACTCAACACCAATTCAAGGTAAATATCGTATGAAAGTACAATGGGGTTGGTATGTTACTGGTGGCGCAGATGAAGATATTTGTGGTCAACCACCAATGCCTTTAGGCGACCCTGATTGTGGAAATAATACAGATTTAACTCCAGGTGGTCATCTTCCTATAATTCCCGCAGCGCCAGGTTTTAATTCAGCATTCATAATTTGTAGTCCAGTATTATATTTTTTAACTGACTGGATTAACGTGCATTACGAAAATGGCAAGTTTATATATGAAGTCGAGGGTACAGATACATTACAACGTGGTCAAGAGAACAAAATTCAACAGATTTTTGGACGCTCTGGCAAACATTTCTACTTTACCAAGGCTGTTGAATTACTAGGGCAGGTTTCTTTCCCGCAGTTTCGTGTTGAATTTAAATGTTTAGATTCGAATGGTAAGGAAACGGACATAGAATTTGTAAAACCAAATGGTGATACTACCTGTAGAGAAAAAAAATCAGAAGATACTGATTGTCTAGGATACGGACCATATAAAATTTACAGGGCCGATACCCGTGGGCCACTTGAAATAATACGGGAGTGGCTCAACCAAGGTGTTTTGGCGAGAGACAAAACTGGTAAAGTTACCTCAGATAAACAAAGAGTTGGTATTACATTAAATTATGACCCAACATATAAGTTTGTCCCAGCGGACGACATTAAGGACAAAACCACAAATGATAAATGTGCTACATGTACCTCTTCTCAACCACAATATGGAAGGTTGCTTGTGTGGGCGAACGCCATACCTTATTGTCAAGGAAACTTTACTGAAAGTCAAATTAACACTAGGTTAAAAGCTGTTTATATAGTTAACGGTGGAAATTGCTCACCAGTATTAGCATTTGCTCCTACGTTCAGATGGCACGCAATGGCTGCACAACGAACCGCTGGTAACTCCACGCCAGTTGTAGGTACAAATGTCGATCAGAGAATAGGTTTCCGTAGAGTTAACTGTCCAATTGCTGCTGGCAGCGGCCCTAACAAGAATGCCGTACCAACAGGTACTCAAGAAGTTCAAATAACTACTACACCTAGCACCCAAACGCAAGAGGCAGTATTTCACCACGTTATGGCTAACTTAATGATTGGTGCTATTGAAGCAGACTTAAGAGTTCAAGGTGATCCTTCTAAGTGGTTATGTAGTCCAATTTATGGGTATGGAAGATGTGTTGGTATAGTGTTCGTTAATCCATTCTTCTTGGTAGACGACCCAAACTCAGCAATTAAATGCCCTGGATGGTTTGCAACTGATCCTGATAGTCCAAATGCTGCATTTAAAAGCAGTATTAACGAATTGCTTACGAGTAAAGGATGGTTTATATTTGGTGTAGATCATCAAATTAAAGATGGTCAATACATAACTACTATAAAACTTAAACTAATTGCGCCTGGCGCTGAATTAAATCAAGCTGGTTCTGTTGTAAATCTTGGTGCGTGGGATGGCACAAGTATAGATGAAGGCACACCAATGCCATTTGGCGGTAGATTTGGTTGCTTGGATAAATTCTTAGTTGGTAATGCTGGTACTGCTTGGGGACAATCAGGGGATTGCCCTGGACACGTCACATGGATTGGTGGTGGGACAGCATGTTCTGATAACTATGTAACTGATCCTAACTCGCCACCAGATTAATAAGGATAAAAAATGGCATCTAAAAACGTAAAAGAGCATATTAAAGCTTTATATGACTTAGTTCAAGCTCATGAAAAAAGACTAAGGGAGATGAACTTTCAGGCTAATTATAAAAAGATATTCAAGAAGAAGCTCCAATATTACCAACAGAGGATATCGTATCGCGGACTACACTTAGCTTTATGCGTAGATACACGCGATCCACTAAAACAGAACAGAGTTAGATATTTCAGTCCAATCTTGCATAATGGCTTAATGTTTAGCCAAAAAGCTCTATTTGATGGGCAGCCTGGCGAGAGCCAAGTTACTAAATTAGAGGCTTTAGATTGGGCGTGGCCTGTTTCCTCAATGGGTGGTTTTGACGATACTGGATTAAATTGGGTTCCACCTCCAGGGTCAATGTTATGTTTAATGTTTCTGCATGGCTCCCCACAAATGGTATTTTACTTAGGTAGCACTTGGTACAGAGATAAGGGACCAATCCAGCACGACAATTGGAACTATCACATCCAAGAATATTACAAGATTTGGGAAGGACACCGTAATGGTTACATGGTAGGCGCAAACGATGAATCACAGGTTTACCCACACAACAACACTGATAATTACCAAGGTTACGATGTAGACACACAAACAGATGTGGAGTTCTCCCCCGACTCGGTTACTAAAACTACCTGGCCACATCAATACAGTATTTCCAGTCCAGAAAAACACCGCGTTATCATGGACGACGGTGATCCAAAGTGTAATAGAAGATGGAAGAGATTAGAAGTAATTTCAAGTATGGGTAATCTTTTATTAATGAAAGATGACCCATATCATCCATGTGGTGAATGGCTAAATCCACAATGTTTTATTTCTTATGTTGACGTAGTGCCAAAAATTTGCGCTGTGTCGATGACAATTTATACTGATCCTCTCAACAATATAATAAAATTTGTTCCAACCGATGTACCTTATACTTGTCCGCAAGGTCCAGAAAACTGTAATACAATTCCAGAAACTCCAAGTTTAACAGTAGACCAAGAATATGTTGGGACTGGCACTTTCTCCTTTCCGTCAGGTGGCGTGACAGGCGTTGGATACGGTGGCGCTCGCATCCCTGTCGTGGTAGGGAGAGAAGATTGGTGTCCACCAAAGACGCCATTTCCTGACGTTATTCTACCAGAAATACCGAAAGATTGTTTACATGGCATTATCGACGGTCTAACCGACTTTTGTTTCAAATTTAACAACTATGGTAAGAACAAATATCAAAAACACAGACACGATTGTTACCCATATTATTGTCAAGATTGCGGGTTAAATCAGTCGGGCATTCAAGTTCGTTCTCGTTCAGGGGCCACTATAGTATTTGATGATTCTGTGGAGGAGCCAAGGGAAAAGCCAGAATGGGAACGAACTTTGAAGCCTTTCGATTATGACGGTTGCACAGGTAATTTCCGTGGTAGAACTTACTGGCGTTCCGCAACAGGTCATTATATCGAAATGGTTGACTATGAAGACCAACCACACTTACGAAGTAAACGCAATGGTATTAACATCGTTACTGCTTGTGGTAATCAAATTTGTTTGAATGATGAAACACTGCCAGGCTGTGTTGCTGGGCCATTGCGCGGAATTCACATGAAAAGTACAGCCAATCATACTTTTGATATGGTTGACGAACTTAATAAACAATGCAGTGCTGACCGTAATGGTTGTTCTAAGACTGGTCCTTACGCAAAGAAAGCGTTCGTAAGACTTCGAAGTGGTTACGGAATAACGGTAACATTATGCGATTTCCATGACCAGACGAAGACTGACCAGCAGTATTTCCAGATTATGTCGCCTCAAAAGGATAATCTTATTCGTGGCCCACACGTTCTTCATATGCAAGAACGCCCACATGGGCCAGGACAAATCTTCCTGCGTGCAGGTGGAGATTATATCGTTTACTCTTACGACAAATTCGTGGAAGTCGTGGGAGAAGAGAAGGATAATCCATCCGACAAAATGGAGTTTATTTCTCGCCATAAGTTAGTGAGCGTTAAAGACGTTTATTATAATCGTGCTGGCACTCATGTATTTTGGGCTGACGACTATATATTCTTACTGGCTGGAAAGGATTGCGAGCCACAAAGCCCTGTTGGACAGGGGCAACCTTGTGTGTATCCAGTTGTAGTCGCTTTCCAACAAATTCCTGAGTATGTCTCTGCTGTTACAGGACTTAAGGCAAGCGAACATGTGTTTGCTTCCGCACTACATGAGCCAGAGCCGTGTGAAGGAATAGCCAGCGATACTTGAGGAATAGATGAGATATAAAGGCATAGCTTATCCGCTCGTTAAACATCCGCAAGGATATTTTCACAATGCTGCTAACGATGTGGCTCAAATAAAGTCTAATCTTGCAGCAATTATACTTACGGAGCCAAATGATAGGATATTTATTCCTTTTTTTGGCGTGGGATTAAGAAAGGTTAATTTCAATGCGCCTATAGAAATAGTCAGAAGCGAAATTAAGGTCAAAATAGCAGTGGCTATTAAGAAATGGGAACAGCGAATTCAAGTTGAAGATATTGTTGTGGACTTGGCCAGAAATGAAGAAAATAAATTTATAATTAAAGTTACTGTTTTGTTTATTGATCCTCTTAACGTCAATAATATTGAAAGCTTAGTAGTTTATAAATCTCTTGGAGGAATTGATGGCAGAAATATGCCCTTTTGATGTAACACCATTGGCCGTGCCTAGATTTATAAATAATTTACCTGTTTATAGTGTAAATTATACTAATCAGGATTTTCCATCCATCAGAGTGCGCACGTTGGAGTTGTTGAAAAACAACTTTGGCAATGAATTTAATGATATAAATGAGTCATCATTGGCAGTCATGCTTGTCGAATGTTGGGCAGCAATGGCTGACATGTTATCTTTCAAGATAGACCAACTGGCCAATGAACTTTATATTGATACTGTTACAGAACTAGAAAATGCTTTCAGACTAGCCAAACTGGTAGGTTACAAACCAACACCACCATTACCAGCAAAGTCTATGTTTTTTGCTAAAATAAATACAGTGTACTCAAAAGACCTTATAATAAAGACTCCAATATTAATCAATCTGGATGGATTAGGTTTTGATATAGCATATGAACTATTTGCATCCGATGGTGAAAATAACCCAATTTTTGGTGCAGATATCATTATTCCTGCTGGTGCCATGTTTACAGAGGCAGTTGTTGGTTTGGAAGGCATGTCGAGACAGACCACTTTCACCAGCACAGGCAAAGCAAACCAAATATTTACATTGCCTTTTGAGAATGTATTTTTAGGTTCAATTAAAGTGATTGTTAACAACTTGGCATGGAACGAAGTTGAGCATTTTACAGAATCGAAAGCTAAAGCAGAATATATTATTGAATGCGATGCATATTACAAGCCTTCTATCATATTCGGTGATAACAGAACGGGGCTTGTGCCACCAATTGACTCCAACGTTACAGTAAGTTTTCGTTTGCCTAACCGAGTCACAACAGAAATTATTAGTGGTGCTTTTGACACAAAAGTTTTCGGTGGCATACCTGGAATCACTGACCATGTAATCATTAATGTTAAGAACTATACAAAAAGCGAATATGGATATCCAGGCGACTCTATAAATGATATTAGAAAAAAGTTACCTGCATATTTGCGCTCGCAGAACCGCGCGGTTACAGGCGCGGATTACAAATACATTACAGACAGTTTTACAACACCACATGATGGCATGATTGGCAAATCCAACATAGTTTTAAGAAGTCATGGATGTGCGGCTAACGTAATAGATGTAATTATACTGGCGCAAACTGGAGACTATAGACTCGTAAAGGCTAATGATAATCTGAAAGCCAGTTTGCTTGAGATGATAAATAACAAAAAAATATTTACTGATTATGTATGTATCAAAGATGGTGAGGTAATTTACACTGACATAAATGTTAATGTTTATCTGAACAAGAACATGAAGAAATTTGAGACAGAAATTAGAAACAAAATAATCGAGAAGTTAGAACAATATTTTGACTTAAATAATTGGGAGTTTGGACAACCTCTGAAAGAGAAAGACATTGTAAAAAGTTTAGCCACTATCAAGGAGGCGAAACAATTTGACATTGGATTTGTCACCAACCAACCAACGCATGATAAAGTTTCAGAGAACATAGTTGTTGCAAAGCATAATGAAATTATAAGACCAGATAATTTAAATATAAATTTCACATACGAAAAATGAGGTTCGTTATGAAATATGTAAGAAGTATAGATCATCCAAAAACAGACGATACAGTAGGTTTTCTATTAGAAACCTACAATGATGATGGTCTATTGAAAAATCCATATACTTTAGAACAAATTTACATATATCGAATAGAAAGACGAACAACAGGCAATGACCGATTTATAGAGTTTAAAAAATGGCATCCAGAAATAGAGAACGAACACGCAGCCCTGGCGTCACAACAGAATGCGGATACCAGCAGGTTGCTTAAGCTTAAAAAAACTGCTACGGATAATAAAATTTCTTATTCAGAAGCTAAAATTGTGTTAGAAACAACAAATCCATTGTGGCAACGAGAAGGTAAAAGTTTAGTTTTCAACATCACAGACGACAATAAAAAGGAAATTGAAGGCAAGTTTTTGTTCTTGTGGCAGCCAAAAGGAATGCGAGAAGGAAGTTACCTGATACAGTGGCATTGGAAAAATACAAAAAACGGGAAACTAAACTCTGCACAGAAGTTGTTTACACTTTATCCAGCGTTGGAAAAAATAAACAGCATTTATAGAAACTTCGTACCAAGGCAGAAATATAACTTCCTTTTCGACAAGTATATTCCGCCGATGTATCGCACTCAAACAACCATGACGGATATTACTCCTGAAGTGCTTGTGAAGTTTAACAAATCAATCGCTCAGTTTTTGTTAGAGTTAGATGATTTGGCCGTAGGATTAATTGACCTAATCAGTCCTACGTTTATACCAGAGGGTTTCTTGCCAGCTTTAGCAAACTTTTTCAATCTACAATTAAGGTCTGATAATGTTGCTGCATGGCGCAACCAGATTAAACACGCAATGCTTTTGTACAAAAAGAAAGGGACAAAACAAGGATTATCGGAAGCTTTAGATCAAGCTGGAATTAAATTGCTGAAATTAACCAATTTGTGGCAAGTAATCTCGCCGTGTACATGGACAGATGGCTTCGTAATTAATGCAGATATGCAGCAAGGCACAACACTAGGTCACTTAAGTAGAAAACCAGTAGACAAAACAATAGAAGTTTCAATTAAGTCAGTAGAAACAGATGAATACTTTATTTTGCCAAACAATATAATAAGTTTACAAGAAATGTCAATTCCAGAACCACAAATAGCGGTTATATGGTTGGGTGACTCGCATTCAGAACCAATTAACTTGTTCAAGGGTGACGTTGTAAGAGTAAAATACAAGTACAATAAAATGCCAGAAAGTTTAAAGGAAATAGAAAACTACATTCAAACTTTACCGCTAGCAGACCAAAGAGATGAGACAAAGGTTAAATACCCATTGAAAAATTGGAATGTGAAATTGATTGAAGAAGATGATCCTTTATTCGACTTGCTGATTCCAGAAAGACATTCTTTCCATAATCCAGTCACTTTCGGTAAGATTAGGACTACGTTCCTATACAGTGAAAAAGCTTTTAATATGGACACATATAACGGTAGTCTATATAACTCTAATAATCCATGCGACATGGACAAAGACTTTGTAGACCCGTGTAGTGGTGGGCAAAGCAGTAAGTTCAACGTTCACCTTGAATTTGACCAAGCGAGTGATGAAAAAATAGAAGAGGCGAAAGAAATCATAGAAGATTATTCTCCGTTTCATGCGGTGTTACACAATATGAAAATAAGCAGCAAGACCACTGAATTCATAATTCCGCCTACAGAAAAAGTAAAGAGTAAAGTAAAGAATAAAAACTCAAATATAAGTGAAAATGTTAGTTGTTCTGAAGCTATCTATTGTCAAATAAAATACAAGGATGGTAAAGTAGAACATGGGAGATTAATCTAGGAGAAATTATTATGGATGTAATTAAACTAAAAGGTTTTATAGAAGCAAAAATAACACATAAAAACACTGATAGGATAGACGTAATCAAGTTTAACAATAGTGTTTTGACTGGCGGTAAAACATACTTGGCAAGATGTTTATTGGAGGAACCAACGAAACTTCATGTCGCTCACATGTTGTTTGGCGACGGTGGTACAACGAATGGTAATCCAAAGGAAGTATCCCCTTTTCAAGATAAGCTTTTTGGAGTAACAAGAATCAAAAAGCCAGTAATTGCTCAAGTTGACCATGAAATGCCAACGCAAGTTATTTTTAGCGTAATTGTTACCGACAATGAAGGTAATGATTTCCCCTTAAATGAAATGGGATTAGAATTATCTGATGGTACTCTTTTCAATCTTTCAACTTTTGCTGATTTGAATAAAACAGATCAAATGGAGATTGCCTGGAGTTGGTTTGTTTGTTTCGTTTAATAGTATGACTAATTTATATAAATACAAACCCTTAAAATTTGGGTTTATAGTATTGTGTCCAAATTTAAATTTGGGCCATTTGACCAACACAATTAGCTCTATAAATATATATTTTCCAGAAGCTAAAACTGTTATTATTTTGCCTAGCAACTGTAAAAAAGAAGACTTAGATACAGCGTCTAGTTTCAAGAAGAGTTACAAAGGTGGTAAAACAACAGCCGCAATGATTAACGCTGGTATGACGCACACCCTCTGTAACGAATGGAACTTTATACTCTTCTCAAAAGGCTGGGTCAGGAACAGATTAGACATTAAGTATTCTTATTTCGTGGAAAATGAACAAGACATTCTATTTCCGATCATCAACCGCAATCTCACTTTCGCTTATTCAGACATGAACGGACTCTTTATTCACAAAAAATCTTTTCAAGACATTGGCGACTTCCCCGATATGGACCCATTAGATTCAAGCAAAATAATTTGGGCGAGTAACGCAATACAAAAAGGATACAGGTTCAAGGGAATCATAGGTGGCAAGGTGTTTTAAATCCGCTAACGTGGTCAATTTAAGATTTGGATACTTATTATAGAAACGATCAAGCAAACCATTTTCTTGCAAAAAAGAATACATTGAACGTTCCATTCTCGCATGATGTTTGTGATGTTCACCATTATTTGATATTATTGCCAGGTTATCTAACTTGTTGTTTAACTTATTCCCATCAACATGATGCACCACCAATTTTTCGCTCCATTCCTTATTTTTCAGCATGAATAATTTTTTTGCTTCATGGAGATGCAAAAGTTCTTTTGTTTTAATTATTCTACAATATTTAAATTTGCCATACGAAACAGATATTTTTTCTCCATCTATTTCACTAATAAAAATTTGTTCATTTTTTCTTCTAATACAGCCGCACGATCTAATATGTTTTATTTTTAGTCGAACCAGGCTACTTTTTACCTCATTGCCACAATCACAATTCAAAACAAACCAAGTACCCTTATATTTTGGATGATGGTAAATTTCTTTAACTGTCAGCCTATCAAATTTTTTTCCGATATATTCTTCTGCAATTACTTTATCTTTATTCCTCCTTCTAGTTTTTATCATTTTTTCTATTTGAGCTTCATTTTTTATTGATAAAAGGCACCCACATGATTTAATTTTACCAGATTTCAATTGGTCATAACGAATTACTTTTTTACTTCCGCACTCACAAAGGCAATAAACATACCTTCTATTCTCTTCAGTCAGAACCTCTTCAATAATCTCTAATTTATTATATTTTTTACCAATGGGCAACAAGCGTTTTTGATAAGGCATTTAAATTTCTCCATATATAAAACTCCATCTGTTGTTGTGTTTATGCTTACCATCATTTACTTCTGTTAAATAAAAAAACAATGCATCCCACCCAGCAAACATAAACTCTGGTGGTATAAAACCGAAATACCATAATGGTATATATGTAATATTGTCTAAATTTGTCACTAATAATGTAGGTTTTTTTGCATTATTACTATTAATGATTTCATGATGGGTTCCAGTGGTTGGAATCTTATAAGGAAGGTAAGCAATTAATAAATCGCTTCTATCAACAAGAGACAAATCTTTGCGCACAAAGTTTTTTGCAATACGAACTATTGTCTCCACATCTTTATTTTTTTGTGCCTCGGTTAATGTCGGCACCCATTGTTGTTTGGGGTCTGCAAAAGGATCAAAAATCTGTAAGCCAAATTTTTGGGTGAGGATATCTTTAGGCTTGTCTCGCCAGTTAGATTCATCACCAAACTGGATTGGACCAGATAAATAAACTCTCTTGTCAGCAAGTGGTTTGTTTGCAAGTGGTTTGTTTGCAATCATTGTAACCTCCGAAACTATAATAAATAACCAGGAGAAAATAAAATGTCAAGTAATGAAGAGTTTTTCGAGAAGATTGATAAGGTTTTGGAACGCGCACCTGAAAACCGACACAGTTTCTACCAGTTGAAGTATTTCGTACTAGGCAAAGAGCCTACCACACAAGCACAATTATGGCAATGTCTAAAAGAGCTTCAATCAAGAAAAGAAACCATCGAGACACTAGCCCTTCAAATCGAAGATACTAAGGACGAAATCGAACTAATCAAAATAGATCACGAAAAGTTCTATTCCGATACCGATTTAACTTATCTAAACACAAAATTAAACGAAATTTGCAAGCGTGAACAGACAATAAAATCAAGGAGACTAAAAAGGAAGGTAGAATCCCTTTTAAATAACATAGATAAGATGCAAAAAAAGCTAGAATTTGAAATTCAGGAAGCGAAGTTCTTTCTTCAGGCATTTGAAGCTTTAGAGAAGGTAGAAGAACTAAAAGATTACGATGACCATGAAGCACAACAGGAATTTTGGGAAGCGAAAATTTCAGAAGAAATTAATTTGCGAATTTTAACCAAACAGCCATTGCCATCGGACTTACTTAGAACGGCATTATCTCTACATGAAAAGTCTGGGGTTAAGGCGCAAGTTATCAATCTTTTAGAAGGCTGTAAAGCTCAAATACAAGTTGCATGTGAAAAGGAGAATAATGTCCGAAAACAAATTAACAATAAATAAGAGTTCAACGCCAGGCCATTTATCCGTTTTCCCGAAAGCAAAAGACACCCCGTTTAACCTACATTATGCGACAAATAAAGCTCAGGATACGCTTAGATATACACTGTCTGTTAATGGCAAATACATAGTCTTGAATGATGCAAGCAGTTTCCCGAATAGTGGCATAATTAAAATTACACCATCTAATTCAGATACATTGCTTGGAATTAATGAAGTGGTTTTCTATGGTAAAAAAATTGGGGATCAGTTGCATTTGTTACATAGAGGCTACAGCGGCACCTCTACACATACATGGCCAACAGGGAGTAAAGTTACTTGTCCATTAATGGCCGAACACCATAATGCAATTAAAGACGCCATCATCCAGATTGAAAAGAAAATAGGATTAAAAGAACATCCAAGTGACGACTCGATTAATGGAATTTTGAACTACCTGGAAAACAAATGGCTAGCACCAAAACCAGTGTTTAGAGGCTATCCTCGAATGGGTGCAGCACCATTAATCGTAACATTTCACAATTTTTCAACAGGCTATGGCGGCAGGTATTTGTGGGACTTTGGAGACGGAGAAACAAGCAATCAAGAAAATCCTATTCACACCTATTCGACCGAAGGTAAATTTACAGTGCGATTAACCATGACTTCCGTTAACCAAGGGCAAGGTTTAACAGAAAAAACTGACTATATAGAGATAAATAATAATCAACTCCCTTCTTTCTTTTATGTAACTCCACTTCAGGGCAGCACAGATACTGAGTTCTCTTTTGTAGACCAAAGTGATGGGGATATAGTTGAAAGACACTGGTTTTTTGGAGATGGGGTAGATATCACAGTAACTAACCCAAATATTCATAGTGTTACTCACAAATATAGCAAAAAAGGCAGTTATACACCATCTCTGATACTTAGATTGTCGGATAACAAAATTAAGAAGGTCGTATTACCAGAAGGAATAGACATAGTATGATGAAACTACCCCAAGGCAGTTATTATCCAGAATCCTTAGACAACGATGAAAATTTGTACTTGGTGCATGATGCATTAAGAGTACCATTAGGGTTCGACTACCATCCTGGTAGCAGCATGATATTGGCTGACGGCGACATTAGTAAATTCCCAGCATCTGGAATCATAACCTTAGTCGAGCAGCACAATTCCCCAAAGGAAAGAGCCGTTTCTCTGTATTATGGTGCAAGAACTAACAGAGAATTCACCAACTTGGAGTTATTGCCAGACTCCATTGATTGTATGAAGCCTAAAAAAATCACAATGATAACTCTTCAGGCAATGGCAAATCACAGGGAAGCATTAAAAGAAGCTATCTTGGCTATAGAAAAATTCTTAGGCCCAAAACATTCGGTTGAGAGTGAACCCAAGATTGGAACCATATTTGGAAGATTAAACTTCATGAAAAAGATTTTATTCTCTCCTAAGGCGTGGTTCGAAGCAGATAGATCAATAGGCGCGGCACCATTTACAACAAAATTTGTTTTTACTGGCTCTGGTAATGTAGGACCAGTTGGTGATGTTACATACGAATGGAAATTCAATGATGAAGAAATAACAACATTTGAACCAGTGGTTGAAAAAATATTCCTTAGCCCTGGAAATTATACTGTCTCACTTACTGTTAAAAACTATTATGGAGAAGATACAGTTACTTTTGTCGATATGGTCAAAATCAAAGGTCAAGCTCCTGACCAAGCCAGCATAAAATTCTTGCCATTCGAGAACCAAATCCACCTTGATGATATTATCCCTAAAATCCGTACTCCAGTTAACCAGCCTGTCTTAATTGAAATTCCACAAAAATCTGTTGAAAATAATAAGAAAACTTTTGCTGGTGAACTCATCGACCCAAAAACAAACAAAGCAACAGATGCTGTTACAAGTTATACCTGGACCCTAAGCGATGACCTACCACACGCCAATGCCCATAAAACAAAGGCGCTTTTCACAGTCGGAGGCTTTCACGATTTGGTAGTGCGGACAGATACTGACTTAGGTGCTTACAGAATAACGACTTACGAAAATGCCATAGATGTTGTGGAGCCGACAAACCTATGGATTTGGGGCAATGAGAACAAGCAAAGAGTTAGGTCTTATGAGTTTGGTTTAGTAAGTGAGGTATTGAAAACTTCAAACAATACTTACGCTTTAAGATCAAGTGACAAGTTTATTGATGACAAGCCCGAAAATCAAAGACAAATATTTGAATTTTGGAGGAACAATGGCGCGGCCAAGAAGGACAGTCTTAAATCTGGAGAAGGTGGTGAATGTTTGCTATTTTGGGCAAGCGGAAGAACCATAACAGATTTGCCTGACGAGGAACGCATAAACTTTGCAACCTACAATGGATTTAGCGATCATTACAAGGTTGAACATTCTATTAACAGACCTTGGAATTGGGCAGCGTTGGCGTCCAACAAGGATATATACTTTATATGTGGATTGCCAACAACCGAGCAACTACCTACATTGTCATTGACTAATAAAACAAAAACTACATATAACATTGCGGCAGAGATAAGTGCTAATGACACTCTTGAGTACAGTAATTTCAAAAATGGCGCACATGATCTAACGGTTAATCCTGGCGTATTTGATTCAAAATACGACGCTCCATATGGACATTATTCTGCTTACAGAACGACTTGGAAAGATGACGTTGGTTATATGGTAAGAACTGTTGGGTTGGGAGAACACTTCGCATTTCAGAATTTCTACAAGACAGAAGGTACGCTAGGACTGCCGTTCAGGAATATCGTCAAACTTCCAGATATGCCTGGAGAGGGAAATAAAGAAGGTTCTTTAATTGGTTTGAATAATGGAATTTATTTCTTTAATAACCACGGTGGCTCTTATTGTTTTAATACGACAACTGGCACTTGGGAACTGGTTAATTCCCACAATAAAATAGCAAGGAGTGATTTAAATAGTTTGTTAGCTGCATCTGATTTGGAGTCAAAGGCATATATAAGCATTGAGGATACAGCGTTCTTCAAGTTTAATGAACTAGATATGTCCTATGTCACTTTCAGTCAAAGTCCTATAAATAAACAGTGGTTAATGACAATTTTTTAATATATAGTATAAAGGAGTAGAAGTGCCGCGAGGGATACCGAAACCAGTATATCCAATTGCTCTCGATTCAGATTACACGCTGTTCAACGTAAAAAACAGTACGCAGGCCACTTTGTCCAAAGATTTAGAAAGACTAGACGATTTACTCAACATTGTTCCCCAAGATGCTAATTCAGTAGAAATATGGCCTGAAAACGGTTTCGTAACCATCGCTGACGAGCTAATTTATTATGATGCAGTGAACTTTGATGAAAATAGAAAAATAAATCAGTTAAAAGATTGTATCCGTGGAGTCGAGGGTGAACCACAATCATATTATGAAGGTACAGCAATATACTCAAATGTGGTGGCACAGACCCACAACCAATTAGTAGATGCTGTTATAGCAATTGAAGAGGCAATTGGTGATATTAGTGATGTATTAAAGGTAGGACCACAACTTAAAACTCAACAAAGTGTAAGAAAAAACTTATTGCCCCCACAAATTCAAAAAATGAATGCGTTGGCAGTTAGTCCAGACGCCTTACATGCAGCCCCACTAACTTCATCAATTTCTTCAATGGTAGGATGCTGCCCACAGGTGGGCGATGACGCCTGCCCCGATGTTGAATTTGAATTCAATAACACAGGTGGTTTAGCCGAATATTGCATACGAATTTTTGGCAACTATCTTTCTTTTGAACTTGATTTTGGCGACGGCTTCAAAGAAAACACTCAGCTATCTGGAGTTCATCAATACATAAGTGCTGGCCCTTACAATCCTACTGTAATGGTTGAAGGAGCAACTTGCTGTATAGTACAAAGTCCAACACCACCAAATGAATTCTGCTGCGGTATTAATCTACCAAATCCTTCTGTGCCATTTGTGGTTCATATTCCTGACATACCAGCTTTTCCAGAGTTTATAGCTCCAAAACAAATATGCCCTGGACCGTTACTGAACTTGCCACCTATTTTATTGCCAGAAGTAAACTTATGTCCTTCACAGATATCAATGTCACAAATATCTTGTTGTGTGTCTGTAATTGAAGCGTGTAAAACACCACAGGTTATACAAATAGTTAGTCCATGCAAAATTAGCGTAATATCATTAGAAGGATGCCATTTGCCTAGCGTTATATCGCTGATTGGCTGTTGTATGCCAAGCATCGTGTCCTTCGACGTAGTTATAGATTTGAGTATCGAGCCTGTATGCTTCTGTGAACCACCAAGCTTCGCCCCTATTAGCTTCGAGCCTGTATGCTTCTGTGAACCACCAAGGTTTGATGTGATTAGCTTCGCACCATTCCCAAGCTTTGACAGAATATCCTTCGACGTAGTTATAGATTTGAGTATCGAGCCTGTATGCTTCTGTGAACCACCAAGCTTTGGTGTAATTAGCTTCGCACCATTCCCAAATATTAAACCAGTGTCATTTGATGTAGCTATAGATTTAAGCATAGAACCTATATGCTTCTGTCAGCCGCCAAAATTTGATCCCATATCATTAGACTTAAACATAGACTTAAGCATAGAACCTATATGCTTCTGTGAACCACCAAGCTTTGGTGTAATTAGCTTCGCACCATTCCCAAATATTAAACCAGTGTCATTCGACGTAGCTATAGACTTAAGTATCGAGCCTGTATGCTTCTGTGAACCACCAAGCTTTGCTCTTATTAGTTTCGCACCATTCCCAAGCATTCAACCAGTGTCATTTGATGTAGCTATAGATTTAACCATAGAACCTGTATGCTTTTGTGAACCACCAAGCTTTGCTCCTATTAGTTTCGCACCATTGCCAGCGTTTGACAGAATATCATTCGACGTAGCTGTAGGATTAAGTTTGGAACCTATATGCTTCTGTGAACCACCAAGCTTTGGTGTAATTAGCTTTGCGCCATTACCAGTATTTGACAGAATATCATTCGACGTAGCTGTAGGATTAAGCATGGAACCTATTTGCTTCTGTGAACCACCAAGCTTTCAATGCATAAGTTTCTGTCCAGTGCCAAGTTTTGCACCTATTAGTTTTGCGCCATTACCAGTATTTGACAGAATATCATTCGACGTAGCTGTAGGACTAAGTATAGAACCTATTTGTTTTTGCGAACCACCAAAATTTGACTGCGTTAGCTTCTGTAATGTACCAAGTTTCGGCAACATTAGTTTTGGGCCATTACCAGTATTTGACAGAATATCATTCGACGTAGCTGTAGGACTAAGTATAGAACCTATTTGTTTTTGCGAACCACCAAAATTTGACTGCATAAGCTTCTGCTCATTGCCAAGTTTTGCACCTATTAGTTTTGGGCCATTACCAGTATTTGACAGAATATCATTCGACGTAGCTGTAGGACTAAGTATAGAGCCTATTTGTTTTTGCGAACCACCGAGTTTCCAGTGCGTTAGCTTCTGTCCACCGCCAGATTTTCATTGTATTAGCTTCTGTCCATCGCCAGTGTTTGCACCTATTAGTTTTGCTCCATTCCCTGTTATATCTCCTGTTAAGTTTGACGTAATTGTGGATTTGAGTATAGAACCTGTGTGTTTTTGCGAACCACCGAGTTTCCAGTGTATTAGCTTCTGCCCAGCGCCAGATTTTCATTGTATTAGCTTCTGTCCATCGCCAGTGTTTGCGCCTATTAGTTTTGCTCCATTACCTGTTATATCTCCTGTTAAGTTTGACGTAATTGTGGATTTGAGTATAGAACCTGTGTGCTTCTGTGAACCACCTAGTTTCCAGTGTATTAGTTTCTGCCCAGCGCCAGATTTTCATTGTATTAGCTTCTGTCCACCGCCAATGTTTGCACCTATTAGTTTTGCTCCATTACCAGTGTTTGATAAGATATCTTTGGATGTGGCTGTAAACGTAAAGATAAGTCCTATCTGTTTTTGCGAGCCGCCTAGCATTAATTGCATTAGTTTTTGTCCATTCCCTATTGTGCCAGCAATTAGTTTTGCTCCATTCCCTGTTATATCTCCTGTTAATTTTGACGTAATTGTGGATTTGAGTATAGAACCTGTGTGCTTCTGTGAACCACCGAGTTTCCAGTGCGTTAGCTTCTGTCCACCGCCAGATTTCCCGTGCGTTAACTTCTGCCCACCGCCAGATTTCCCGTGCGTTAACTTCTGCCCACCGCCAACTTTCCAGTGTATTAGCTTCTGTCCACCGCCAACTTTCCAGTGTATTAGCTTCTGTCCACCGCCAATGTTTGCGCCTATTAGTTTTGCTCCATTACCTGTTATACCTCCTGTTAAGTTTGACGTAATTGTGGATTTGAGTATAGAACCTGTGTGCTTCTGTGAGCCGCCTAGCTTTCAGTGTATTAGCTTTTGTACACCACCAACCTTTACTTGTATTAGTTTCTGCGTACCAGAAGATTTGTGCATTAGCTTCTGCCCAGCGCCAGATTTGTGCATTAGTTTCTGCACACCGCCAACTTTCCCGTGCGTTAACTTCTGCCCACCGCCAACTTTCCAGTGTATTAGCTTCTGCCCACCGCCAACTTTCCAGTGTATTAACTTCTGTACGCCGCCAACTTTCCCGTGCATTAGTTTCTGTCCACCACCGAGCTTCCCGTGCATTAACTTCTGTCCACCACCAGTCATTTCGGTTAATTGGGGTACGCCGCCAGTCGTAACCGTACAGGTTGTATGTCCATCTACTTCAATGGCTTTTGGGGCTGCACCGCCAATGACTGTCGCTCCAAATAAACGACAAATGACAGAGGAGATTGATGATGATAATTTGGCTATTAATTTAAGTGAATTGTTGCCTTCTGAAATTAAGTTAATAGTGCCTAAAATTAATGATATAAAGGTAATGCATGATTTGCCCCAAGAAATTTTCTTAAGAGGAAATTTACCAGCGGAAATTAAAGTTATAGGTCCAAGTCAGCCTATACCAGATACAATCCTTATTCGTGGAGATATTCCAAAGAGCATCGAGATAGTTCATAATCTGCCAGAGAGGATTATCCTTGATGCGAAAGATGTTCCTCGTAGAATTTTGGTCGAACCAGCACCTAATTTCCCAACTTCTATTAAACTGGAAGTTACAGGGATGCCACAAACTCTCCAAGTTACGGGCATACCAAAAACCATCGAAATCATCGAAAATATTCCAAGGACTATTCAATTACTAATGCCTGAGAATCCAGAAGTCATCATGCGATGGAACGGGGTGCCAGTGGAATTAAAGCCAAGTCCAGATTTAGAAAAATTGTTGACTAACTTAGTTATTCCACAAAGATAATATGCTAATTAAAAATCACATAAACAAGAATGAATATTGTTTGTCAAGAAGCGGTCATTGGGTTAGAAATTTTACCAAACCTATAATTAAGCCCATTGACATAAATGACATTACGCCTTTAGAAGATATTAAGCTCATTGTAGAGAATGAATTCAAAAACAGTCTCAAAAAGTATCCACCTTGGGAAGAAGGTTCGCATGAAAAAGCAGTCATAATAGGTGATGGTTACGGGTTTGACGAAAGTTTGAAAGCCATTGAAGAACTGCCATCGGATGTAGTAATCATTGGGGTCAATAAAGCATTTGCCAAATGGCAAAGTCAGCGAAGGTTGAATTATTATGTAGTAAACAACCCATACCAGGAATGTTTATATTATTATCCGCAGATAATTAGGTCTTGGCCAAAATGCATTGCTTCTACAAGAACTTTTGCCCATTTTCTAGAAGTTTATAAAGGTTCATTAAACACTTACTCACCTACGGCTGGTGACTTTTATAACGGTCCATTCTTGGACCAAAGTAATTTTATTGATGATTATAGAAATCCAGTATGTGCTGCCGTAGGGATATCTTATAAACTTAATGTAAAGAAATTAGCCCTTATGTCAACTTTAGAAATGTACAATGATGAGCGGCCTGGAGTGGATAAAATAAGGGATGGATTATGGATTTATCCACAACAAAAGGTAGCACACAACTTAATTGACGCTAATTTATATTGGATGCAAAAAGCAAAAATTAATGTAGCTTACACTAACCACGATCCAGTTTATGAATTTGCTACATATATAAAATTAGATGATTTGAAAAGGTTTTTCAATGATGGATAAAAATAATAGGAAGGAACCTAATTTTTCACTAAATGATTTTAGAAAGTGGATGAGCAAACAAAAAAAGTTTGAGTCTCGTAAGCCGAAGTACCGTGGATGCATTGTTGAATCAAAAGTAAGTTTTAAAAGACTTATCACTAAGATGGACGTTGACCAAGGTGATCTTCAAGAAATGGCGAAGGACTTCAAGCGTAGAGGTGGGACCATCCTAGAGTGTGACGGAGATAATATATTGCTGGTCGAAGTTAAATCAGGGACATTCCGAATACCTAAATTCTTCGTAAATATACTTAGCTCATACGGCGAGTCATAACCTTATTTTTATTGAGTTTTACTGCTGTAGCCTTCGGAAGTTCCGTTGCTTTAAAGTTAAAGATAGGGGTATTTGACGGTGGTGCATTGATCCCCCGCTTAATCAATTTTTCTTTTAAGTCTTGGTAGTTCTCGGCACTTTCTATCCAGGGTTCCCACTCCAGAAGATAACCAGAAACAATCATCTTCAATTCGTCTCTATCCCCTGCTGACAAGCCCAAGTGACCAATTTCATTCAGCCTTGATGCATGAATTTGTTGAGAACTAAGAATCGTTCCAATGATTCTTACGTCACTCTTATTCCTTCTTGTCAGGTAAATGTAAACGTTGCCCATTTTTTTTCTCCAAAATAACCTTAAATAAAATCTCTAGTACCATTTTACTATGATAATCAAAAGGCTCAAGCTGTTTAAATAAACAACCAAAGCTTTCATGTACTAATTTAGTTTTTTCCTGAGATTCTGTCATGACAATACCTTTCAACAAATATCTAGAGATCAAGGATAACTATTGCCTGTCATATTTTGGTGAAGATAAAGACATTATAGCAGAAATCCTATGGGCTAGAATGTATATCGAGAAGGAATTAAAAGGGATAAAAGTGTTCATTGCTTGCAATGATGCCTTTAAAAATGAAATGCATGGCAAGAGAAACATAATTTTAGAGTCAAAAATGGGTAATTATGCAGGAAAAATGGCTCATACTTGTAATTTGGAAAAAAAAGATGACTTAAAAGCACTTTTAGTGAATGCAAAAATACCAATTCCTGAAAATTTTTAAACAACAGTTCTATATACACTCAGACAGATGGACCAAACTCAAACAAGGAGTTAGTTTAAGATGAGTGTTTTTAAAGTACATTTGAATTACCCAGGCAAGCAGGGTTATCTAGATTTTAACCCAGCGACAGCATCCCCAGGTTTTTTGGGCAATCAGATGCAGCCTTCAAAACAGCGCACTATGTTTTGTACTGGCCCGAATCGTATCTATCGTGAATTATTTGACGGCCAGGTATTCACAGACTGCAACTATTGGAAGCGTTTTGCTTTCCCACAGGTTCCTCAGGAAACCGCTTTCATCGAAACTTTAGTAGATGATGGTAGTATTTTCTCGGATATCCCAGGTGAAAACACCTTCCCGAAGATTTTCTATCCATATACCGTTCTTGCAGTCGATACATTTGCAACCAACTTTATCGACATTGTTGGAACATATGGTGCAGCAGCAACCTTCGTACAGATGACCAATTTGGGTACTGTTCCTAACCAGAACATTACTGTTGAGCTAAACGGCGACGTTGGCGCAGTTATGTTGTTAGCCGCAGGCGATACTCAGGTCTTCAATGCAGGCGACTTGGCAGTAACCAAGCTTGCATTTGACGGCACAGTAACAAACACAACCCTACAGATCATTCTAGGTCTAACGGTTCAGTGCAACAGCTAATAAGGATTATATCCTTAAAGAGAGGCCGCTCTTTTGAGCGGCCTTTTTCTTTTATTACTATATTAATTCATGATACTAGGACTCAAAAAGAAACAAAAACCGCTTGAACCCACTCTAAGGGATTTCTACGACAAGAGAAACAAAGTGGTAGTAATTCGCAATTCAAGGGGCATTGGTGACATTCTCAATTGCAGGATGCTGTTTAAAAATTTCAAAAACTTACATCCAGACCTACATCTAACATTTGCATGTTTTGAGGAGTATGCAGAGTTACTTAAAAATCATCCGTATCTTGATGCTGTGGTTGATGTGGAAAAACTAAACAAAAATGATTATATGACTTCTTACGATATTAGCAATTGCTGTATCAAATATGAGTCCCGTGAAATGAGCAAAAACACCAAGCACCGTGCCGAAATTTGGGCAGAGTATTGTGGTATTAAACTATTAGATTACGACATGCATCTTCCTTACATCGGCAACGATAAAATAATGGATGGTATTTTAGCATTACGAGAGTTAAGAAATAGGTCTTTATTACAGTACAACAAGAATGGTCGAAGTGTGTTTTTCTCTCCATTTGCATATGAAAAATTAAGGTCTTTAACTCTGGAGCAAATTAATGAAACTGTCAAAATGTTGAGACGTAAGGGTTTGTTTGTTTATTCTGCCCACAATGAGCCTCTAGAAGCATTAAGCAGCCTGGAAGTACCTGTGTTGATTGGAAAAACGATAACAGATTGGATGAGTTATATCCATGCCGCAGATTATGTTGTTACGGTTGATACTTCTAACTTTCATTACGCGGGGGCGATAAATAAACCACTTACAGGTATTTTTACTCATGTTGACGGTAAATTAAGAGGTAAGTTTTATGACTTTATCCTTGTTCAAAAACACAGAGATAATGGTGATTGGCCCTGTGGTGGACCTTGCTATAACTATCTTTATTGTACCCATCCAAAGTGCGATGCTCCTGTTACGGGGCCAAATAACCAAAGAACTCCATTGGGTTTACGACCATGCGTTACTGAATTAACATTGACTGAAATAGAGACAGGAGTTGATAAAATGCTCTCAAAGTGGGCTATATAATAAGTTATGGCAGATTTAATTAGGCCCACAAAAGTCCAGGTAGTAACAAAAGAAGGTGAATGTCAGTTAAATATAACAATAGACCTGAACATTAACCTGAATACTGGTACTGTAGATATACAATCTAGCAAAGCTAACAAAATAGTGGAGAAAGAAGACGATGATAAAGCAGTTTGGGCCATACCGACATTTGAATCGAAAGATAAAGTGAAGTTTGGCAAAAAGAAAGAGGAATAATTATGGCAATCGGTTTTGATGCTGGAACATATAATCTTGTGTGCTGTACAAGAGACGACAAGAAAGATTTTGTTTATGACCGAGAAGTGAATGCCTTTCTTGAAATAGCCCTAGAGGATCGGCTCGTTTTTCAAATGATGAAGACGGTTGGGGTGCCTTTGATTGAGCGATCAAATAAAGCCTACGCTCTTGGGGAAAAGGCCGTTCGAATGGCTTATACATTGGCTCAGTTAGAACTAAAACGTCCGATGAAGGATGGCTGTGTAAATTCAAAAGAACGCGATGCTTACGAAGTTATGAGTATTATGTTACACAGCTTGTTAGAAGGCAATGTCAAGAGTAATAATGATATTCTTTATTTCAGTGTGCCAGCCAACGCGATTAATGAAGAAACGGATGCAGAATTCCATACCAATATATTAGACTCCATTTTCAAAGCATATGAATCTGATGAAGGTTACAAAGTCAAAGCATTCCCAATCAACGAAGGTTTGGCTTTGGTCTACGCTGAATTAAAAGCCGATAATTACACTGGCATTGGTATTTCTTTTGGTGCGGGCATGGTTAATTTATGCTTTGCTATGTTTGGTGTACCAGTTTTTACCTTCGCCATTGTCAATAGTGGTGACTGGATTGACAAAATGGCAGCTAAGGCTACAGGCGAGAGTATTACTTTCATCAACCAGGAAAAAACTAAAGTTAATCTAAGTTCTAATCCTGCTAACATTATTGAAAGAGCAATTCAAACGCAGTATCGAATTATGGTTGAAAAGACCGTAACGGTAATCAAGAAGGGTTTAAGTGAAGCTGGGAAAAAGGCTCGTTCCGACAAACCTGTTGATATTGTTATTGCGGGCGGCACATCACTTCCTGTGGGTTTTGACACCCTATTCCGAGATGTTATCAAGCAAACAGAACTACCAATTCAGGTCGGGAAAATTGTCCGTCCAGATGACCCATTGTTCAGCGTTGCTAGAGGATGTTTAGTGGCAGCAGAAAATTCTCTGCAATAAATGGTAAAAATTAATAAAAATTACATAGTCAATCATAAATAAAATTGAAAGTCCTTATAGTTGTTCAGGTTGTATGGAATGATTCCATTATATTTGGGCCTCGTTGCTAGACGAAGTAAGGCATTTTGTTAATTAGAAAGGTGAAAATGAGAGACTATGATGATGATGTAGCAATACATCCTACGGAAGAACCCGATGTGGTTGCTTTAGGCGACCAGGACGTGGAAGAAGTTAAAGACATTATCTCTAAGGCTGACAAAGCCAGAGAAGAATGGCGTAAGAAGAAGCATCAAGAGACACTGGATCACATTCAGGGTGCTTGTGGGTTAAAAGGCAAAGACCCCAGACTCACTTTCTCTGATGAATCGAGTGATTGTTGCCAGCCAGATTTAAGCACAGCAAGAGGAAATTGTGGTTTTCGCAGGGATGTTGATGAATTCGCATTATGGCGAAGACTAGCCGATATTAAAGTTGGCGATCCGACTTTAGAACCGCAAATTTTCTGTCCAACCAAAGACTTAATGGATTACATTCTCCTTAAACTCAATAGGTCTTTCCCTAAATTAGAGCTAGCTTGGAGCGACGAATCTTGGAATCCTTGTCTAAAAATCAATGGATGTCCAACCAAGATTAGTATGGAAAAGATAGCTTTGGCATATCAAGGTTTATTAAATATTGCAGAAGAATTAAACGTGCAAGCTGTAATTTGTAATATTGTTACTAAAAAACTTAAAGAGTTATTCATTTAAGTGTGGATAAGCCTTGGGGTGACGGCATCCCAAGGCTTTTCTAATATTATAGCAATAGAAAGGAATAGAATGGTAATGCAGAAGACAATAGATGATCTAGGTGCAGGTGCTTATTACATGATGCACAAATATGAAGCAATAGGCAAGAGGGGTAAGGCTATTATTTTTGAAATAGATGAGAAAGACTCGGAAGAGTTTGACCGTCTTTATAGGAAATATCTTAATAGCGAATTTCACCGATTTGATTCTTGTATAATGTCCTTGAAAAAACTGCCCCAAATCAACTAAATATTGGCATGAACAAGTGGCCAAAAATAAAGAGCAGTATTTATCAAGAAAAATTAGATGAGGTTTGTAAAGTATTCGTTGATGTAAAAGATAATAGTGCGAGTACAAAGACCCCTCGTTGTGAGTGGACAGTCCCACTGAAAAATTGGACCACTGCACAAATCAAGACAGACAATTCGCTCAAATTATCACTGCAAGAATTCGCCCATCTTAGCGGCCAGGTTAATGCCTTGAAAATAGCTATGGCAAACAACCACGGCAAAGAGAACGAAGTAATACAGGAATATCAGCAGGCTTTTACTAATGATTACTTAAGAATTCTAGAAAGTAAGACCAATGAGTTAAAACTAGAAGTTACAGCCGAATTAGTAGAAGAGAAGCAATTTCCACTAGAACTTTTCGTCATTTGGTATGAAGAAGCTCATAAACTACCACCAGAACAATTTAATGAAGAATTAGGTGACTTTTGGGGAGATGTTTGGAAAAATGCTGGTAAAGGCGCAGGATATGGAGGTTTAATAGGTGGTGCTGCTGGTGGTATTCCTACAGGCGGTATGGGAACCTTTGCGGGCGCAGGCTTGGGCGGATTAGCAGGCTGGGCGGCTGGTGGATTATATGGCGGCGCTTCACACTTATTAAAGAAAGTTTGGCACTATCGACAAACCCAACGTAATTTTGAACAGACAAAACAAAAAGCATTAGAAGCTCTTAAAAATTTGAAAGATTTATCTGATAACTTTGACATGCATCCAAATTTCATAAAATCATTAGACACGATGATTGACCAGTTGGGAACTGCAAGAGCGTATCGCACAGCAGGAGCAACACCGCAACCTACAGACCAAAATGCTATACCTGGAAAGCAAGTTAATACGACAGAACCCCCAACGAGTCCAGAACCAGAAGCTTCACTTGGAACATCAGGAGTTCCTAAAACTACGCCGCCTCCTACTCCAGCTTCATCGTCAGCGGCGGCAGCTTCACCTCCTGTTTCACCGACCGCACCGCCAGGCGCAACTGCTGCCGCGCCATTAGCACCAAAGCCGACCGCACCGCCAGGCGCAACTGCTGCCGCGCCATTAGCACCAAAGCCGACCGCACCTGCACCAGTTGTATCAGCGCCAGTTACACCGACCGCACCTGAACCAGTTGTACCTCCAGTTGTATCAGCACCAGTCAAGCAAAAGAAAGAAGTGAACATAGCAAAGGGAATAATGCTTCAGGGGCGATTGGCATTTAGTAACGGTAGAAAATTAGAGGATAATCCTTGGCTTAGACCTGAAAAATTAGATAAGCCTAAAGCTGATACTTGGGCATATGGATATAACGCCGCAAAAGAAAAAGCTGAAAAGGGTACTCCAGGCATCCCACCAGAAGCCACACCCCCTGTAGAAACATCGCCAGAAACTACAACAGCACCTGCTAGAAAAAGATTTGATGAAGAAAAGCATATTTTGGATCACTACAAAGATGCTAGTGAAGAAGAATTGGCTAAATTAGGCACAATAGCATTAAATACAATTGGCATCGTACAGGGAGATAACGATAAGCCGCAGTTGAACAAAATACAAGATATGGACTTTAATACTTTTACTGATGCGTTTCATCAGTTACGCGGCCCGCAGCATGTCCCAACAAATGAAGACGATTTAAAAGACATGGCAAACATTGGTAGACAGTTTTTACAACAACTTACCGATAAAACATCAGGTGGGGCAGGCACCTCAAAAGTAGACACAGGCGCTGGTGCGCCAGTGCCAAAAGAAGAGAAGCCGTTAAGTAAAGAAGAAGTTTTGGAAACTCTAAGGAAAAAGTTTGATTATCTTAGCCATTTAGCTTCACCTGATCTAAAAGCATTCATCGCAAAGCACGGCCTTGATGATTTGGCAAAAGATGATAATGACAAGATAACTGTTAGTGGTCCTGGCACCCCAAATCGTAAAGGATTTGTAAGAGATTTAGCAGTTAAACTAAATCGGTCGTTAGGTGGCCCTGAAGAACCACCATCGCCAGAATTAGCAGAACTAAATCCAGCAGCGCCTGTTGCACCGCCAGCAGCAGCGGCAGCAAAGGCAACAGAGCCAGGTGAAGCTACACCACCTAAGCCAAAAGAACCAGAAGTGACGGCTACGCCGCCAGCGGCTAGCACTGTTAGTAGGCCACAACCCAAAAAAGAAGCCCCAACGGGAGAACCAGTTAGAGATTATAAAAAACACACAGATGAAGAACTTGAAAAGTTATCAAATAAAGAACTGAAAAAAATAGGTATGCACTTAGACTTGGACACAGACATTAAAGATGCTAGAAACAGACGTGACATTATTAATATCTTGGGACAATTCTATAGTATGCCAGATGCATCTGAAGGTGACAGAACAAGAACCGCAAAAGCAAAAGCTGAAAAGTGGGCAGCGGAAAACTTATTAAAAGGCAAACAAGAGTCCGCAATGGAAAAATACGGCAGAATTCTCCATGAGCGAAAACTGGCTGCATTACCTATGAATGAAAAGGTGGGATATTTGAAATCTTTACTTAGTTGCCGTGGTAGCTAGTTAGCCAACGGACTGTTCCGCTTTCTGATCGCATAAATACGCTATTGGTAATTGGGCCGAATTCACTAAAACGAACCCCTTTCAGAAGGCTACCGTCCGTTATTCCAGTTGCTGCAAATACACAATGTCCAACTACTAGATCATCCTGATGATAAACCTTATCATCAAGTTTATTGCCATCTTTATCGCATAATTGTGCTTGAAAGCCACCGCCCAAGCATTTCACAGCACATGCAGTCAAAACTCCTTCGGGTGCGCCACCCGCGCCATACAACAAATCAATACCCCTATCTGGCAAACAAGCTGCTATAGCTCCACTAACATCGCAGTCCTGTATCAGCTTAATCCTAACGCCCATTTTTCTCATTCTTGCTATCACTTCAACATGGCGTGGTCTATCTAAAATACAAACCATAATGTCAGTCATTTTCTTGCCAGTAGCAAGTGCTAATAACTGTATCGTTCTCTCAATAGGATCGTTTATATTCAACTGGACAGTTTTGGCGATAGAAGCTCCAAAAGCCAGTTTGTTCATATAGAACTCATGCGTCCGAAACATGCTGCCGCCATCGGCTACAGCTATTGTAGACATGGCTTCTGGACCAGAAGTAACGGTTGGTCTTGTACCTTCGATTGGATCAACTGCTATGTCTAATGCAGGAGTTTGTTCTGTCCTTAAACTACCAACATCTTCGCCGCAATAAAGACCAAATGATTCATCTTTTTTACCTTCACCAATGGCTATGGTGCCACGGAACTCCATCTTATTTAGTCGGCGTCTCATTGCTTCGGTGGCAGCTTTATCTGCTTCTAGTTTATCACCGCTACCGATCCAATGAGAGGCGGCGATGGCGGCGTTCTCGGTAGTACGCACTATATCAAGACCCAACAATTTCATTTCTTTTCCTCGGTAAAAGCTTGTTTTGCTTTCTTGGCCATTTCAGCCAAAGCAGCAGGATTAACAAGTGGCGAGGCTTCTTGCATTTTCATCGACGGGACAGCATGTTTTACAGCCGTTAATGGTTTTTCCTTCCGATATTCTGCAATGATTTTAGCATGTTCAGGATTATCTTCAAAGAGCATTTGCTCCTCGGTAATTGAAACAATGTGTGGGAACAGTATGTAGCTGTGGCAATTGGTCATGGGATGAACCAACCAGATGCCTTTGTCGTCAACAGTTTCAACAAATCCCATAAAATAATCCATCATTGCTTCTTCTTTGAAGCGAAAATTGATTTGGATTGTCGTGATTGTGCAGGCTTTGCCTATGAAATACTTCAAATACTCTTTCATAAAATTAATATAGTAACGTAAATAGATTATTATGCCAGGACCAGATCACAAAGCATATGCAGGTTTTAGGGGTACGATTCGAGCAATGTTGACTCATCACCCTGACAAGTTCAGTAAGGAAGCCTGTGGCAAGAAGGGTACGGGCAAACTTTGCCCTTATGCTATTGCCACCAAGGAAAAAGAAGAAGGTGACACGGCCCATTATAAAGAACTGCCACATACAACAAAAGGCGAACCTAAAAAGAAGCCAGAATTCAAGGATGAATCTTTTGCTGCTTATGTCGAGCATCGGGACTTAACGGAAGCTAAAAAGAAAAAGAAAATGACTGTTAGTATGCTAAATGCAACTGGCGGGATGCCTTAATGCCATTCAAAAGTAAATCACAAAGACGTGCGTGTTATGCTGCACATGATCCTAATTGGGATTGTGGAGAATGGGAAGCCCACACCAAGGACAAAAAACTCCCTGAAAAAACCAAAAAACAAGAAAATTTTAGTTTTAGAGGTTGGTTAGATGATTACAGTAATAATTCCAGTATACAACAACGCTGATTATACTGAACAATGTATCAAATCTATTTGTTTAAAAAATATTCAAGAAATCATAGTGGTTGATAATGGATCAACTGACAATACTCCCCAATTACTCCAATCCTTGCCAGTTAAAGTAATAACATTAGAAAAAAACATAGGATTTGGCAAAGCTTGTAATATGGGTCTGCATAATGCTAAAAGTGAATACATCTATTTCCTGAACAACGACACCATTTTGAACACAACCACTATTACAACTTTACTTGATAGAATTCAAGATAATAGACTTGGTGCAGTTGGGTCTAAGGTTATATCACCTGAAGGAAAGATAAGAGAAGCGGGCGGCAACATTAACAGTAGTTATACATGGCAAAGGGGAATAGGCTCAGATGGTAACGAGTATAATGATTTTGAAATAGTTGATTATTGTTCTGCCTGTAGTTTACTAACTAGAAAATCATTAATTACAAAAGGCTTTGATGAAGTGTATGGGTATGGATATTATGAAGATGTAGACTTATGTATGCAAATAAAAAAACAAGGATATCTTATAGGTTATGAGCCATTATCAACAATTATACATTTTGAACAAACAACAAGTAGAAATGTAATCAAAGATGTTACTCATTTATCGAATACTAATAGATCAAGATTCTTACACAAGTGGGAATTAGTGTAAGCTTTCTCCATAATCTGATAAAACTGCATGGCGAACAATAAGTTTTGTGTCACACAAAACCCTACAACCCAAACATTTACCAAATTGGCATACTCCCATATGATCGGTAGGATGTGCTGGATTATACAAGTGTTTCGCGCCGCCGCGATAAACAAATGCTGGGACAATGTAAAAACAACCAACACTATCCATGTTTATAAATCTTCTCCCAGGCTCCATGCAGTAAGGATAATTAATGTTGGTCCATTTCCAATTTTTAATGAACCCAGCAATATCATAAAATCTATCTTGACCATCAAGTAAAACCATAGGTGCAACGATTGCATTATATTCAATGCTAGTGCGGTAAATACTACTAATTAAAGTTAAAGAATAATCAATAATATCTGCATCTATCCACAAAACGTGAGTATAATGCGGTTGTAAATAGTCTTCAACTATTGATTGTCTTATTTTAGCAGTGTGTCGAACACGATCTTCTAGATTAGTGATACCAGCGTCACCTGGACCGCGAGCATCTCGCACTACTTCAATAGCGTCACATTGCAGTCTATCTGATAGCTTCTTTGATAACTCACTAAGGACAGGTGACATATTAGGCTTAACTGGAATGAGAACAAGTATCATTTACCCTTCCATATATCATTTATTTAATAAAAGAGTTATGGCGGTAAAATCATCAAATGATTTTTCATACTGTTCTATCCAAGCCACGATAATCTCTGTGTTAAATTTGACTAGCATTTTATTCCAATCCTTCACTCCAGCAGGCGGGATAACAAAAGTTATATCGGATATTTGGTTAAGTATTAGCTTTTTACCCATTTCAATAATACCGTTAAATCCCGCCTCATCTTCATCCAATGCTAGACATATCTTGTAATCTCTTATGAACTCTATCTGTTTGTCACTTAAGGTTTTGCCACCACACGCCATGCCATTGAAACCGCATATTTTAAGGGTGAAAGCATCTAACTCACCTTCAGTCAGATATATCTTAGAGCCTTTATTTGGCCAGCAAGTCGCATAGATTACGTCACCCTTACCAACACCGATCCCCTTTTCAGGACCAAGATATCTCAATCCTTTATTTGACATATTGCGGCCATTAAAATAAATAAGCCCGCCTTTAGCATCATAATATGGGATAATTATTCTATTTTTATAGTCTCCAGTCGAACAGACATAAAGACCTTCGGTTGGCAGCTTTCTTTTGACAAGATAATCTTCTGCTTCCATGCGAAGCAAGCTGCTTTTTGGCAAGCCTGTAATCAAATAAGTGTAAGGCGGAAGTTTGATTTTAACTTCTTTTGGTATGACTATTTCTTTTTCTTCAAAGAGCTTGTCTAATATATCTTCCAGTATCCTAATGGGCGTGTTGCCTGAAAGTAACTCTTTGGCTTCTTCGTAACTACAATTATCAACCTCCATGACCAGACCAACAAGAGTACCCTTCTTGTCGGTGTAGAAACAGCGATAGACTCCATCATCCCTATGATGTTTGCCACCATAAGGATTTGCCCACATGTGGTGTTTATGATCGGGCGCAAATATAGAGTTAAGTCTTACTTCTTTGCCCTTAATGACCACATCACCAGGGAAGCGATCTTCACACCATGAAACAAAGCTATCAAAATCAATTGACATAATCAGGTTTTCTAATCAGCAATTTCCACACTTCTACCACGTCATCACCAAACATCTTGGACGGGACACGAAGATGTGTTCTCAATTCTATAAATTCAGAACAGATGAAATCTCGCGGGTCTTCGATGGACTGGTAGGAATAAATTCCACCAGTTTCTTTTACCTGTTCTTCTTTTATCTTATTCTCGTAATAAAAGCCAGATACTAACGCCACCTGTATTGGAAATACGTTAAATATCCTACGGTAGAAAGAAAATTTGTCCCATTTATCCATGCAGCATTCTGTGGAAAACAAACTGACAAAGGCATGGATCGGGAATCCAGCTTTCTCCGTGATTACTTTGTCGGGAACCCGCTTGTAGTCACAGGCGTAACAGTCGTGATGGGATGGCGGATTCAGGTCCAGGCCAAGATAACCGCTGTGTATTCCATGTTGCCTGTATTCACAACATTGTCCGCACCCAAAGTCAATAACGTTAAGGGGATACTTCCACTGCGGGAAGGCGGATTCGAAGGTGCGAAGCATGTAATTATGGGCATGTCTGACGGTAGCTTCCTGTAAGTAATTTTTATATTCATCGAAAAACTCTTGATTGTAACTCATTTTTATTGTAACCTTTCAACATGAGGAAAAAACTAGAACTAATGAAAATAGAACATTTGAGCGTTTCCAGAGTCGGTGTATGGGAACTTTGCCAACAACAGTACAAGTACAAATACCACGAAAAAATACCATCCCTTGAAGAAGACCCAATCTATTTTACTTATGGATCAATTGTACACAAAATTGCCGAAAGATACATAGAAAGTAAAGGCGAAATATTGATTTCTGAGATTGCCAATGATGTTTTGAACGGCAAAATACCATTGGATGATGGCAAGAAGAACATCAAACTGCCCCAGGAATATAAGAGCAAGATAGTCGATCATATTCGGGCAATTAAGAAAATATCTGACCAGCTAGGGTTCGACGGTCACACGGAATGGGAATTCAATTTTGACTTAGACCCACCACACAAAAAGATCGTTATGGGCTATATCGACCGCTTGGTGCAAAAAGGTGATAAATTCTGGATTTTAGACTATAAAACAACCAAAAAAGGTCCGTGGCGCAAAGGTATAAAAGAGATCACAAATGATTTACAGTTAAAGACTTATGCCAGAGTAGTTCAGAAAGAGTTCAATGCCAAAGCGGAAAACATTAAAGCAGCATTATATTACCTTGAAGGGCCAGAGTTAGTAGGCGCGACATTCAGTGAACAATCCCTGGATCGGGTTGAAGAAGAATTACTAAAATGCTATAATGAAATTGCAAACACTAATCCAAACAAGGTCTTAGGTAACGTCGGACAGCATTGTAGTAGATGCAACTATAGAAAAATTTGTCCTTTTTATTCATTAACATGAGCTTAACTTTAACAATATCTCATAATATGTTTTTGGACCGTCAACAACGCTATGATCTTTTCGAAGGAAAAGAAGTAGATGTTGTTGGGGTCAGTGTTCCAGTGTGGTACTATCAAAAGAAAACATCGGAGCCAGGCAATGAAGTATTCTGTAAATACAGACTAATACCTACAGACTATAAGATATTCGTAAAACATAATGATGAAGGATATGAAATATATCTCCCAAAGAAATCTTTTAATCCAGAAGATAACAGAAACAATCCTTTGACATTAAAAAACATATTGGATCATAAGGATGGCGGAATTGAATGGATAGCTTTTAGGCAATTTGGCAAGGCTAAGAAAAACAAAAGGTCAGTTGATATCATCCATTTTGTGGAAATTAAAACTATAGAAGAGTTTGAAAAAACTACATCATAACATAATTGTTGGTTTCGTTCTTTTGTTTCTAAAATGTTCTCTAACATTATCTTCACGATACATGTCGGCTTCTGTTGGATGAATAATAGCAGTGTGAGAATGTGTAATTGGAATTAGTCCAGTCGGCGTTGAGAAGCTTGGCAGCGATTGCCGCCATTTCATTTCCATAATATGTCCTATATTCTCAACCCTGCATACATTACAACCAAGTAACCAAGTCGATATCTGGTCGTGGGCAAAGTGGATTAAAGGATATAGTTTGTCAAACTTATCAGCAGGCATTAAGCCAATTTGTTTAAAAAATTTGAAACAATGATTGGTCCACATCATACAGGGGCCAGCCGCCATTTCAGTTCTGAAATTATATGTGTACTCACCCATAAATCCAGAAGTTCTTAAAGAACTATGAAACCCAAAATCTTTACTAGGAGTATGCCAAATACTGCCAACAAAAAATATGTCTGTATCTACTACCTTGCTGGACATTATATCAATGAATGGTCCGACACATAATGCATCAGAATCCATAGTAATAACATGATGATAACCCATCGGTTTAAAGTAATCCAAAGCATGAATGATTGTGCGTAAAATGCCACGTCCCCAACCATTCTGTTCGGAAGAAACAAATACATGTTCCTTGCCATATCTACTTCTTAATGAAGATGCAGCTTCTTTATTAAAATCAATTGCAAAAACCACATCATAATTTCCCTTGTTATAATATCTTATTGAATCGGCAGTATCGACCAAGTAATGTGGGTTTTTGTGACCTACTACCATCACTAGAGTTTTTGGATTTTTTAGCATCGGCCCCCTCTACCATATATAATACATGGTAAAGTTAAATTTTAGATCATGGTTGGAGTCCGTTTTTGGAGCGGGAGATGTGAATGGGCCAACCCCCGCCTCAGTAGCACCAGAATTAATTGCTAAAAATATAGGTGGGGCTTACCCCACCTATGACCTACGCCCGCTACCACATGAAAAACACATGAAAAGAAATACTATGAAGAAGCAAAAGAAACATTAACTGTCGTCATCTTCTTCGTCATCGTCCCAATCGTCATCGTCGTCATCTTCTTCGTCATCGTCCCAATCGTCATCGTCGTCATCTTCTTCGTCATCGTCGTCGTCATCTTCTTCGTCATCGTCCCAATCGTCATCGTCGTCATCATCTTCGTCGTCATCTTCGGGATCATCTTCATTATCCCATTCTAGATCGTTAAAGTCTTCATCTTCATCGTTATAGCGATGGCCAGCGAGCATTTTTAGACTCTTCAATAAAGGATCGTCATGCATGATAATCTCTCCTATTAATATCTTAATAATTAGTAGGTATATAGTAAAAAATTAACAACTTGGTTTGCTTTTTGCGTTTTGTCCAAAAGTAAATTTTACGTTTACTCCCGATGTAATTTTTGAGTCATACTTAATCGTGTGTTGGCAACTGTAATGGAAGTAACGCCTTTGGTATTACATGTAGGTTTCTTTTTCCCGTTGCAACTACAGCCAGCGTTATTTTCTGGCTTCCAGCACTTAAGAAATTCAATTTGGTTAGGGTTTGTGCAGTTATTCAGAAAACAGCCCGCAAAATGACTACGAATCAAATTACCATCTGGAGTAATTTCAAATGGCGTGGCTTTGTCTGCCCTAATCAAACCTTTTTCATGCAAAAAGTCAACACAATCACGGGCATGATCTATCAATTCCATTGGAGATGTTACCACACTGTCCACACAATTGCCCTGTTGGTCAAATTCGTAATAAGTGTCGTTTGGAACTTCAACATTAACCATAAAATCAGGTAGTGTCAATAGTTCAATATTCTTGCTTCTTACCACTGATACCGCACTGTGTTCAATTACTTCGTCTGATGGCTCCAGCATTGCTTTGAACATTGTCCAGTCCATCGAAACCATTGGACGAACAACCTGTCGCAAAATACCACGCTTGATAAAAGCATCGTTAATTACTTGATTGTACAAATAGTTATTGAGTTTATCCTGCACCAGCATTGCTCTTGCAAATGCGTCATAAAACCTAATCGTTGCAGGAGCATTAGAGATAGCATTGAATGTGTAAGAAGTCAACACATCTCTTGCATTTATCAATGCGGTTTTTGCATCTGGAGTAACTTTCCTTTGTGCTTCGTAAATTCCACAAAGGCAATCATACCAAGCACCAAGAAACACACGGGAAAAACTGTGCGGTTCACTCGTCAATTGATTGTCTACACCATTTCTAGGTAACTTTTCTGGTTCAATATAGGTAAAATTATTGACCGCATTGCGTAATGCGCCCGCCGTATGACCACCACGCCCACCTGTGAGATTGAATATGGCTTGACCCATCTCTTCCGCCAATTTTGTAAGTGTATTGCTTTGGGCAATATTGCCACCCGTCTCATTTAACACCAATTCAAGAAATTCATCATGCTGCATAGCATTAATGATTGCATTAATGTCACCAAATGCTTCGTGGAAGCCCCAAATTTCATAAGCCTGAACATTGAATAGGTCAGGCCGTAATGCATCCAAAAGAGCATGACCTAATTCGTGTAAAACTACATCAGATGAATTAACCGCATACACCATATTCCTTGTAACAGGGTCCATTGCATAAAAGAACCTTAACGCCTGTCGATCATAAAAAGCGTTTAGTTGTTTGCCAGCCCGTGGCTGAACGTATAGAGTTTGCACAGATGACCAGTGATTTAGTAATGGAGTCTTTAGATGCTTTCTCATAACATTAATACCTTGTGTAACATTGTAATGACACAAAGCCGCTTGGTGTTCGAGAGTATACATAGTTGTGGTTGCACCACGGAATCCATCAATTCTAAAATCCATGCCATTTGGCTTAGGCGGCAAATCAACAGGGATTACTAGACTAGGTGTAGTAGGATCGTTTAAGACATAATTAATATCTGGCATATTTTACCTCTAGTCTATATATTATTAATAACACTATGCTAGAAAAAGAAAAAATAATAAGAGAGCAGAGAGTTGCTCAAGCTACTGACAAGAATTATGTAGGATTAGAAGGTAAGTTTGGAGTTATCTTAAAATACCTTGGTAAGCCAATCATATCTCAAGAATCAGCCAACTATAACGTGACGGATTGGCAGGATGTTTATGATTTGCAAGAGGAGGATGGCTTCCCTGAACACGATCCTGATGCACCAATAACCGAGATGGGTAAAGTTTTTGATGGACTAAAATATGGTTATCACCTCGAAATTAGCTACCTTAAAGATGGTGCTATTCCTGTTAAAAAAAGTGAATATCGCACTGTATATGAACAAGCATTCAAGGTTTTGAAAGTATCTTATAAAGGATGCTTAGTTTATTTAGAAGCAGAAAATGAAATTCATATATTTACACCAAATCCAGAATGGGAAGACATGGTGACTAAAATATATGAATCTGCACGGAAACTTCAAAATACATACAAATTTAATGTTTCTTTAAATATGCAGACAGAAATTAAAGATAAGAAATTGAACTTATTAGAGAGGCTGAGAGAGAAGTGGGGAATTTAGAAACACAAAAAGTGAAATTAGAATTGGTAGTACGCATCCAAGATGAAAAGACGAGTGACAGGTTCGTTAATTTTATAACCTTGTCACTCGTCATTATTTTTAACCTTATCACAGTTTACCTTTTATGCACCAGTAAATAGGTAATCATTGATGCGACTACGCTTGAGCGTGGATATCATCGGTCCCCGTGAAATAACCAAATAGTCCTTCTTTATTGAAGCTCGCATGTTCTTAACACGGGCAATCTTCCTTCGCAAGAAGGATTTAACAGGTGCAGCATTCGGTGGTAGTACCACCTTGCCCGCACGAACTTCGTAACCCGTAATATGAGTATCCGTAGATTCAGTTATCAACACAGTCCTTTGAATTGGATGGGAGTGACCACCCTTGTAATAAAAACGTGCTACAGGGTAAGTGTTAACCAGTTTGTACTTTTTCATTGGTAAATTCCTTAACAAGTCTATAAAGGTCGCTAGCATAGCGGATGTCAGCTAATAATTTACTGGCAAACCTACAATCTGTCAAGGGAACTTCAAACAACAAATTTTCTCTGATGAAACGTGGCATAAAATCAGGAGCCAACTGTCCTTCTGGCATCTCAAATTCCGCTAACGCAAAGTAATTAATGCCGTTATGGTCTTTGAAAAAATCAACTTCCCAAATTTGACCCTGCTTGTCTGGCACAATGTAACGAACCTTTTCCAGTTTATTCATACATCGCGTCCACAAGTCATTAAAATCTCGTTCGTCAATTTGATTTTCAATTTCTACGACTCGGCCATTAACCGTTGATTTAAGGGTTAAATAATGTTTGTTTTTCATTTTACGAAGCCTAAGAGAAGTCCCTTTGCTAGAAAACAAATAGCCTTGTAAGATTAAATTCTTACTTTCAGCTAACTTCTGAAACTTCTCTTCGGTATCTTTATGCTCTAGCATGAATTTACATTCATTTTCGGTTGGCATTACTTGATGTTCCTTTTGAGGAATTGTACGATTTCATCTAGATCACCACGACTATCTAAAAGCTGGTCTTCCAGAAACAATTCTACATACTTTGCATCACTAATATCAAGCTCTTTACTATCCACTATTTCCTCCATACGATGCGCATAGTTCGCAACTACTTCACTCTCAAGCTGTTGCGCATACAAGAAGATTTCATGTGGATCAGTCAAATTGGGTATGTTTTTGTGGTCTGTTCTAGGCACTCCACCTAGCCCGACAATCACTTTTGCAAACTCCTGAATGTGCTTAAATTCACTTGCAGCATGTTCAGCCAACCACTCTGCAACTTCATGTCGATAAGTGCCTTCTACTAAAAACGAGGAATGTAAATAAAAATGCATGTGCGTATATTCATTTACCAAATCATTGTTCAATCTAGAAATCAACTCTAACTTATTCATTTTTGCCTTTCTTTAACCACCAGCTTCGCAGTGCGTTGCTGGTAAAATAATGTATAACTGCGATCCCAAGTTCAGATAATAGAGTTCGATACTTAAAATCTTTGCAAGTACATTCTTTTATTGCAAGGAAACATAATTTGGCGGTTTGCATAATATATAAAGGTAATTAGTTAGAAAGGTTTTGTTAAATTATGAACATTGCTGATTCCCTCTGGCGAGGCAAGTACAAAAATTTAGAGGAATATTACAAAGCGGAATATCCATCCGAGTATTATAGCCTCACCAAATACGAGTTAGACATTGACCCCGACGAGACTGTTGAAGATTATAACAAGTACGATGTGAATAAGCAACGTATAGAATACGCAAAATGCGCATTGGACTTTTTTTATTTTGCAAATAAGTATGTCAGGATTTTACACCCGAAACGTGGTGCCGTTCGTTTTCTTTGTTATAAATATCAACACCGTGTAGTAAATGACTTTGAAAAATATCGTTTCAATCTTATCTCAAAATTCCGTCAAGGTGGACTAACCACGTTGGCTGAGTTGTGGGGTATGTGGCGATGCATGTTCAAGTTAGATCAACAGATTGTTTTGTTGTCTAAGACAGACACAGAAGCTATCACGGCAGGTGAAATTGTTAATACTGCTGTTAAGAATTTACCAGACTGGATGAAACCGACAGCGAATGAAGGTAAATGGAACGATCACCAAAAGCATTTTCCAGGCACGGGCGGGAAAATGATATTTGGTACTCCAGAGCGTGCGCGTG